TTGGGTTCTCGCTGCCCACCTTGCATTGTAGTGAGTGAAGGAGAAATACCCCCCCACTGTAACAACGCTTGATAACATCCATGCCTTTAATCGGCAGATTTGCTATCACTTTTATCTCGTTCTTCATGTTTGCTCCTTATAAGCACTTTTGGCTCAGTGTTGCCACCTCTGCCTATGCCGTTTAACGTTGGTGCTGCCCCCCCGTAGAGAATACGCGTTTTCTTTGAACGTGCCATTGAGGGCAGTCAAGCTCAATAATCTGTTTCAACTGATTCATTACTGATCCTTTCAAGATACATATAGCTATTGCCACCTGTGTTGCCTACCGGCTGAGATACTACACACATCGCAGGTTTGTGGCTGCTATAAATTCTGTTCCCTTGCCTATATTGTTTGCCAAAGTTAATAGTTCCTACCCCCCCACCAACTCAGGCGGAGGAGCGAGAGGGGTTGCTAAAAAGAAAGCTGTCTATCTGCGTTTGCAGCACGCTCATCGTAGCACTCGTAAGTCTCATCTTCCTGCGCTTTATAAAGGTGTTCTGCTAACAGTTCAATGCAGTTTGTTACGATACTGTTACCAGCCTGTCGGTAGAGTTGAGTATCACTCATACCTACCGCCTTGCACTTTTCTACATCTTCATTGGTAAAACCCATAAGTCTCCAACACTCAGTAGGAGTAAGTTTGCGGATAGCCCAATCTTTAACGTTCATACTATCATTCCTTTCGATTCTGTATATGTTACAATTACCTGCGGTAAGAGTGGGACAGGTTTGCCCCCCCTCTGAACTCTGCCACGACGCAGCTTTGAGTTTGGATAGGACAAGTCAGCCACTCCACCATTCTCACAAAGGATATAACCTTGTTTTGTCGCTTGTCTTACCCTTATATAATCTTTACTTTCATCGGGAGATAAGAGATCGTACACATCACTCATTTTTATCTTCCTTTCTGACTTTCTTTAGAAGCACCCCGGTTCTTGCTTTCTGTTGATTGCTAACTCCGTTGTCGTATCTTGTCAAAATACAACTTGCATACTGCATAGGGCAAGGTTTATTCACAGTCATGTCCACCCCCCCTATGGTTATGTATTTGTCTGACATTTCTTAGTTCTCCTTATTACAACGTGAGGCTTATTGCCCCCCACCCATAGTAATAACGGTTGGTGCAAGATATGCAACACTGTAAATCGCACCTCGTCCACTTGCAAACTGACCGCTATTATTTGGAGTTTGATACACCGTCCCAATTACTTTGCTTGTCATCAGTTGTTCTCCTTATCAATATCCTTTTGGCATCTTTGTAATCTCTTGCGGACAAGGTACATATACCCCCCCTACGGAATACAAACGCCCTTGTTGTTCATACATATTTGGCATCGTCATTAATATTTTTACTTTCATTTTTTACCAACACTTTCGGTGAATCTTTATAGTGAGTGGCTTTGAGAGTGCATAGCCCCCCCTGAGACTCCATACTTCTTGATTCTGATGTATCTTACCAGTAGATGAAACTACTCGACTCAACTGTTTTACTTCCATTGAACTACTCCTGTTGCACCAAATGTGCCTTTAGACTGTAAATTCTGAATAGCTGTTTTAGCATACTGCTGTTTAAGTGTGCGACAATATCCGTTCTGGTCATTCATCGGAACTGCCCCCTATAGTGACATCGTTAGATGTATAGATAGGCTGATTGCAAATAATGCCGTAATTAGGGAAGTCATTGCGTGTCTCATACAGCTCATTCCATAGTTCTTCTTCCTCTGAGAGTGTGCCGTTATTAGCCATCTCATCAAGTGCCTTGCCAGCAGCATCAGATGTGAGAATATACTTCTCATTCACATCAAAGTCAAGAACATGGAATAAACGTATGCCCGTATCAAATGCCTGTGGAAACTCAAACTTACCAGTGTCTACATCCTTGCGTATACTTACAGCAAATACGCGTTCCCGGTTCTGAGGTATGCCACAATCCTTTGCATTGACTATCTGCCAATAAGTGTTATAACCAATCTCACTGAGATAATCGCACCACTCATTAAACTGTGGCTTAAATCTCTGTGATACAAGATTCTTTACATTTTCAAGAAGTAAGAACTTCGGCAGAGTGTCTGTCTCTTTAGCCTTTGCGAGTAGGCGTTCTACTTCATAAAGCAAACCGCTTCGTGTCTTACCACGTTCAATGCCCTGAATCTGACCGGCGATGCTGATGTCGGTGCATGGGAACGAGTATGTTACAAAGTCTGCATAAGGCAATTCTTCTATCTTTGATATGTCTCCCATATTCTTAGAAAGAACTGATGCCAGATAATACTTCTTTAAGTCTGCACTGTTGCGTTTCTTCTGCCAGTCATAAGCCTTGTTCTTCTCAAAGACATAGCCAATGTTACGACTTTCAAGGTACTCCACCATTTCATCTACGGGCGGATAATCATAGTTCTCAATAAGTTCTGGTGTAAGTCCACAGTGAACGGCAGCGTAGCTCACGATTGCATCTTTGTCAATCTCTGATGTTGCTATTACCTCAGTGTCAAATAAACCAGAGTTTTTAAATCCTCTGATCTGAGCACCTATGCCAGAAAATAATTCAATCATTGTCAACTTCAATTAAATTCCTCCTTGTTTCTAATTTGTTACTTTGTCAACCCAATAAAAGTAAAGTTTTATTCTTTATCGTATATTTGTTTAAATACCTGTAGCACTTGCTCATCATTCAATTTCGTACATTGCACCTTGAATCCGTTTTTATTGATGCTAAATGGACATGAGTCACATTCTTGCCCGTCGCAAAATGACTGGTAGAAACTACCACTTAACCAATACAAAAAATCTTTGCTCACAAAATTTGTTGCATCTACCATTTATTTCACCTCTTTGGATAAAAGATTTATTTTATTGCCGTTTCACCCACGTAGAATAGGCAAAAACTGGCTCTTTTTTTTAGAATAATTCGCAACCTTGAGCTTTGAAACCATCAATTGCTTCGTCCCATTGCTCGTCTGTCATCTCCATGATGTTCTGAAAGCACCCACGGCAAAGCAAAGTCTTTACATCTCTGCCAAAGTATTTGAGATTCATGGCTACGTCATCACCCGTGAACTCAGTACAACCGCAGACGCATTGTTTCTTCTCTTTGTACTTGCGGTTCATCATCTTCTGAAACTCGTGATACTTGTTGGTGTATTCGTAAACTTCGCCCCACATATTCTCTATGGCTTTGCTAAGTTTGGATTCATACTGTTTAAGAACATCTCTCTCAAAAACATAATCTTTTGCATATGGGCAACCACAACAACCAGTTCTTTTAAGTCCGTATTCTACATAACACTTACTATGAACCACATTAAATTCGTTACAATACTCCTGCCGATCTGCGTCGATGAATAATAAAATAGGAAGAAAATAATTAACCTTATGTTGTTTATTGAAATAAACCTGTTCTTTGTACACCGTTCTTCTTTCTCCGCCTTCAGCTTTTCTTACACCCATAATCATCAAATCCGTTGGGAACTTTTTCATATAAACATCGGAAGTGTTTTTCTTAGCTCCTAAACAACACTTGTCTGATATTTTAAAGGGTGGCGGATTCTTCATTAAGAACTCTTTTAGCCATGAATTACGGTTGATATTAAAGTGACTTCCTTCGCCCTTGCCATTAGTCCACCACAGCAAACCACACTTACAATTTGGGTACTTAGCATAAAGATTTTCAAATGTATCATCTTCCCATTGAAAGCCATTAGACTGTAAACGCCATATCATATTGCTCACATTCTTACTAAGGAATGGAACGCCATACTTCTTATTACCTAAAGGAACAGGCACTTTTGCTTTCTCTCTGTGTATCTTAATGCCGTACTTCTGCTCAAGCCACTTGAGATGCTCCTTAGTTGCCTGATACTCAATACCTGTATCAAAGAACACATAGCTCACAAAATGTGGCTCTGCCCTCTCGCACAGGTCAATTAGTATATCGCTATCCGCCCCGCCAGAGACAGAACAGCAGACGTTCTTGCCCCCCCTACGAGCGTCGCCAAGAACTTGTTTTGTAAGGTCTATGGCTTGCTGTATTCTTTCGTTCATTTATTGTCCTCCTATTTCTAATTTGTTTCTTTGTGAGCCTAAAATAAAAGCCCGTAAATGCCTATTCTACGTTGCTAAATTGGCAATAAAATCAAACTTTCATTCTTGCTTGCTCTTGTCAATCGCTTTATGCACTTCTTTATTCTTCCTCCATTCTCTGTACGACAACAGATTTAAGAACAAATATGTAGCGTTCATAACTATCAGTGGGATATTGAGGGAGTCTACAATTGACTCCCATATCCATAACAGGTTGCCTATAATCCAAATCAAAAATGCAATTCGTTTCTTAAAGGCAATTAACACGTTACCGAGTATGCTAAAGAACGCTGCCAGTGCTGACAGTATGAGTATCACTTCTGCTCACCCATCATTTCCTTTGCCATCTTTTGAGCCTGTTCTTCAAAAGCAATTTCCTTTGCTCTCTTGCGGAGAAGATAACGCTCTCGCCTTGCCTTCTTGCACTCAACGTGCCAAGATTCGTGCTCCTGTTTTTCTTCTACTGTATCAAAGACCTTGCCACAGTAGGTGCAAGTCCTGTCTGCAATGTCACGATGTTTCTTTTCTTTAACAGCTTTGGCGTACACCTTATAAAAATCATTTCCGCAAGTTGCGTTTGCAAAAGCTTCAAGAACGCCCTGTCTTTCATCATAATCTGTCTTATCGCAAGTAGCTGTGCCCTTCATAATACAACCATATTTATCAATATAGGATACATTGTTGTCATAGTAGGGATTGTGCCGTTGCAACTCTTATCTACTCTCGTTCCTTCTGTTACATAAAATGTAAATTTCAAATTCTTCTCCTCCTTTGGAAATGCATTTGTAAATTTAAGAATTTCTCGCCTAACGCGCTCTACCATTTCTTTTGTTTCTGTTGCTGTCGGTAATGCGATTTTATCAATCCATGCAACATTAAATTCTTTCTTAATTAACTCAGTTGTCGGCAAATCGTGAATACTTACACCCTTTGGCAAACCAAGTTGTTCTTCAATCGACACAGGTTTTTCGGGTTCTGGCATCCAAAATAATGGTGCTCCATTTGGAGCATATGCAATCTTGCCACCGTCTGCGTCCACTGGTTCAAGTTCATAGTCAAAAAAGACATAAGGCAAATCAGAAAGTTCTATATGCCCACAAGACTCTATGTGACTTATGGTGTATATATTCCCTGCCAACGAGCCTTTTCTAATTTTTACCTTGTCTCCAACTTTATACTCCACTTAATAAATCACTCCTTTTATTATTAATTTGTTCCCTTGTTAGAGTATAGCAATGGAAAGACACAGTTTAAATCTGTATCTCTCCTTGCTACGATTACATTATATCACTAATTACTTTATTTGTCAAGAGATTTTTGAAAATTTTTTCAGATTTTTTTATACTCCATGAGATACCAGTACCGTCTGCCTTGATAGTCCTTTGGCGAAACGCTGTCTGCATAGAAGATGTCGCCTTTTTGGAGCTTGCATTTATCGTATCTTGCCTTGTAGATTGTCAAGTCGCTGTCTTTACCTTTGCCGAGGAACGTCACTGAGACTTTGTATGCCCACGTTTTATTGTCGGCTTTGCGCTTGCAGGGGTAGACTGCTCTGACATAGCCAATGCGACGATCTTCTTCACGACCTGTTGCCTGTACATAGGACAAATGGTCGAGTTGTGCTGCAATCTTTTCTTTTTGAGGAATATCTTCATCAGGAATTGACTTGATATACGCTTGCAATAAAGGCTCAATGTCATCAAAACAATACTGAGAAGCTGTTTCCTTTGGGCAAAACTGATTCAACAGTTCAATGTTAAAAGGCTCTATACTTGTTTTCTTAATAGACTTCCTACCATTCCAATTCCTATATAGATTATAGATAGCCAGTAGTTTTGCCGACTTGCCAAACTCTGTGAAGTAGTCAAGTCTTATTAATGCTTCATAAGTCGTCTTGTCTAATGGAATAGTTTTAATAACATCTAAGAACGTGTCAAATTTTATATCTTTATACTCAAACAAAATATCAGAAGCATTTTTGCTAATGCCTTTAATAGAGTACAAGCACATAGTAATCTCTTTAGTGTTATCATTTACATTAATGTTTCTATTATCTTGCCTAAATCGGAATGGAAGTTTTGTGTAGCCAAACTGTGTTGTAGCTTCAGTTATAAGTGCCGTTATTTTATCTTTGTTTTCTTTACGTTGATAATGATTGATAGCTACTTCATAGAACTTTGAAGTATGATGCGCTTTAAACCATGCTTGATACAAACTATCTCCGCAAGTGCTGAGAGCATGAGGAGAGTTAAAAGAATACAGTGCCGCATCATTGATAACATCCCATACCTTTTGGAAGTTATCTAAGTTGCCAAATATCTTCTTCCAGTTCTCTTTAAGCTGATTTTCAAGCTTTTCTTTTTTCTCGCCTTTAAGTTTCTTCTTTGAAATAGCTTTTATTACACCATAGGTTTCGCTCATTGGCAATCCTAAGAACGACAATACTTTCATAATCGACTCTTGGTATAACATAAAATGAGCTGTATCTTCGAGCAATTCATCTATTTTTGGTTCACCTGTACTATATGGTTTACGCTCTAAAAACGTTCTTAAAAGAGATTTAAAGCCGGGTCTTATTGCGGCTATAAAAGCGGATAGTTCTTGTATATTGGTTGCCTTATATTGCATCATGTTATGTCTTGTTCCATCTCTTTCAACCTGATTTACACAACAAGTAATGCCTTTAGAATAAATGTCCCAAGTGGCTTGATCTCCCGTTACCATTTCTCTCAGTTCATCAAATGTAGGAACTTTTTTATTAATACTCTTAAACAATTCGTATGTCAGCGCAACAGTATCTACAATTAGGAAATCGTCCTTAACATAACCATAAGAATCAAGATAGCCACCTTGAACACACGCACATACTGTTCTCTTATGTGTGCTTTCTGATATTGCGCTCATCAATCCGATTTCTTCTCGAATATCGCCATCAAACAATAAATGTCCACAAGCATGAACTTTGAAGTTTGAAATAATGCCCTGATATTTTACGCTTTCGTTATATAATTGCAGATATTGCTTGGGGATAAATTCAGCAATATCTATATCATTAGCCTCATCTCCTGCTTCTTTACAGGCTTTAAGATAATTGTCAATAGCTTTAGACACTTCATTAGCTTCGGTGGGTTCAACATTGTTAATACGAGAATACATCTTCCATGCGTTCTTAGGCTTATACTTTTCAATAGCCATCAAAGGATAACACCCATGCTCCCCCAACAATCTTTTGGCTGCTCTCACAAATGGTTCTTGTTCTGCCAAATTGTAATCGCAATCAGGCATAGATCCTGAGAGTACACGATCTGCCGTTAAGAATCTGGGGTAATATACTGGGATTTCACAACTAAAACGGTCTATTGTAGTAAATTTAAGCAATTTGTTTGTGTAAAATGAACCCATAGAACCTCTTGATGTAGTTGTGAGAACGCCGCCTTCTTCTTCAATTGCAGTTTTTAATAATCCGTGATTAAGCAAAAAATAATCAACGACTTTAGAATCTATAACTTCTTTAGCTTCTGCTCTTATTCCTTCTACTCTATCAGGAGAATGTATTTTTTCTTGCTTGTAGCCTTCATTTAGCAAATCTTGATATATCTTCACTCTCTCGTCATAAGTTTTATCTCTATAAATGTTAGGAATCTTGAATGACCTATCAAGAATTATTTCTTCGCAACCATTAACAAATACGTTAGTATTCATAATGGAGCGATATATTTCTTCTTCGCTTAGAGCACCCTGCTCTTTGAAACGTTCAATAATCACATCTGCCGTAGGGAAATCCATATACCAGCCTTCTTCATCTGGGTAAGTTATGCCCTTAGATTCAAGCAAAACGTCACGTTCCTTTGAACCAGTTGCATTAACATAGTGAGTGTCAAGTCCTGCAATAATTTGAAGATTGTGCTCTCTTGCTAAATCAAGAATATGTTTGTTGAGGGCTTTCTGCTTATCAGTGTTATGGTTCTGCACCTCTAAGAAAAAGTTATTGCCAAAGTGCTTTGCTATTTTGAGCCATATCTCGTCAGCATCATCATAGAGCCAACCTGCTACGCAAGCACTCGTCACTATAAAGTCATCGGGACTTTCGTTGAGCAATAAGGGCAAGTCAATTCTTGCCCTCTTATAGAAGCCATCAATGTTTGCTATAGAGAGAATGTAATTTAATCTCTTTCTTCCTTTAGCGGTTTTAGCCACTATCATCATGTGACAGTTTGTACCGTCTTTCTTGCCATCAATCTCTATTAGTCTATCCTTTACCCAATAGGCTTCGCAGGAATGGCGATATTTTAAGCCGACGTTTTGAGCTAAGTCATATGTGGCAATGTGATCTCCCTGCCAACCATGTTCTCCACTAAATAAGCATTTGGAGTTGACTTCCTTAATGCGGTCAACATAACGGGTATATGTCTCTGCGCTGTCGGCAAGAGCGTGATTGGACTCGCAGGTATGTTTATGGTAGTTCTCAAAGTACATATGCTCGGCATAATCATCTATAGAATACGGAAACTCAAAGTTTAGAGTGGGTATTATTTGAGTAATAAGCTCTTTATTATACATTATATCACGCTCCAAACACTTCTTGCTCCGCCTGTTCTGCTTGCGTTATCTGTTCTAATGATATGCAAGGAGGCGGATTATCAGCAAGGCAATTGCCTTTATCCCATGCGTAAATGCGTTTCAGCTCATCGGTATTATTAACACTAAAAAACCTACGACTTGGATAATCAAATCCGAGTTTTATCTCTGCACCATTCTTGCCGAGGTATCGGTCTTTTATAATCTTAATAGTAACGCCCACTTCGTTTCTCTCCATACCGATAACACGACCTGCGAGATTAGAGATATTAGAACTACCTGCAACATCATCCATACTCAACGCTTCATTAGTCTTACGCGAATGAGCTGCGAGAACTACTGCCACATTAAAAGTGAGAGCAAAGTTTACACATTTGCGGACTATCTCAGTTTGTCTCATAAGATCGCTCTCACAGCCCTTACAAGATATACAGGTCAAATTATCAAGAACAACCAAACTCACGCCCTGTCTACGGACGCATACCTCTGCGGTCTTGAGAATATCATCTATATCAATGCTCTCTCCATCACGATAAAGGAAAAGCTGATTTCTATAATATTTGAGAATTTCTTTACGAGCATCAGGCGTTACACGATAGTATGGAGCCCCCTCTTTGCTCACAAAGGAATTAATGTTGCGTCTGCCCGCAAGGGAGTACAAAAGCCAGTTTGATGTTAAAGCATTACTTAACTCCTGAGAATAGAGAAAAACCGACTTCCCATCATTCAAACACTCGGCAGTTAGCAAGTTGATTAAGCTTGTCTTGCCGGCACTTGCCTTTGCAAATAGAACCGTTAGGCTGCCCGAAAATAGCCTCATCAGCACTTTATCCATATCGGCAAGACCAAATCTACAGCCGTCAAGCTCATCAAGATTGTACTCGTGAACATCACTAAAATCTACAACTGTAGGGATTGGCTTATTAATAGCTTCGTTTATACATTCTAAAACCTTTTCTGCTCCGTAATAATACAGCACTTCGTTAGTATCTGATACCGCAACCCTTTCACCATTGGACATAGTGTAGGATGTTGGAAACTGTACTGCCCTACACTTCCAATTACCGAGTCTCGCCACAACTTCCTTAGAAAATTTGCGACCTGCTTCATCATTATCTCCTGCCACTACAATAGTGTCAAATTGTTCAAAGAAATCCCACTGTTCATCAATGAACTTAGTATTGCTACACCCAAAAGGAATTGATACTGTATTTTTATATCCTGCCTGTATTGCAGCAAGCGCATCAATTTCGCCTTCGCAAATCAGCAATGGGCTATCGGGATTGGCAAGATGTTGTAAAAACATTACATTTTCGTGATCCGTATCTTTCTGCACCCAAGTCTTTATCTCCCCTTTGGATTTATCTATCTTACGGGCTGGGCGGAGTTTAACGGTCTTGAGAACGTCATTACTATCAATAAATGGAAACTCAATATTACCTTTGCCGTCGCAAGAAAGTCCTGCGTAATCAATAACCGCCTTGCTTATCCCACGTTTGCCGAGATATTCATACACAAGAGTCATATCAGTTCCATTTGTGAGCTTGGGATAACGATAACTCTTGTTTGCTTTTAAACCAACTTCGGGCATTGGAACGTCCATGCCAGCAAGTTCAAATACTTTTGTAACAGCTTGGTTAAATGTCATTCCTTGTCCTTCTATATAGGCATCTACTATATCAACAGATTTATTGCACTTCCCGAAACAATGGAATCTGTGGGATTTGTTGTCAAAAATAAACGATGGTGTGTTCTCATTATGAAACGGACAACAACCTTTTTTATTCTTACTATCATATTTTTCAAGTTTGAAAATGTCGGCTATAATGTCCGCTGTATTATCACCTATTCTTTCTTTTGCTTGCTCGATTAGTGCCTTATCCACCATCTCTATTCCCTCCCATTATAAACGCAATCTGTGAATCCACAAAGATTCGTACAATACCATGAGTCTGGCTTGCACTCCCACTCTTGTTCCTGTAATATTGTATCAACCGCCACCTTGAACCAGTCAAGCGCAGCCATATAATCCCCTTCTTTAAACTCTACCTTTTCTATCTTCTGCGCCCTGTAAAGATTGAACCACAACTCTTTCGGAAACTCACCATATTCTTCATATACCGCCTTAGAGTAGATATAAAGCTGTTTGGTATAATCGGCTTTCTCACCTTTTTTAAAGGCAGATTTGCTCTTGTGATCCTGTATTATAATTCGTCCATCACTCTTATCTCTCAGCAACAAGTCTATTATTCCCGTGAACTTGTGACCGCCTATCTCGCAGTTAATGCGCTTTTCAACACCAAGAACCTCGTAGTTATCGTCTTTTTCAAATGTCTGCAAGTACGCAAGGCTCGTATCGTAGTAGGACTTTGCCATGTTGTAGAACGGGAAACGCTCAGTTACTTCTTCTGCGTAATGTGCTTCAAATTCATCAGCAAGTTCAAACTCATACAACTCACCCTTGTAGCATCTCTCTAAAATGCTATGGACAAACGATCCGCTTTGCGCAAAAGAATTAGGCAACTCTTGTTCTCCCTCTACATAGTGCAGATAGAATGAATACGGGCATTGCTCAAATGATTTGACTGACGAGAACGACCAAACTTTTTTCTTTAAATCCATGTTGCCCCCTAAACAAAAATAGAGCCAACCCCAACATACATATTAAATTGTATGCGAGATTGGCTCGTTTACCGTGTCGTGTCGCTGTTTATGACATATGTCAGAAAGGAATGTCTCCATCTAACGGTGCTTCAACTGGTGCTGCGGGTGCTGCGGTCTGTGCAGGAGCAACCTGTGTCTGCTGCGAATTGTTGTTGCCACCGCCAACAAACTCTATGGAATTAACAAGAATATATGAATTGTAATGTGTTACATCTTCGTGGTTCTTGTCCTGATATTTGTCTGTCTTAAATGCTCCGATGACTGCTATGGGCTTGCCCTTCTTGCAGTAACGTCCTACAAGTTCAGCGGTCTTATTCCATGCCTGACAAGTAATAAAGTCTGCCGGTCTGTCATTGCCCTCAGAATCCTTGCCGTTGTTTACAGCAATAGTAAACTTAACTACTGACTTGCCACTTGTGGTCTGTCTGAGTTCAGGATCACTTGTAAGATTACCAATAATTGTACACTGATTCATAAATTATACCTCCAAAAATTACTTTGATTTCTTATCAGCCTTGAAGTCATCTGCTTTAAGATTATCAAGGTCTGCCTTTAACTGATTGAGTTTGTCTGCGTCCTTAATCGTCTGAGGATTTGAAGTTCCGTAGTTAATCTTGAGCCACGAAACAAGCTTGTTACGGTCATAACCCTCGTCAATCTTAGCTTTAAAGGTTTCAATTGCGGTTAGAGCCTTTTCAGCGTTCTTGACATTCTCAATAGCTGCCATTTCACTGGTTTCAATCTTATGCCAAAGTCCAATACCGAGCAGAGTTCCTTCTGCCACACACTTAACCATGCAACGTTTAAGGGATTTGTTTACATCGTTCATTGTAATCTTCTCGATAGGAATAGACTGATTTTTAAAGTCCATGATAGGAAGTGTTGTCTCACAAACAATCTCAACACTTGGAATTTCAAGCTTTACCTTGACAAATGCGGTCTTACCATCTGTGAAGTAAGGCATATCCGTGGTTGTTACATGGCTTGCGTACTGCTTGCCGTCCTTTGTCTCCCCTACAAGAGCCGTGATTATCTTCTCTGTTGGGAACGTAATCTCGGTCAGTATCGCGTCTGGTGCGTTGAGCTTCAGCAGTTCTTCACAGCGACTCCACGGCAAGTAGCTCATACCGTTCTTGGTAAACAGATACGGCTTTACATCAATCTTACTCATCTTGTCAAGAAATTCTTGCTTCTTCTTAAAGATTTCTTCGGGCATTATTATTCTCCTTTTCTCATTTGTTGTTTTGCAAAGATGTAAAAATCATCTCCACAATTATATTATATCATTAATCTCTCGACTTGTCAAGAGGAAAATAAAAAAATTAGTAATTTTCTTTCAGCCATGCCGATAGGCATTCACGGCAACTCTCTCCTTCATACTTCTCGCATCTGCCCCTAACAGCATCATAATCGCAGTCGTTTATGCGATAAATCAAACATTCTGGAGAACGCTTGGATATCATGTCTAACAAATCAAGTGTGGTCATTGAGTTTAGCCATTCGTGATTAGTCATCTTGTCACCTCAATCCCATACTGGCAATTTCTTCCTCTATCATAAAATTATCAAAGCCCCTATTGTATAATCTCTGTCGTGTAACAATGCTCGGATTCTTTGCGTGATCCTTTAATAAACAAGTCAAGCAATATGTAGCTCTGCCATCAGGCAATCTCTCACCACACATTCCACATTTCTTACCTACCGGCTTATAGTGTTCTCTATAATAGATTTTACGCCTGTCCCTCACAACATCCTGATGATAGTATCTCCGAGCGTTCTTTTTATTGCTTTCCTTATAGGCTATCTTTCGGCAAGCATCTGAGCAGAGACAGTATCTCGGATTGGCAGCTTCAAATTCAGTACCGCATATTCTACATTTCTTTATCATCGTATTTCTCCATCAAGTGTTCAAGATTGCTCATTCACTCGCCTCCTCATTAAACGTAGGTTTTATTGCCATTTTGCCCACGCAAAATAGCCAAAAAGTGGCTGTCATTCTTCAATAAGTTCAGGATTATCGTAGATATTACCAACAACTGACCAATTATTGCTATCGAAGTCCTCAAACCATTCGCAGTTACCGTTACTTATGCCTCACACAACCGACTTTGGATTTTTATGAGTACATAAACCGAAACCACAACAGCCGTCATCAAACCATACGACTTCTGCATAGTAATTGTAGTCTCCGTCAGAACAATAAGGATATTCGTCGCCTTGAAAAATATCTCCCTCGAAGATTTTCACGCCGTTCTTGTCGGTTAAGCCAGTATATTGACATAGCGTATCTTCGTATACGCACTCATGTCCGTTGCCAGCATATATCTGAGGAACATCGTACTGTTTTGCAAAATGCCCATACGCCCATTCTTTAGTCGCTTTTGTTTTTGCTCTGAAAAGAATTTCTCTATTCATCTTCTCACTCCTTATTTACATAGTTCATCTCCGAAAAAAGTTTTAAGCGTCTGCATTTGTTCATCTGTTAAAGATGCACGATAACCAAATTCATATCTCAATTCCCTAATTTCTTTTCGGAGTTCCTTGTTTTCTTCAGTAAGCAACTCAATTGCTCTCGCAAGGCTCTTTACCATATCTTTATCAGTGTATTCGCTCAAACTCAACATCTCCTCACATAAAATGTAGCTTTCAACGTATTATGTCACTCATATTGCAAGCTCTTATTAACTCCAATATAATCTTTTCCTTGCCCTCGATAAACATTTTATCTTCACGAAACAGAGAACGCTCTTTATCGGTTTCAATAATCTGCCTCTGGTCATATATCATATGTCGTATGCGGTCTATTAGTCCCACAAGTTCATCAATTGCAAACATTGTATTACTAAGTAAAGCCCTTTCTTCGGGAATAGTATGATACTGAGCAGCCAGTTCACGACGGAGTTCCATAAGCTTAGAAAGCTCTTTTTCTGTTATTGGCTGAGATCCGTTACTTAACCTCATAGCACTACACTCCTTTCTAATAAAATGCAACTTTCAACTTTCGATTAGTTTTAATGCTTCATCGGTGTAACGCCATTTAAAATCACAAGTATCTGAAACTCGGCAAGCAAAATTATCTCTCTTGCACACTTTAGTACAAAAATTTTTTTCGCTCATATCCTCAACCGCCAACTTCAACAGCCTTTTGGCTTCTTTCAACTCACCCAGCAACATCTCAATCTCAACACCACAATCATTCAGTGCAGCTCTCGTATCTTTCAGCTCCATCAACCATTCTGCAAGCTGTCTGTGTTCTGCTGCACACTCTTTGCAAGCTTCAACGTCCAGTCCGCCAAGCACATCAATTAACTCTGCACTGTCTGCTCTTTTCTGTAACTCTCCTGCTTCTTCAAGGCAATGCTTTATAGCTTCATCAATCGTCATTCTGTTCACCGTCTTTTCTTTTAAGGACATCTTTTATATCCATCAACTCAGAAAGAATACGCCATAAGAATAAGTATATAACTATATGGAACATCGTATCGTTCAAGCTACCTATTGTATCAAACATAGTCGCATACATCCTTTCTCCGCATTACAAGCTCAAATTCAGAACTCTTATATGTAATACTGTGTTCCTCATTACCGTCCATAAACTGCGTGAACCAAGTGAACACCGCTGCTATCGCTTCATCTGTAACATCCGACTTGTTCACCCAGCGTCTTTTATCTTTCGTGAGAGTTCCGGCATATATATTTTCAAAGCCGTTACCTACATGATACTCAGCCATTGTTATCCCTCCTATCTCCTTTCACTCGGAGAATAGTATCGTCTGTTGCATCTGTAATATTAAAGGCTTCTACTGTGACATTGGTAGTACGACCAACGGATTTAACACAAGTCACCGTCAATACTCCGGCAAACTTATCTGGTATTTGAATTTGCAGTTGTTTCATAACTCCTCCTCATAAAAGTGAAATTCTATTAAAAGCAACTGCCATCATCGGGCGGTTCTTCTTCATTTCGTACCCTTTTATTTAAAAAGGGCTTTACTGCTTTAAAGTATTCGTCTGCGCATTTTGAACATAAATCAATTTTCTTGCCAACTATGCCCCAAACAATACTTTTATAATATATTACCATATTACAATGCTGATGAGATTTAGATATATCTTTCCCACACTTGTCACAATAAATTGTTGTTACTGTCTTTTGCATTGTCAACTCTCCTTTAAATTATTCTTTTATAGGATATTTTGTATTCGGATTCATTCAGTATGTATTTTCATATTCTGTAAAAATATAAGCAATGTGATATGCTAAAAGAACAGGAACTGCATTGCCGATCTGTCGGTAACAGGCTGAGTTGTTCCCATGAAAAATAAAATCATCAGGAAATGTCTGGATTCGTGCAACCTCTCTGATTGATAGCCTTCTGTGCTGTTCGGGGTGCGGCGGGATTAACGCTCCACCTGTTCCGCTGCCTCTCCCCATGATGGTTGGTGCTCGTTTCTCCCAATATGTGGCTCTGTTGCCAATGTGGTTGGATATCTTTACCTTGCAAGCACTGCCTGTATGATTATAAAATGGACAATCATCGCTGTACTCCAATGGCAGATCACCAATAGCATCTTTGAGAATTGTTGTATGATATATTTCTTTATTATTAATATCAATTGAAACAGGCTCTCCGCTTTTACGCCATTTTTTATAAGCTTTATTGATTTTTTCTTTCAAAGGAACAGGATCGTTTGTTGTTGAATCCTCAGAATGAGTGCCATTTATAATAAGCCTTTTTTTAGGTTTATTTTTACTTAATGGCACATCACTTATATGATTGCTCAGTGATTTATAATCTATGTCTTTTCTTATTCCTAATATAATTACACGTTCTCTGTTTTGAGGGACTCCGAAATCATAAGCATTTAATACATTGTAGTAAACATCATATCCAGCCCCAGTGCCGGGAAATAATTTTGACTTCTTAGTTCCAGCATTTTCCAGATCATGTAATATCATCGGAAGAACTTCGCCTTTATCAATATTTTCTAATCCTTTTACGTTTTCTAACTGAAAAAAAGGTGGCTGTTTAACAGATATTGCTTTTAAAAGCTGTAAATACAGATAATTTCTCTCATCTTCCATGCTTCTGTCTAAGTTTGCTATTGTAAATCCCTGACATGGAAAACCTCCTATAATAACATCACAGTCAGGAATAATCTGATTGATTTCTTCTTTTGATGTATTAAGCAGCTTGACAATATCAATACATGAAGCTTCATGATCCTGATATTTACCAATATTGTAATTATATGTCTGTACAGCATATTCATCAAAATCATTTGCCCATATGATTTTGTGTCCGGCAAGGCAATATCCTAAATCCAGTCCACCGGCACCTGAAAAAAAAGATACTATTCTCATTGTTCCTCCTTAATAAAACTTTATTCTTTTATCTCTCCCTTAATATAATCTTTATAGTTATCTGCTATAAGATTATTGTCGAGGAAATCATAAAATTCTTGTCTGTTGAAGTAGTCATTATAAAGAAACTCCTCGTGTTCGCCATATCGTTCTTCTGTTTTCCACGCTACGGTTACTCCACAAGAGCAAGTGTCGTAAATATAACCATTATATCTATTTGCCATTTTAATTTTCCCCCTTTACAAAAAAAGCAATAAAACAAGACTTCTAAAAATTACATATGACTTCGCCGTGTACTTGATAGGCAACGTCATATGCCTTTTTTACTTCTTCGTAAGCTCCATAAAACCACAGCCCTGTATCATCCACTGATCTAACCACAATGAACGGGCTATCTTTGGCATAGTCGGGAGCGTTATGAATTATATAATTGTTAATATTTAGGTCGCTCATTTTAATTCCTATTTTCATCTTAAAATCCTCCTTCTATTGGGTAATACCCATTTACTATATTTTATATACATTTATTATAGTAGGCGTTAGACACACCTCTATCCCATAGCTAAACGCATCTGGGAATACTTTTCTAATTATTTGATACGCTCCATTAACATCGGAATTTATCAATGTATCAGTAGCTTGAAATAACCCTCTTTTAACTCTGCGTTTCTTGTTGTAGTTCTCCTTGCAAGGCAACTCTCCATCAAGAAAACTCGTTCCACTCGTATAACTTTCCTCAGTTTCAATAAAGTTTATACCAACATCTTCGCACTTATACTTTAACTGCTGTATTAATATTTCGTATGGGATTCCAACAAAATTTTGAGAATTAACTTTACTCATCTTTAAATCTTGTTTCCACTCGTCATTATGTCCTACAACTAAAGTGTCTATCTGATGTTGTGCACACCACTTCACTATGTAACAGCTTGCATGATGCATATAATTTTTTACTCTGTTGAAACGCTTAAAGGTTATTTGTTCAAGTTGTTTACTCCAAAACTGACCTTTGGGTAATTTAGATTGTAGCCCCGATCTACGCTTATTATAGAACTGATTTATACTCTTTAATCCTCTACCGTTAATAACAAATGGCTTCTCGCCAATATTATTTGAAGCTGTAGCAAGATTATTAACTCCTAAATCAATACCTACAATACGTTTATTTTCAGACGTAGCATCAGAAACTTCAATCTGAGATACTATCTCCATGACATATACACAACCTCTTGGAACAAACCTTACCTGTATCAATCTGCCCACGCATCTACACTTCCATTTAATAGATTGTAGTTTACGCACTCTGAATTTAAGTTCCCCATCCTCAAAGTAACAACAATTATTTGGTATCATCCAGTTAAATCTGCCGTCCTTCTTTAGATATTTAGGAATCTGCGGTCTACCCAAAAACTTCTTTGGATTCTTCTCATATTCTTTTAAGCCTTTAAAAAATGATTTCCAGTTCTTATCAAGCAAACGCAGAACACAATTCGCAGGTTGACTCATGCAATCTTTATATTGCTGATGTGTTTTAAGATTGAAGTTCATTTCCTTGTACGGAATATATCTTTTATTGTTGATATACTCTTGCCTAATTATGTAGTTAGCATAATTATAAAGGTTCTTTGCATTTAAACACATCTCATCAATCGCTTTCCACAAAGGATGAGACTTCCGAATAATCTGTGTCTCTGTTCTTTCAACAATCATATCTATCGTCATTTCCTTTCATAATGTGTAATATTAATATTTTTTGTTTTGCCAAATACTTTTTATTCACCGCACCATAGTGGCGTGAAGTCCTTGAACCTATCGTATATTACCTGCCATTCGTCAGCTGGAATACCGCCAGCTCTAAATTTTTCTTCCAAGTTGTAAAGGCATTCTCTAAGATAAATGTCATCGTGCCACTCAGCAAACAGACCTTCTCCAAGAGTACAGTTTACATTACACCAATCCGTCTTGTGCATCCACTTCCAAAACTTTTGAACATCAACTTTATATTCTCGATGTCTCATTGCTGATATTACCATTGCAGTATAAACTGCAAAATGATTTAAAGGATAATCCATAATCTTGTTTACCAGTATGTGATTAGGTGTACCCTTTTCTGTTATGCTCTTTGCTATGCAACAGCACTCTCTCCACTGAGAGACTAACTGCAAACGTGGCAGGTAGAGTAAAAGTTTGTAATGCCATAATCTCAAAGTAATCACCGCCTTGAAATATTAGTTTAATACAAAGCACAACATATTGTATGTTATAACAATTATCTCAGTATAACAATCAATATATTGTGCGTTAGTATGGTGCTCCCTATGGCACTCGAAGCCATACGCATTTCTGCAACAGTTTTTGGGACTGTCCTGTCTACCAATTCCAGCAAGGGAGCTTGTTGCCCGCCACAATGACGGGCTTAGGAGGTCAACACAATGGCAAAGCCAAAGTGTGTAGATTTCGTGTTTGCGGAGATTTTAAGTCCCTCCGCCAGACTGAAGAAAGGAGTATTACATATGAAAGAAACTAAGTTGCGGATATAGGATTTGAACCTATGAATGTACGAGTCAAAGTCGTATGCCTTCATCCTAACTTGGCTAATCCGCAATATCTAATTTGTTGCCTTGCAAGCGCATAAATATAATTTGTCACATTGCAAAGGCTTGGCTGTAGGGAGAAGGTTTTTATCTCCTCCCTACAATTATATTATATCACTCATTACTCTATTTGTCAATACTATTCCGATATATTTTTATTATTTAACAAACTTAGTTATCTGAGCCTTTATACCAAGCAGATTTACCTTGATTTTGTCTACTTCGGAAATAGTCGCATCGACGTATTTCAAAGCTTCGAGTAATCCAGTTACGTCTGGCTTCTCTACGACCTTTTCGAGTTGCTCAAATGACTTGTCTATCTTAGCTGCGTACTCAGCATTGTTCTTAGCCTCGTATTTCATACGTTCCGATCTGTATGCCTCATAGTCTTTCTTGTAGGCAGTAATACGGTTGATTTTTAACTCATTGCCTACAATCAACTCTATCTTCTTTAAGAACCATTCGGCAGGGACAGCTCTGTTTGAGAGGTCTACAAGCTTGCCTGTACGCTTTTCTTCAGCGTATATCTCTGCATATCTGCCGAGTTTATAAGCGTTCTTAAATGTAAGTAGACGTTTCAAGTATTTATCTTCACTCTGACAAGCACCATGATTAATGCCTCTATCAAGCGTATCTTCATTGACAACGCCAGCGGCTCTTATGTACTTATGACCACTTACCTTTTTATTATTGGCAAACTCGTTGAGACTCTTATAGTTCACAAGCGTATCAATATCTCTCTGAGTTAAAGGCAAATCATATCTGGCAACGCCCTCTCGCTGTACGTCACTGAGATCAAGTGCAAGAATCTGCTCTGCGGTTAACCCATAAAAGGATAATATATCGGCAACATAGCTTGTAAGGTATTTGTCACGACTAAAGAAGTTACCTGTCTTTGTGGCTGCTTTTTCACAGCTTGTAAAGAACTTCTCCCAGTATTCATGTATCATTTCGCTTGAATATATGAGAAATTCAGCGGTTTTAATGGGAATAATAATATCGTCTATATTTGCAGTCACAGGAATATCATTCTTGGTTAGCCAATCAAAGTATAAACTAATAATACTTTTCTGATTAGTAGCAGTAGCTTGAGTTACTGCACCCCAAGTTGCAATTATAGCATTAATTTCTTCTATTGACATCTCGTGCAGATTCTTTGCTTCGGATTCAAATTTTTTTAAAGTAGACACGTTCTTTTTTGGGAACTCTGCTACATATTCATCAAATTTGTAAATCATACATAAGCCTCCTTTTGTCTTAGATTATACCAAAATCTGCACAAAATGTCAAGATTCCGACTACGATAGATCGACTATCTTTTCGCACAAATCATGGTATACGGATAAAAGATTATCCGACATCATATCTTTTCTTATGCTTTCTCTTACATCGACACTCATTTCCATCCCGTCCTTGTCAATGTAGTCTATCTCGGCAATTTCAAAGTTGCAATTGGCATCTGCTCTGAATACAATAGCACAGCCGTCCTTCATCTCATCTGTGATGAAGTCATAGACATCATCTGCAATGTAGTCTGTGCAGCAGTCATAAACTACTTCTGAATTGTCATTCCAGCAGTCAAAGTGAACGAGTCCACTCCTTGCATCGTCCATGATTTTGCCGAGTAAGCTAAAAATATTCATATGAAATTCCTCCTCGATAATATATTATCCACATTATAGAACATTTGTTCTGTTTTGTCAATCGTCTAATGTGTTTATCGTGTGAAAGTTTTCGATAAACAAGAAAAATATGTGATAATTCTGTGAAGATTTTCTTTCTTGACACAAGCCTATAAATATGATATGATTAGTATATCGTTTTCATATGGCTTTTTCAAGACCTAAAAAGGTCTAATTTAGTGTAAAGGTGGTTTTTCTATGGAGCTAATCGAACGTAAACGTGAACTCATTATCCAGCTCAAACAGTACCGGGAAGAACACGGATTCTCACTGAAACGCATAGTTGATATAGTCAGTGAGTATGCCGAGCAGAATAACAATGACGATTACGTGTCTCTGTCTACTGTCAAGAGGGTTTTTAAAGACGGTTCAGAGGATGATGATAGTTTTAATTTCGATCTTACTATACGCCCCATAGCCGCCGCTTTGCTGGGTGCGGAGTCTATATCCCCTAAGACACACGATAAAAACCTGTCTATCTCTCTGTTGCGTTACAAAAATGAACGTATACAGCAACTCGAAAAACAACTGGCAGAAGAAAGAGAACTTGCAAACCGTAGGGTTGATTTTCTCAAAGAGCAGATTGCCATAAAAGACAGCTACCTCCAGAGGAAAGACGAGTTAATAACTATGCTGATTGAAGCTGCTCTACGTCACAAAGAGAAGTTCTTCGATGATTAACTTGGTGCATCAAAACGGTTAATGGCAAAGTCGTACTTGCTAACATCTGACTTTTTATGTCCATCTCTCGACATCCACGATCTGATTGTAGCTTCATAGTTCTTATATCGTTTGCCACTACTTCTGCAATAGTTTTCAACTTTCTCTACATATTCAGACACCGTTGTTTCCCCATAGTCAGATACGAGCTTTTTATATTCTTGGGGCGTGAGAGTGATGAGATTATCTTTATCTCTCTCCTTATCCGTATCCGTATCTGTATCTTTTTCTTTATCCTTCTCTTTATCTTTATCGGTATCGTTGGCATCCATTGGTATGCCGTTGCATACATCGGCATCTTTTTTATGCCAACGCATACGAGCCTTCTCAGAGTTTTGCTTACATTTCTCGGCATATCTCTCATTATCTCTGTCAATCTGGGCAGACATAAAGGAGAATGCCATTTTTACCATGCCGTCATCAATGTCAATAAGTGTACCGTCATTGGCATATGCCATAAGTGCTTTTACAAGCTGCCCTGCCTGTGCATCTGTCAGCATATCCCACTGTGCTATGGTATCTAAATACATCATAAAACTCTTTTTGTCTGCCATAAGATCACTTCCTTATCCTTTCATATCCGCTATTGTATCATCATCAAGTGGTTCAAAACGTGCCTCCTCTCTTGCACTGTCAATGCAAGACTCACAGAACGTATAAACCATTCTCTCGAATGTTGCCCGTGGGCTTAGCGGACAGGGGAGTTTATAGTAGTTATCCCCTATGTAAATTTCGCCTCCGCAATTAGCACACTTGCAAAACACATCAGGATTCCATGCCATGCTTATCAGCCTCCTTTGAAAAGATTTCTGCTTCGGTTTCATCAATCTCTTTCGCTGCCTTTGCCATGCTAATAGCAATTGCGACTGCGAAAATTGAAGCTCCTGCTACCATGCCAATCATAAATTCGTTCATTTTCATTTCCTCCTCCTTATAAGTATCTTTCAAGAACTGAAAGACCAATATTCATGTGCTGACAAACTACTTCCTTTATGCGGTCAAAGCTGTGGTTGTATCGCATAGTAGTCTGCATTGAGCTATGTCTCAGGTCAAGCTGCACAAGTGCTAATACATCAGCATCAACATTAAGTTTACCCTCTGCCTTTAAAGTGTAAGCGACTTCGCTGAACTTTTCCGAATAAAATTTCCGGTTGCTATGAGTATTCAGCTTGTATTCTCCATCCTTGCAACGTCTGTCATTCTTCAACTTAATGCCTATTGCTATGAGAGCATCTTTCAAGGTGTTCTCGGCATGATCTCTGCGTAGCGGTTCTGGAATAAGATTACCGTTTTCATCACGCTCATAAACAAATTTTCCATTCGCTCTAAGAGCTTTGACTTTGCCGTTCTCATCCTTATAGGTGACTTTCTTGTAACCTTTGTTACTGCCCTCTGCTGTAAACAGAAAGTCGGTCAACTTCTTGTCAGCATGATTTCTGAGGTAAATTATGGTCGCTGCCTTGACTGCATCATTAATGATGTACTGGCGTGTCTTGCTTGTTTTCTGTTCACACCAGTTTACTTTATCACGGAAATTTCCGTCAATGTCAATCAGGTTTATGAGCTTCAGCTTGATAAGATCACTGTGGCGTATGCCGAAATTTGCCTGTAATACATACATCAGCACATCTCTGGTCTTGCCTTTTTCCAACAGATACTCTATCACGCCATTGAAGATTGGTTCACTCATTGCATCCATGCCTTCTGTATCTGTCATGTTATCCTCAATGTCAATGACCTCATTGAGTTCCTTCTCAGTGTCGGGAAGTATGCTCTGCGGAATCATTGCGGAGAAGTCACGCTTCTTTTCAGGGAACATCTCAATAATATTACATTCTTTTTTAATTGCATTTTCCAACATAATTCATACCTCCCGTTATTCTTTAATAGCTGATTGTCCAGCGATTACCAGTGTATTCTACGAGCAGTGTTTCCATTATATCTTCGAGCAGTACAACCTGACCGTGATAATATTCAAATCGCTTAATGGCTTCTGTATTCGGTATTCCGTCAGCGTTCTCGCTGAGCCTTAATTCATCTCGGCATTTTTTGAGATTTTTCCTTGCATCATCGTACCACATGAGCAAGTATCTCTCAGTGTCCTTTGATACGAAATGATGTTTTCTACCAAAGATGTATTTGATCTCTTTAATAATGTCACATACTCTGTGCTGTCGCATTGCCCTGCGTTTATTATTCTGTAACATTTTATTCACTCCCTCTCCATTGACATTTCTTACGAAATATGATATAATTATCACGAAAAGCGAAATCATTTATTTGATTCCCTTTACTGTGCTTTTATTATATCACGAAATTCGCTATATGTCAACCCGTAATTCGCTATAATCATAACCAAATTCGCTTTATGTTTATTGTGAATTTTCCACAAAGGAGGGATTTTATGATTAAATTCACGATTAAGATGCAACGTTTACTCCATAACGAGATGTCTCAACAAGAGCTTCACGAGTTATCTATGATTAGGAAAAGTACTCTATCCGATTATGAAAATAGCAAAGCTACAATGATCCGTGTTGAACATCTCAACAAGCTCTGCGAGATATTCGATTGTCAGCCAGCCGATCTAATTACCTATGTGCCTGACAACGCCCCTAACGAGAAAGGAGAATGATTATGGCTCTTATTAATTGTCCTGAATGTGGTAAAGAAATTTCCAACACAGTGGTTTCATGCCCTCATTGTGGTTACGGAATCAACCAAACTCCTGTAGTCACTACTCGAAAAAAGTCAAACGCCATTCCTATTTTTCTGCTTATCTGTTTCTTGATTGCTGGTTGCATATGTTTTTACAAGGCAAATGAAAACAATCAAGAAATTGAAATTCAAAAAACACTACATAGTTTGTCCAGTTTAGCGTCTGATCTTAGTGGTTCTATAGATTCAACCGTCCGTAGCGTATCATCGAAATGGAAACTGGAAGAATTACAGAAAGCAAAGCGCATCTTTTTGGCTATTACCAGTGCTTGCGCTTTCGGCTCTTGTATCTGCATTATTATTATCGTATCTAATAACAAAGCTAATAAGCGAATTAATAATTAAATCATTGCTCTCGGTTTATGCTGAGGGCTTTTCTACTGCATATGTGGCGTAATGGCATCCGTTTTCCATCCACACAGTTATATTAGCAACAACTTTGGACTCTGAAATACCATTATCATGAGCATACTCAAACGCATTTTCCAGAAAGAAAGACTGATAATCTGTGGAAAGCACACCAAAGGTTACTGTTTTTGCAGGATATTTCCGATCTGTACTGTTAATAGCATAAGTAGATAGAATACAACTTGCATCAACTGCGGTGACAGCTCCGTCAAAATCGGTGTCGGCTACAAATTTCTGTGTAGGTGTGAATGTTGACTGCTCTCCGACTGATGTATGAGCGTATTCTGTCAAGACAAGCGTTGCATCCTTGCCGTCAATAGAACCGTCAAAGTTAACGTCTTTCATAAGCGTTCCCATATCATGCTGTGCTGCTTTTACAGGAGTTGGATAGGCTGTAGACAACATCAGTGCTGACGCCGCCAATAATGCACCAAAACGCTTAAATTTTCCCTTTGAGCATCTGTAGCAGACCTGTCTGCCTTCGGGGATAACAGCTCCACAACTTACACATCTATTATTATTCATATTCATTCCTCCATTCCTATACGGTTCTGACTTTCTGCTATTAATGCAATAAATCTCTGCTGTGCAATGTTATATCCAGTATCTAAGACTCCCTTTGCACGATTTTTCCAAGCGAATGAACGCACCAGCTTGTCATTTGTGTAGCCTTCTGCAAGTGTGCAGAGTGCATCAAGTGTGACGTTGGCTTTATTCTTTTCTCCGAGTGACTTCAAATTGCGGAGCTTGCCGTGTACTTTTCTGTCATACCAATTGCGGAAGTTGTATGCAGATAATTCATAAGTTGTATCACGGTTAGGCTTATTCTTCAAACCGTTTACAAACACTCTCAAATCATCTTCAGACCACTTTTCCGATATGGCAAGATGTATTACAAAGCCTCTGAGATCACGCTGAGATAATAAGTAGTCGTGATGACTGCCCACAAGAACATCACATATCATATTCAGTTTATCCTCGTAGGTATTCCATAAGCATCCTGTCTGTGCTGTTGTGAGCTTCTGTCCTCTGTTGAAATAGAAGTTCATAGCAGGGATAATTCCCTGTTTGATATTACAGCCCATGACATTAAGAGAATCAGCAACGCTTCTGCCCTTGCCCATATCAATAGTACCGATAGATTCACGCTCTACGTTGTATACAATGTATGTTCTGAATGTCATTCCGCTTTTAACGGCTGCTAAGAGTCTGTGCTGACCGTCAAGTATTTCTCCGTTAGGGCTTATCTTAATTGTCTCACCATTCAGCTTGTAATTGCCTGTTGCCATATCTGCTGCAATGCGGTTCACATTAGCCTGATTAATTTTCCGATTGCCTATGTTCTTCTTCAACATTTCTTCTGCCATTTCAGGAGTAATAGTCACAAGTGCTACATTTGGATTTTCCGATTTGCCTATATATGATCCTGTTCTGCGGATTGATGGAAGAACTTCGTCAAATACCCATGATTCAAACCGTTCTGCTGACGGGAGTTTACTGTGGGTTATAAGGCGGTAGACATTACCCTCATCAAGATAAACCATTTCTTGCCTTCCACCATCCGTAGGGGTGTAGCGTTTCACGACTCCCTTTGACTTACAGTGCCGTTTATAGGCATCTCTCGGATTTGTATATCCAAGTGCTTTTGCAACGTCAATGCCGCAAAACCATATAACACCATCAATTTCGGCTGTCCTGAGCTGTCCAAACTTTTCGCTTGTGAATACCTGAATTTCTGTCCTCATTTGATTTTCCTCCTTAACAGATATGTAATTTATAGGCGAGACAAAGTAATTCAAGATAACTTAAATTTCCGAGAAGTCCTCTCTTGTCAATGTCCCTTAATTCCAATTCACGCTTTACTGCTTCGTACATAATTATTTACCTCCTAATACTTTATGTTTGTATGCTCTATGCTCTCTTGCAATGGCATTGCGTTCTTCTTTTGTGGGCGCATAATCACGCCAGTGTTCTTTTATGCGCTCGTCATTTTTCCGTTTGCTCTCAGGATTAACTATAAGCAGCACTGTTTTCTTGCTGACGTTGTATTCCTTTGCAAGTCCATTAAGGCTATAAAAGCCAGTAGAATACTTGTGTTTTATCTCATCCTTCTGCTCATCGCTCAACTTCCGTCTGCGGTCTAACTCAGGTGGAAGTTTTTGTTTTGCTGTTTTATATGGCATATCATTACCTCCAATCCGGATTGACGTAGATGCAAGTGCGGTTTACGTCAAAGCAATTGCAATCATCGTTGACAGCTACTATAAGCAGTCCGATCTCCGCAAGATGTTTTACGTATTTATTCACGTTACTTGCTACCTTTGGATTTCCATAGATGGCAGTTGAAAGCTCTCTGTATGAGCCTTCAAACTGTCCATTCTGAATGAACCATTTGAGCACTTTAATGTGTGATTTTTCCAGTTTTTCAGCAAGTTGTAACGCCTGTAATAGTGTCATAAATATCCTCCTCTCAGATATTGTCAAAGTCTGTGATTGGCATATGTTTTGTTTCTCCTGTGTCCTTGTCTACTTCTGTATTCTTTATAGGCATCAGCACCATTGTGTACCCGTTTCCTTCCATGAGAAGTGCGGTCACGCTGCTTTTAACATAAATTTCCGATGAGCCTGTTATCTTCATGGCTGCCTCTAACCATTCTCCCTTAACGGCAAAGTCGTTGAATACAAGTCTATCCCATAACTTATCATGTTTATTCCTTGTGGCTTTACGAGCTTTTAAATAAGTGCTGATCTTCGCCAGTGATGGCAATTCTACTTTGTACATCTCATACTTCTGTGGTATAACTCTCTTATAATCAAAAGGCTTTTCCATATCCTTCTTGACGTTCTCAGGCATTTCTACCATACCAGCGGGATTTTCTGATACAATCATCCACGTTCCGCTGACTGTGAAGTATATATTTTCCGATTCATCATAGTTTGCATAAGCAATAGAAGGTTTTCTATTCTGATTTTCTTTGTAGTTGTCATTGCATAACTTCTTGATGGCAGATAAAGCACTTGATTTTCCGTTCTTCTTTGCTTCTGCTGCCTCAATATCTGCGAGAAGTCCGCATCTGATTTCCTCAAGGTAAACTCCTACACTGTCAAGGAAAAAGCGCATATTATCAGTTGACTTAATCCCGTTTTTCCTCATGAAGTCAATAGGTGTCTGTCCGTAGTTATCATCATTATCTTTCAGATTTTCAATAGCCTTGTTTACAAGCTCTAAATATTTTTCCGTAGTCATAATTATTTCCTCCTTATATTTCTAATAAGTCTATGATTTCTTTTCCGTATGCAACAGCGTGTGCATCTTCCTGCATCAGCATTTCAATAAAGTCTGCTGCCGTGGTGTCCTTGCTGATTTTCCATGAGTACATCTGCACTAAGTCTCTCAGCAAGTCAAGAAATGTATAGTTTGGGAACGGACAGCCTTCAGGTGTCAAGCTGTTTAACTTTTCCGCTGTGAATGATAGTAATATAAGCTGATCTCCTGTGTGGTTAACCTTAATATAATTTGTCATACAATGACCTCCTATCATTAATTTGTTGTGCTCTCAGCACCATATTGGAGTGCATCGAATTTCCAATGCACTCGGATATAATGCCGATTAAAGTGTTATTTAATCGTATACCAATGCCACACTGTAATATGTGCATTTTCCAAAGCTGTAAGAATTTTCCTCTATAAGCTCACATTCAAGCTCATACTGCTGATCCGCTTCGCCTTTGCTGTTGTCGTATGGTCTTGTCTCATTAATGATTGTCCCGTCCTCATATTCGGCATCTAATTCCCAAATCATATTATAATAATTTTCCATAGTTAAACCTCCTCAAATGAATCAATGTCGTTTCCGTCCTCATCCCTGAGAACAATTTCTCCGTCAGCACAAAGCTCTATGCCATTATGGAAACAAATTTCCTGTAGCTGTCTGTAAAGTGTTTCCGCATCGGCTGTATTGCCTTTAAAGTAAATGTGTGCATTAGCAATATAAATCTCATTCATAGTTATGCCTCCTCTTGATATTTTTCCAGATATTCTTTCATTGCCTTGAATAGTTCAACAGGCATATCCGTTTCAATTTCCACACAATCATCATTCAGAACTGTGATAGACTGATTTAAAATTTCCATACTTGCAAATGATGCTGTTCCCCAGAATAAATTGTCAAGATATACACGTTCTTTGCGTTTATTATCCATGTTATCATACCATACACACACTAATCTAAAGCGTGTTGTGGGTGCAAACAGATTTCTAATATCATTTAATGTAACTCTCATAATTATGCCTCCTTAAACCGTATGCCCATATACAGAGTTGATTTATTATAGCCAGTCTCATAAAGCGTTTCGCCTTTGTAGTTATCATCGTGATATTTTTCCGCATTGTACTGCGCTTCAAACTCTTTTCCTTTACACCACATACAGATATAACCGTCACTTCCGTTCTCAGGTACAAGATGATAGTTATACTGATCGTCTGCAAAGTCAATTCTCTTTGCTATTTTCCAGCCATTCTTTAAAGCTCTATCCAGATACTTTTTAACAGATTTTCCTTTGATAATCTCACTATTATTCATAACATTAACCTCCTATAACTTTCCGTTTGCGGATTATACCGTTTTCTTCTAACTGATATAAAAACCATCTTTCACAATGATCTACCATTTCTTTTTTACTCTTATAAAATTTATCGCTCCATTTTCCATTCCCTTGATAACGTTTTTCCTTACAGTAAACAGCTTTAATCGCTGTTCTGTATTCATCTATCAACTCAACTTCCATCTCAATATCTGTAGTATCAGTAATTGCTCTATAACGATTTTCCGCTGTCTGCATTATGGTAATACCACCATTTTCATATACCGTATTATTCATAATTATACCTCCTTAAAACTTTGGATTTTCCTCTGTGTTTTCTCTCCAGCCTATTGGCTTATATCCTACTCCTAACAGATATACATGATACATCTCACATAAAATTTCCCATCTCTGCCTGTATGTACCTATAAGAAGTCCTCTGTAATTGCACCATGAATCCATCTGATCCACAAATGTTTTGCGTTCATAGTCTGTTAATTTTTCCCATGTCCATGAATTAAATGTCATTTCAAACCAATCTGTGTATGCGTTTTCCTTCGCCTGTACCTTTGTATTATTCATATTGACCTCCTTACCTTCCGGCTGTATTGATTTTCCGTTTAAGCGTATGTATTTGCCTATAAGCTCTGACCATTATAGGCAATTAGCTGCGCTTAACACCTCACTTTTCCGACTGATAGAACAGTCATTTTATTTACTTGAATATCGGAAAGTTGTCTGCATTTTCCATATCAAAGAAATTGTAGGCTTCTTCCTTGCTAATTTCCAACACATCACTTACCATGTCATAACCTAAATTGTTCATATCCTCTTTGCAGAAAATTTCCGCTTCTTCATATGAAGGCTCTCTTTCCGCTAAGATACAGATACTATATCTATCGGGTGTACAGATAAAGCTCTCATCCTCAATTTCTGCTCTATGAGCAAATTCAATTTCATAGTATTTCATATTTCCAGCCTCCCATTCATCAATCTTTGTCAATTCCATTATGTTTTCACATATCCCGTCAATCTTACTGTCTCGAATTTCCAAACAGTCAATAAACGTCTTTAACATTTCCGTATTGTTTGTTGCCTGTAATGTATGAAGAAGATCGGTTGCATCAGTATAAGCAATAGCCTTCTTCAATTTTCCTGTATCAACTACAAATAACATATTCATTCCTCCTTATTCCTCAAACTTTATCGGGCAAGTTATTTTCCAGCCTATGCCTTCGGGCTGCACATCAAACTTGTATTTCCTATAAAAGTCTGCTACATTCTGACATATAGTCGTTATTGTTTTTCCAAAACAACATTTTGAAAAGCTCTCAAACACTTCATTCAATTCATAATGACTTGTTAAAGGCTTTTCAAGTTGTCCGCTTCGGCTTTCCATCATACGTTCAATAGAGTTTGCTGCTCTTAAAGCATCTTGTTTAGTCATAATTTTTCCTCCTTATTCAGCGTAAATATAGATTGATATAATCTTGTAGTGATTGCCTGTTAAACATTCCTGATAGACTTTTCCAAGAATAAACTCTTGATCCGTGTCCTCTGCAAATGTCAATCCCTGAAGAATACCGTCAAGAAATTTCCGTGTTACTCTGTATTTCATAGTTTCGACCTCCTGTTAAAATACACTTTTTATTGGTTTATAATTTCCCATACAAGCGGCTGCATTGTATGTTCTTGTTGCGGTGTGAGAACTGCGTACTTTGTTGACTTCTGAAATACTTTGTCAAGGTCAAGTACATCACATTTCCGTAACTTCCCGCTGTCTTTCATTTTTCCGTCTGCCTTTATAGAAAACTTGACCATGCTGTGCGCCGATCCAGTATATCTATAACACCATCCGCCTGACTTATTGGCAAGGTAAAGCAGATTTCCGCCTGAAATAAATCTGTATAAACCGTCTTTGTCTGTCTCTCCGCCTCTGCAATAGTTGTCTTTCAGAATTTCCAAACAGTCACGATAATTCATGCTTCCGCCTCCTTAATCCGCATAAGAATCAATGTCGTTTCCGTCGCTGTCTCTCAGGATGGCTTCACCATCAAAACACAACTCTATGCCATTTTCAAAACAGATCGCCTGTAAAAGATTATATACGTCCTCTGCGCTGTCGCTCATTGCCTTGAAATAGATATGTGCGTTTCCGATATAGAGTTCATTTCTGACTGCTTTTCCTTTGAGATTTTCCCACAATTCCAGCATTGCAGCCTTAAACTCTTTCATATCATTCAGGATATCTTCAAGATCATTCGGCGCTCCGTTCTTGCCGTGTCCTGTGTTGTCTATCCAAAGCGAAGCCTCCTCTGATACGTCGTAAGTGTCGTACTGCTCATATATGCGGCGTAAGAATAAGTCGTAATCTTCCGTCAATGTGATGTTCATATGGCAGTCCTGACCATAGTTTGTGCAATACTGAAAGTCTGCGCTGTCGTCGTCAATTGATACGTCCCAGCCTAAACTCTCAGCAATTTCCGTTACCTTTTCCATGTAGTTATACATAGTCATGCCTCCTTATATAATGCCGTTATCCCTGAATTCGGTGAGAAGTCCGTACCTTTTGCCGATAGCTTCAAAGTGGTGCTGAATTTCCACAAGCTCACTATAACTATAATTATGATCGGCAAATGTAAGCTGATATTCCATAGCTTCCTGTCGGGCTTTTCCCTTTGCGGTCTGGTAGTTGTTCATGCCGTCGCCTCCTTAATTGCTCCATGAGATATAATTGGTTCTGATATATTCGTGCTTGTCTCCGTTGGCTACAATATAGGCTATTGCAGCATTCAGTTCTGCTTCATCCTCTGCATTGGTATAGCAGTTTTCCAGTATCTTCTGTATCATGCCTTGTCCTCCTTTAATGGCTCATAATATTTGATACTTGCCTTTATAGCCTCAGTCTCGGTCATTCCTCTAACTGAGCCTGTATCTGAGATATTAGAATGTATAGATATTCCCATGCCTGTGCTGCCGTCCTCTATCCATGCAATGCCTGTAACATCATCACGATAAAGGTCTGTATACTCATTGATTTCTCTTATAAGCTTTTTCATAACTTTCCCTCCTGTAAAATACACTTTTCATTCATTTGTTTTCTTGTGAAGTGATATAATATACAAGGTTTTTCCTTGTGATTATAGTATACCACACATTTGTTATCTTGTCAAGTATAGGTTCTGCACAAATTTCCAGTAGAAAACTTGTGCAGAATTTGTTACCAATTTTCCCTTGCCTTTTCCTCAGCTTCAATAAATTCCTGTTCTTCTTCAAATCTGTTTAAAATTTCCTCGGCTCTATCTGCATAATCCGATCTCATATCGTCAATACATTCTTCATATGCTGCCTGTAATTTTTCCATATACTCATCATTAGCCTTGAAAAATTCCCTTGCCTCATAATAGTCAAGCTCAAAGTCCTCGGCTTCATCCTCATCAAGCTTAAGTCTCTCAATCACTTTTTCTCTGAGTTCATCAAGCGGAATTTCCGCATACTCGGCAAGCTCCTCAACAGACTGATACCGTGACCACATATCCCCGTCATAATGTTCTTTGTCGGTATAGATGGTATAATGATCGTCATTTAACCATGAATTTCCGCCTACATTTGCGAATGTATCAAGCTCCGCCGTCTGATTTTCCGAATCATAATATAGATATACGTCTGTTGGATAGCGTGTGTTAGCTTCTTTGTCAAACTGCATTAACATTTCTGTAAGCTGTTCAACTATTTCTTCACGATTTGTAATTGTCATAAGAATACCTCCTTTAATTTTCCGGTTTGCTTATAGTTTCATATTATCACATATCAGCTATAAAGTCAATATGTTTTCTGTGATTATATTATATCACACATTAGTTGTTTTGTCAATGATTTTCCGAAAAGTTTTTATTTTAATTATCATTGCAATAGTTTTTCCCTTCCATGAGTTGACAAAATATTTTTGCGTAACTGTCATATTCAAGGCTATTATTGCAATTTTCCATTGCATTATAAAAGCGTTGTATAGCTTCTGATCGGTTTGTAAAGTGCTGCCTCATTCCAAAACAGCAAACTGTTGCATACAGTCTTTTGCATTATCGCCTGTTATCACTTCTGTTACACGCTGCGAATTAATTGTTATTTTTCCGTTTAGGTTTTTCCAGTAAGCTATTGTTATTTTCATAATTACGCCTCCTTATATACAGAAATTCCAATATCTGAAAAATGGATTTTCACAACTAATTGCAAAATGCGGTTTATTCATTTTGTGATCCTTATAGTATTTTTCCGCTACATCATAATAGCTGCGTAACATTTCCGATAAAGTCATTTCATACTGTTTTAAAGGTTTTTCCTGATATGTGAAAATATCCCTTGACCATAGTGTAAAGGTATATGTTTTTCTGTCTGTTATATCAATTAAATCTGAAGTGCTGCGAAAATATCCGTCATTGCCTATAATGTAAAATTCGTCTGATTCGTCAAAAATTTCCATCAATAGCCATTCAAGCTCTTTTTTGTTTGCCTTAATAGCGGATGATCCAAAGTTAGTATAGTTAAAGAAATTTCCGTTTTTAACTATAGAAGTGTGCATTTGACCAACTTTTTTGACTGAATATCCGTCATTTAACCATCTGAAAATACGTTCAACTTTATTCATAATATAGCCTCCTTAAAATTGTTGTTGGTGAATAAGCCTATATTTATAGGCTTGAAATTTCCAGTCAAGCCCATAGTATATAGGTTTATTCAAAGTGTTTTTGCATAGGCTTTCGCCTCTTTTAGAGTCTTAAAGCAATCCAAATTATCCCCTTCAAATTCATCAACAGAATACACCACACTATTAGGTATCTTTTTTCCGTCATAGTCTGATACAAGATAAGATTTTGTGATGATTAAAGGATCGGCAAAATTTTTGTTGTCAACAGTCCATGTTTTTTCGATAATTATTTTACTCATAATTTTCCCTCCTTTAAAAGCTCCATCTTTTTTCCCATATTAAACCGCCGTCATAGTCTCCAATACAGCGATATTTATACAGATCATTTCCGTATTTGTCAATAGCTGTTGAGTCACACCACCACATTATATTATGCAGTATGCCTCTTGTAGTGTGCTTTTTTCCTGTCTTTTCAGTGCGATATCTTGCATCCCTAAAAGCTGCATATCTGATATCATGTGATATTTTCTTGTATTCCGCTTTATTCATAGTTTAGCCTCCTTTAAATTTTCCGTTATTGGTTTATATGCCTGTATGGAATAGGGCTTTTAATTAGCTGTAAAAACCCTTTAGAAAACAGCTTTAAACTTTGATTTTATTTTACTTTTCCCATATCCAGTTTATTTTGTCAACTGTAAAATAATTCAGTAAAAACGATTGAATATAATATATTTTATCGTCATAGCTAATTTTGTCCGACTGCATTATTTTTTCAATAACGCTGCATTTTTCCTGATTAGTCATAACATCAAACCTCCATTTTATAATAATTTAAGATTCAATATTTTTCCCGTTTCTTCATCGGCTGCAAGATCGCATCCGCAAAACGGACAATATTTGATATGAATAGTTTTATATGTTTTTTGTCCGTTCAATTTGCATCCGGTCACAACGTCAATAAATGTGCTTACATCGTGGCGGCGTACCATTGCAATTTCCTGTTTATGTTCTGTTGTGTATTTGTCCGCGTCTGCACACTGATGCACAACAGTTTCCTCAAAATCATTATGCCTATACATCATAATATATAACCTCCAAAAGATATATTTACAGATTCAGCGGGCTTGTGACCGCCTCCGGCTGCATTACCGCGGGAAAAATCCCGCGTCACTCTGCATTGAAATTTGAATTTTATTTGCTGAATTTGAAAGTTGTCACGCTTTTTACTGCTCCGTCGGGGCGTACACTTGTAACTCTTGTGGGAATATATCCGCAATATGTGTATGATTTGCCCGTAACTTTCACACCCAACCATGCACCAATCCATGTCATGTGATTTAAGAACTGCTCCGCTGTTATCTCTGTTGTATCACTTTCAACGGGCTTTTTGCTCCAATTGCCGCCCGTTGTTTTGTGGTATAATTCATGTGTTTGTGTAATCGTTCCGCCCGATTCACAAAAGCCTATGATTGATTCTATGCGGATATTGTACTTGCTAAAAGTTTTTGCATACTGTTTGTACTGCTCAAAAAGAGCTAAAACCTGATTATTATTCATAAAATAGCCTCCTTTAAAATATTAATTTGATTTGTTTTTGCCTATGTGGAATAGGGCTTTTTTTGCGGAAAACCCTTTAGAAAACCGCTGCTTTTATCGGTCATACTCTACAATGTAAAGATATCCGAATCCATCTTTTTCACCGAAAAAATCAAATTCCATAATAAAATTGTAGTTGTCTCTTAAGAATATTTGATGTTCATAAGGCTGCATTTTGCATATTTCTGTTGATGTTCTGCTGTTGCTTTTTTGAATCGGATTCACAAACTGTTCAAATGAATCCATCCACATATCAAGAGAAATGCCGTGCTTTTCGCAGAACTTTTCACAGTGTTTGTAAAATGCCTCTACGTTCTTAAAATGACGGTTTGTCTCTATTTCGTATAACTTCTTTTTCATAGTGAATCCTCCTTAAAATTATTGTTTAATGGTTTGTTTTCGTTTGGTGCTTTTATCGGTATCATTGCAACCGATTCAAGCATATTCAAGCGGTCAACTGTATGAGTCAACCGCTTGACATTTACCGCTTTTTGCGGTATACTTGTTATGTATCTTATTGCATTCTCGATATATAGGATTCACTTGCCTTTATGTTATTCCGCTTTCGGCGTATTTATTATCGCCCTACTTGCGGCATATAGGATTAAATCCCCCGCGTTGCGTTGTTTTACGCGGTTTGAGTCTCCCGTGGTTATTGAGGCATAAAAAAAGCCCCTCAGGGAGTCACCTCCTCAGAAGGTTCGACGGGTTGAGTTACGCGCCCCCGTGATAGCGGTCTGCCATTGCTCTTGCTGTGATTATATAATACCACATCATTTTTGATTTGTCAACAGCTTTTTTGATACTTTGTATATATGCATAAAACAACCACATCATTTTTGCTGTGGTTAGTGCAGCTTATACAGAAATACATCATTTTGGAGGTTTACAAAATGTTTAATACAAGTAAAATTATACGAAAATTAATGATAGATCGTGATATATCGGTCACGCCTTTAGCCCGTAAGATCGGCATAACTCAACAGAATCTATCACGAAAATTAAATAATGTCAATGAATCGTATACCCTTGAATATCTTGAAAATGTTGTCAAGGGTATGAATTGCCATATACAAGTAAATATTATTGATTCAGATACAAATGATATCTTGTATACCTTAACTGATTGACCAGTACAATATAATTTATCGTTATTCAATAATTTATTATTGTTTTGCATATTATACAGCGTATAGCATTCTATTTTGCGTTTAAATGCCTTTTTTTGACGTTCTATCAATTCATAGTTAATACTATATATAGTGCAATGCGATATCAGAATAACGGAAAATAGGCGTATAATGTGAGATGTGATACTATATGTTGTGTTTTTGTTGCATTTGCAACACTTTTTTCAATTTTGCGAACTGTTAATATCATAATGATAATATCAAATTGATAATAACATTGATTCAGGAGCTTGTAACCATTAAAGAAATATTAATAAAATAAGAATTTAAACAATTGCATTTGGACAAAACGATTGTTTGGCTATATATAGCAGTTTTTGCCGTATCCGTGACGGGGCTATATTTACATTTTCAAGGCGGATCGAGGCAGCCCCGGCAGGCACAGGTGATGAATCGCACTGTCCGTTAATTTTTTAAAGTCTGCGAAATTTATGCCATTTTTCATCGCTGTCATTTTCGGACAAATCCCCGTAAATAGCCATTAAGAGATAATGCAAATCCCAACATTTTTAGACCAAAACCAACCAAAATCCCCACTTCTCTGCAAAATATGGGGCTTTGGGACGAATGGGGAGTTTTGCGGACTTTTTTATTAGTACGGACTACTCTAATTCTCACCACTACAATAAGAGTAGGGCAACTATTATTAAGAAAAATAAATATTTTTTATTAGAGGCTTCCGAAGAAGTTGTGGCTACTGTAAGAGTAGGAGTTACTCTCTGTCTTGTCAGCTCCTAACGCAATGCCGTTGCTTACGCAACGTCACCGCCCCAATCATGGGGCTTTGCTTTTTCGCCTTACGGCGAAGAAAATTTTTTCTTTTAAAGGCTTGACAAATCAAGAGATTAGTGTTATAATATAATTGCAGAGTAAGAAATGAGAATTTTAACACGTTTTCATATGATATTCTTTTAAAGGGTTAGGGGTGATAAACGGCTATAAATCGGCAAAAAAAATTAATTTTAACACGTTTGTTGCGCATAAATGCGCCAGCGCGAAAAGGTGTTAAAATCCATACAAGGCTATATATCGGCATTTGTGGGCTTAACACGTTGGCAACACTCAAAGGTGTTAGAAGGGAGAGTTTATGGAATACACCTGCAAGGTTCATGTGGTGGATATGATAATGGGGTCTGGAAAGAGTTCCGCTGCTATTAACTACATGAATCGCAACAAAGGAAAGAAGTTTTTATTTATCACACCGTTTCTGACTGAGGTGGAGCGAGTGACACAATCGTGTCCCGACTTACACTTTGTTCAGCCAGAAGCAAAGAATGGGCGGGGCAAACTGAGGAACATCAAAACGCTTTTATCTAAGGGCTTCAACATTGTGAGCACTCATGCCCTATTCCGATTATTCACGACGGAGATTATAGACATTTGCAGAGCAAAGAATTATACGCTCATAATGGATGAGGTGTCGGATGTGGTTGAGCCATACGAGGTGACGGATGACGATATGGAAATCATACTGCGTGATCTTGCTTATATAGATGAGGAGAGTAATCTGCTAAGATGGCGAGAAGATAAGCTCGACTATAAAGGCAAGTACAACGATATTAAAGAAAAAGTCAGTATGCAGTCTTTGGCAATGTACGGGCGAAGTAGAAAAGATATTGTGCTGTGGCTTATGCCTGTGCAGAGTTTTAATGCATTTAAGGAAGTGTTTATTCTCACCTACTTATTTGAGGGGCAGATACAAAGATACTATTACGACTTCTTTCAGCTCCCGTATGATTATCTTTATGTTAAGGGCAATACACTTGCGGAGTATGAGTTTACTCGTGAGGAACAAGCTCAAAGAATCAAGTATGATTATGAGAGCCTAATACATATATGTGACAATAAGAAACTCAATCAGATTGGCGATTTGAAATCCGACTTGTCAAAGAACTGGTTTCAGCGCAACCGGGACAATAAAGTTGTGATTCCTCAGTTGCAAAAGAACATCTTTAATTTCTTTCACAACATTCAAAAGTCATCCGTTAATAATAATATATGGACTACGTTCAAAGATTATCAGAAACAGCTATCAGGTAAGGGTTATGCTAAAGGTTTCTTACCAAGCAATAGCAGAGCCACTAACGCCTATAAGGACAGAACGTGTGTGGCATATTGCTTGAATAAGTACATTAATGCTGTGGTTAAGACCTTCTTTGATAGTAAGGGAATACAGACCGATGAAGATACTTACGCTGTTTCGGAAATGCTTCAATTTATTTGGAGATCGGCAATACGAGAGGGCAACGAGATTTGGGTGTATATCCCCAGTTCAAGGATGAGAGAATTATTAATTAAGTGGATTGCAGAGAATCCAATGAGTAAAGGAGAATAAAAAATGAATGGAGATCACTTTAAAATGTTCTTTAACGATTTGACCTTTCATACGTTTTATTTTAGCGAAAAGAATTATAAATGGCGTTATAATTGGGTAGGAGATAAAATTAAACTTTATTATGGTCGCAATTTATATTGTACAATTCAAATTATAAATGAATCTAAAATATATCTGGACAAAGAATTATCTGAATATGATGATTGGTTTGCGGAAGTTTTTAAAAAATATTTCAAAAACTCTTGACAAGTCTATAAATTAGTGCTATAATATAATCAGAAAAGGGGATATTCCTTTCATATCCCCTCACAAAGCAACAAATTATAGATAAGGTGATGAAAACAGTGGATGACTACATAGCTTACAGGCAGACGATCTTAGCTCCGTGTGACGACGTATACACGGATAATATACAGAGCGACTACGACGCTTGCGACACCTATCAAGGCTGTCGAGCGTGGTATGAATATCAAGAATTATGGAACTGAGGTGCGGTATGACAAACCGGGAAAAATATATTTTGAGGCGTAATGAGTATGATATGCTTGTGCAGATACAGGCGGCAATTGCATCACAGCCTTATCTATGCGTTATCGAAGCTTTGACAGGCAAGGATTACCCTTGTCCAGATGATAAGGTGTGTATGCTTGATACCTGTGAAGAATGCATTCAAAATTGGTTAAACGAGGAGGCGGAATAATATGTTTCTTTTACTGGCATTGCTGCTCGTCGCAAGTGGCACAACATTTATGACGTTGTACGGCAAGGCAAAGACACACAGAGAACAGACTGTGTATATGGTGATGGTGATATGGCAACTGCTGACCGCAGGAATCACTATGGATAAATTTTTTAAATAGACTAAGCAAGGAGCCCCATAATCTAAAACACATGGGAGGAATTGCAAAAAACGCTTGACAAATCAAGAAATTAGTGTTATAATATAATTGTGGGGAACAATATAATTTTTCTCTATTATTATATCCTTGCATAACAAGAAATGAAAGGTGGTGAATAAATGTTTAGAGCTTACAAGATGAGAATATTCCCAACAGAAGAACAAAAAACATTGATAACAAAGACTTTTGGTTGCTGCCGTTGGTACTGGAATCAGGCATTGCATGACAATATAGAATATTACAAAGAAAACGGCAAGGGCAAAATAACAACTCCCGCAAAATATAAAGCGGAGAATGAATGGTTAAAAGAAGTGGATGCTGTTGCATTGTGTTGTACTCAAATGGATCTGCAATCGGCTTTCTCTAAGTTTTTCAAAAAACCAAATGTTGGATTCCCTAAATACAAATCTAAGAAAAGACCTAAGAACAGCTACAAAACAACTCAAACACGAGGATTTGTTGTTGGAGATGATTATGTAAAGCTTACGAAATTAGGTAAGGTTAAACTTATAAATCATCGTCACAAAACTGGAACGTGTAAATCGGCTACGATATCACTCACATCAAGTGGCAAATACTATGTGTCTTGTTTATTCGAGGAAGATATTGACTTTCTGTCAGAGACAAACAAGGAAGTTGGGATTGACTTAGGTCTTGCAGATTTGGCAATTTGCTCCGACGGCACTAAGTTTCCTGTGCTTAGGGCGTTGCGTAAGAATTTAGCAAAACTAAAGAGAGAACAACGTAAACTTAGTAAAATGACTTTCGGTAGCAATTGCTATCTAAAACAAAAACAAAGAGTAGCAGAATTGCATGAGCATATAGCAAATCAGCGCAAAGATTATTTACATAAGGTAAGCCACAAACTCATAAACGAGAACCAAGTTGTGTGTTTGGAGGACTTAAATGTAAAGGGTTTGCTCAAGAATCATCATCTGGCTCTATCAATATCTGACGTTGGCTGGTCTAAATTTGTATCAATGCTACAGTACAAGGCAGATTGGTATGGCAGAACAGTACAGAAGATAGGGCGATTCTATCCGAGTAGTCAGATATGCAGTAGTTGTGGTTGCGTAACAGGTAAGAAACCATTGCATATTCGAGAGTGGGTTTGCCCTGAGTGTGGAGCAAAACACGACAGAGATGTAAACGCAGCTAAGAATATACTGCAAGAAGGTAAAAGAATTTTGGCGGCAAGCACTTGTCGTGACAGGTAGTTTATGCTTTCGGATAAGTTGTGTCAGCCTATAAATGGCACAACGAAGCCGAATCGAGCTACAAGCCCGTTGGCTTTAGGCGACGGGTAGTTGACATTCTTTAATTGAGGTGGATGATATGTATTATAATGGCAAATGGTACGAGGAATGTGAAATGTCAGCTTATGTGCGACAATTGGAACAAGAACGTGATGCCTATAAGGAAGAATTAAAAGACTGGCTGCGTAAGGCTTGTGAATGTATCGAGGGCAACGATTTCGACTGCTCAATATGTACATTTTATGGTTCTGTAAAGTGTCCAAGCAAAGTCAACACTTATGATGCAAAGCTCAGACTGGAGGAGTTACGATGAAACTGAGAGAACTACTTAAAGGCAAAGGTCAGACACGCATCAAGGAATATGAGCAGTATGGAGATCAACTCATATTTGTAGGTGGTGGTTTCTATGACGGCAGACGCATACTTCCTCTTGATTAGAATTTCGGCGCGTACTCGTGACTTTAGTCGTGAGTTAGCCGAAACAATATCTCAAATAAGACAATACATACAAAATCAGAAAGAGAGGTGATATTATGGAGAAAGCGTATAAGTTTAGGTTATATCCTAATAAGGAGCAACAGATTCTTTTGGCAAAGACTTTTGGTTGCGCACGCTTTGTTTATAATTATTATCTCGACAAAAGGATAACTGCTTATAAAACTGATAAAACTACATTAAGTGCTTACGATTGTATAAGAGATTTGACTTCTTTAAAGAAAGAGTATGAATGGCTTAAAGAACCTGATAAGTGTGCATTGCAGAATACGCTAAAAGATTTGGATAGTGCATACAAAGGATTCTTTAAGTCGGGCAAAGGCTTTCCCAAGTTTAAATCAAAGAAAACACATAGATATTCATATAGAACTTCTTATACAAATAACAATATACAATTCTTAGGTAACTCAATCAAACTACCTAAACTTGGTAAGGTTAAAATCAGAGATAAGCAGATTCCACAGGGTAGGATTCTTAATGCTACAATATCTCAAACACCTTCTGGTAAATACTATTGTTCATTATGTTGTACAGATGTAACAGTAGAACCTTTTGAAAAGACTGGAAGTGTAGTTGGTATTGACTTAGGTATTAAAGAATTTGCAATAACGTCTGATAATGAACACATTGAAAATCCTAAATATTTAGCAAAATCTTTAAAGAAACTCGCTCGGTTACAACGTCAACTTTCTCGAAAAACAAGAGGTAGTAATCGTTGGAATAAGGCAAGAATAAAGGTTGCTAAGTGTCAGGAACAAATTGCAAATCAAAGAACAGACTTCTTACACAAACTATCTACAAGACTTGTAAAGGAATATGATGTTATTAGTCTTGAAGATTTAAATGTAAGCGGTATGCTTAAAAATCATAAACTTGCAAGAAGTGTTTCTGATGTGTCGTGGTCGCAGTTTACTACTATGTTGCAATACAAAGCTAATTGGTACGGCAAGGATATTATCAAAATAGATAGATTCTTTGCGAGTAGCCAGTTATGCAATGTGTGTGGCTATAAGAACACTGAGACTAAGGATTTAAGTGTTAGGTCGTGGGTGTGTCCTAACTGTGGCACTTCACATGACAGAGATGTTAATGCTTCAATAAATATATTGAACGAAGGACTAAGGCAAATAGTCTAACATATGTAAAGCGGTAGGAACTATCGTGTTAGCTCGTGGAGAAAGTAGGTTACGAAATCTATGAAGCGAGAACCCTACGACTTTAGTCGTGGGAGGTTCAGGATAGCGAGGTGACGAAAATGAGATTAATATTGAGTTTAGTTCTGACAATTTGTGGCGCATATTTTATTTTCAGTTATGGAGAGTCAATGAATAGCCTAAGTTATCTCGACCAAAATCACAAACCTGTGTGGAAGGTGGCAGTCGCTTGTTTTGATTTATTAGTGGCTGGCATAAACCTTGCCAAATTTTTACAGAAATGACTTTGCCTGTAATAAAAACCGTGTTGGCAACAGGCGACCAATACGGATCTGGATTGAAGAAGATGATGGCTTGGCTGAAGATATGTGACTTAGGCAATGTGTCAGACGCACAGGCTCAGATGTATTTAGATTATTTGAATGGAGATGATAACAATGTGTTCAGAGACAACAAGAAAGATTAAAGAGTTTTCTACCGATGTGAAACAAACCGACGCACTTCTTGCTTTACTCGATTATTATGATAGACCCGCCCTTATCAATATATCAGAGCAAGAGGGACTTGAATTTCTCGCAAAGTTAGAAAGTGGTGAAATTGTAATTGGGTGATATATTTCGAGGCTTCTTGCATTGTTTACTTGTTGATGTAGCTGTTGCTCTTGCATTCACCGCATTGTATGCCTATATGGATGAAAAGGCTTTTGAGATATTATACAGTGGGCGCAGAAGATTTGACGGGGAGTATAATACAGAACGACTATTATCAGCATTGGTATTCGGTCTTATTCCATTTATAGGCTTTGGAAGTTTGTGTTACTGCCTTTATACACTATCAGATAGGGTTGAGGGGCACGTGTGGAGTATTAGATTGATAAGTAGAAAGAGACAAAGCGTTCTAATCGTGCAAGAACCGTGTGATTTTAGTGCAGAATTGGCGTTGTTTATTTTACAAGGTCAAATTATATTCAGAAAACTAAGGCGCAGAATTGCCACGAGAATTACACGAATTTTTCATAAGGAGGATAAAGATGGTTCATATCATAAGCGAGTGGTATTACGAGATGGACGAATTTCAGTATGTTCTGATACGGAAATATATGAAAAGAAAAGGCATTTTCGGGCAAACTGGAAAGTATTCGGACGAAATGGTAGAGAAGAAAGATGAAGTGGGATATTATCATACTTTAGAGTCGATGATGAAGGGACTTGCAAGAATCATGGTCAAGGAGAAATACGACCGTGGAGAGATCAAGACTATCAGAGATCACATTCAGGCATTACAGGATTTACAAGAAGAACTGCGTGATTTATTGAGGAGTGAATAAAATGATATTAAGAAGTAAATATACTATGATAGTTTGTGCGGATGATTTTGATTATAAATGGTGTTCTCGCAAAGGCGTATTTTGCCACAAAGATTCATTTGGGTTTGAATGTGGTAGCTGTCATAGGAGATAGTATATGCCTGTAGGAGTGTACCAGATAAAGAATGTGGTTAATGGCAAGAGATATGTTGGTGAGTCATTAGATGTTGTCAAACGCTGGGGCGAGCACCGCAGAGATTTAGCAAAGGGCAATCACCATTGCAAGCGTCTACAAACTGATTACAAACATTATCCCGATGCTGTGTTCAGGTATAGGATAAGAGAAAGGTTTTGGTTTACGAAACATTTTGTTAATCACAACAAGCTTATTCTCACTCTACTACTTCGAGAAGGTTATCACATGGATAAGACTAACTCACTTCTTGCATACAATACCGACGATACTATCGGTGCTTTGAAGATGTTTGCCGATACCGGGAATAATAAGCGATTTGCAAAATATAAACGATATCGCAGATGGATTAATCGCCACATTGGTTATGCAATTCACTGGCGACCACATATCTTAGTGGCAAGTTTATATAATTACGCAGTCCGTTTCTTCCTTTACACATTGGTGGGGGTGATAATATGGGTACTCTTATCTTTTACATCATTCTCTTTGGAGGCGGTTACAAACTTTATAAATGGTTTCAGATTCGCAAACGGGGCATAAATATTGTCAGGCTCGATCAGGAATTGCAAAGTCTTAACGAGCAGCGTAATCGCTTAATGGCATTGCACTCTATGATAACGGATGTAGATTTGTGTAGCCACAAAGCTCACACCTATAAGATATTTAACATCTCATGGATAGATGATGTTACAGGCGAAAGACAAGAGTACGATTTGTTTATTGCCGATAATAAAAATGCAAACGCTAAAGCCTTGCGGACTTTGGCAACAATTGAGATAGCTGAAATCAAACCTTCTCTCAATGATGATATTGAGAGATTCAAATTGAGAAGTCATATGATGACTAAAGAGCAGAAGCAAGTCTCTAATGAGATTGAAAGAGAAGTTGAAACTATGGGAGAGACAAGTGTTCATTTCTGACCTCTCCCCTGCCGGGTTTAGGGTAGCGATTGTGCCTTTGCGGTAGATTAATCTATAAATTTTTAACCGCTATTGACGAAAGGGGAGATAAAAAATGCAATGTAAGGATATTAAATATTGTGAGATGTGTGGAAAGAAAATAAGTGATATCAACGATCCTAATACGGACTGGATGTCTCATATAAGAATTAAATATTGTCCTGAGTGTGCTGCTTATAGGAGAAAGATGAATAAACGGAATTGGGCTTCTAAAAATACCGATGCTCATAAGACGGTTGAAGCGTTTCTCGGAGAGTATTCTGCTCTGATGAGAGAGCAGATATCGGAACTGAAAGAACAGGTTGAGTTGGTTAAGTCTGAGAATGATTTGCTTAGAAAACAGATAATTAGTCTTAGAGAGTAAAAATGTGTAAAATATTTGCTATATTTTTGTGTGAGCAAGATAATAAATGAGTGATACAAGGGGGGAATGGATAATTTGGAAACAAATTCTGTATACATACTTTCATGTGAGGCAAAAGACCTTTATGCAGCCAAGAGATTGGTTAATCCCGTAATAGATGATAAAGGTGTGGTTCTCGGACATACCAACACTAATCTGAAGCGTTGGAAGAATACACTTGACTTCAGCCTTGATCTTATGAAACTTCGTGAAGTTGCCTATCAGCATTATCATAATCGTAGCTCATTCTTCTTTGATAAGGAGTTGGGCAAGGAATTTACTCAGCGTGTTATCAATGTAGACTTTGACTTAGCCTATAAAGAGTGGAATCGTCATGGTGACATATATGTGCGTGATGGCTACGGCATGGCAGACATTAAAGAGATTGGCAAGTATGGTGACAGGACATTCTATAAGGACGGAATCTGTATTGGTGTAAAAGTTGGCGATGTTACAGAAGATGAAGTCGTGGTGTGGGACGGTGTGCCAAAGTATTTCGTGTATGATGAAGCTAATCGCAAAATCAAACTTGGCAAGAGTATACCGACGCTTATGAGTCGTGGAGAGCTTCGCTTTGACCTTTATGAGAATGGATTTATCTGTAATGGCATAAAGTATGTGCGTTACAAGAGATCGTCAGGCAGTAGTCGTGTTGGTAAGTGTCTTTTTATAGACGAGAATCTTTATCCCGCAATGCACAAATGGGAGTTGTGTGGCTTAAAGATTAAAGAGGGAGACAAGATTGACCTTGCCGCATTTGAAGCCTACATCTCATTACCTTCCAGTAGTTGTATTGATACTCTTGAGATACGCCCCGAAAACATACTTGTTATTGATGACTATGAGTCAGAGTTTGAAGATGATGTCGTAGCGGTCTATGGCGAGGGTGAGGATTTTGTTGCCAAAGAGGAACGAGCCAAGATAAAGAATAGCATTTGGGATGGGCAAAGTCTCTTAGATGTAAGTATGTATGGTGAGCATTACGCAGATAGAACAATGCTCCTTCTTCGTAACCGTTTCTTCAAGAGTGCATCATTCAAGACAAGAATACAGGACTGGTTTAGAGATAATGGCATTACAGAAGTATCTCAGCTTAAAGGTTATACCAGAGCAACCCGCATAGAGGATATCAAACTTATTACTACTCCATCAAGTATAAAGTATGTGAAGTTTGGCACTATTGAGCAATGGCTTGACAATCTCTATCCGACTTTTGGAATAGTAAAGTATGAGAAGCCTACTAAATATTTGGATGGCAGAATGGTTCAATGCCATTATCAATTACTCAACTCTCTGCAACTTACTCGTGATGATATACAAGCATTACTACAGCCTAATTTTGATTATCTCAATCTCATCCGCAAGGACGCTGCGGTAATGCGCTATCATCTCAAATACCCTTATGCTTTAGCCGATAATGATGAACCTTGTTTGACCCGTGATGAGATTATCATGAAGGTAATTGGAATGAATAGCAAGTTTGTAGAAACAAAGTTGTATGACAACTTCCGCAAGGAACTTGTAAAGTCTATGCTAAAAGAATATCGCAAGGGGCATATATGGATTAGTGGCAACTATGAAACCCTGATTGGCAACGGCATTGAAATGTTGCAAGCTACTATTGGCGCGTTTAAAGGCGAGAGTGTTTTAGGTGTTGGACATATTCATACAAAGAGATTTGAGTATGGTAAGACTTTGCTTGGTACAAGATCCCCGCATATAAATTCAGGTGATGTTCTACTTACAACCAATGTGGCAAATGAGCTTTATGACAGATATCTGGTTTCAAGCAATGAAGTTGTTCATATTAATAGCATAAATGAAAATATATTGCAGAGACTTCAAGGTGCTGACATGGATTCCGATTGTATACTGCTTACTGATAATGAAGTTCTTATAAATGCCGCTAAGAAAAATTATGATAAGTTTAGAGTCCCCACAAGTTTCATTGAGGCTAAGAAGATTCAGTGGACTTATGACGCAAAATCAAAGGCACAGCTTGATATAAATACAAGTGTTAATTTGATAGGTCAGATTGTTAATCAATCGCAATACCTCAATTCAATAATGTGGGAACGCATTTATAATGAAGTAAAACAAGGTATTTCAAACGAAGATGCAATCAGGCATCAACATGAATTATATGATGATATTTGTATACTCAGTGCTGCCAGTGGATCTGAGATCGACCGAGCCAAGAAGATGTTTGATGTTGATACGTCAAAAATGCTCACAACATTAAAAGAAAAGTACGGCATTTATACTGAGGTTAATGGTAAAGAGAAATTTACAAAACCGCTTTTCTTTCGCAACATCACTCTCGGAAACGGATATACACTTAATCCTAATCAGTATTATAGGCAGTTTGAAACATCTATGGATTATCTACAAAAGGCAATTGATAAATTCAGAGCCGATAAGATTGAAGCAAAAAATCTGCCGTTCTGTGAGATTATCAAACCTATGGACGTAGATTGGCGCAAGGCAAACTCTCGCCTGTACAACAAGGTTTATGAGATTATAAACAAAATTAAGGCTATGCGTGAAAGCATACAGAGTGCATATATTGGGTATACGGATAAAACCAAAGATGAGAAAAAACTCATAACCAAAGAAGTCGCAGAAATCAGAAGTCACTGTGTAGACTATGTTGCAAACATTCATTTAAACGATGTTGAGATGTATTTGCTTTTAAGGGAAATAGATAAGGATAAAAATGCAGGATATGCAAGAACAATTTTCGACACATTGTTTGCAACAGGCAATGCCGACCTGTATGAAATGATAAGAAGTAGTTCTGACGAGCAGTATAAACTCTCAAAAAAGAGTAATGAAAATTGCGTAAGACTATTCAATTATGACTATTTTAAGCAAAAAATCGGCTAAATTTGCACGATAGTAAAATAATTAACATGAGGAAAACGGCTATATTACGCCGTTTTTTCTCTTTTGGATAGTGGGGAATATGGATATATGAATATTTGTTCATGTATTCAAATAATAAAACACGAAAGATGTGAAATTAATGATTGAAATTTCAAAAGCTGAAGCACAGTATCTCAGAAATCACGGAATCCATGAGGGTATAACAAGAACGATGAGACAGAAGTCCAAGCGCAAGCATGTATTGGTTGCTGAGGAACGTTATATTCTTGAGTTGCTTAATGAATATCGCAAGTCTCAGAATGTCGTACTCACATACGGCACAGTCTAAATCCACTACGGTGGCAGTCGGATGGCTGATCTTAATTTAAGTGAGGAATTGTTTTATGGCTAAGAAGAAACCAGAAACAAAAGTTGATGAAGTAATAGAGAAGGAAATCCCAGAAGGATATGTAGAAATCACGCCAGAACAGCTTATGGAATTGCAGGGCGGTGGAATCCAAACTGTAATGAATATCGGTCTTGGTGAAAAACTCGTTCTTGAAGATATGCAGGATCGCATTATGTATCTTGATGGCGAAGTAAATTCAGATGTACTTCATACAATTATTATGCAGATATATAAATTAAACGGAGTAGATATTGGTCTTGAACCAGAAGATATGCAGCCTATTATACTCATTATTAATTCTGGCGGTGGTTCTGTTATGGACGGACTTGCTTTATGTGATGCTATTAATGCGAGTCGTGTACCTGTAATTGCAATCTGCATTGGTTACGCATATAGTATGGCATTCAACATTTTTACTCAGTGCGACTTGAGACTTGCTACTAAGAACGCCTCATTCCTTTACCATGATGGCTGGACTTGTGATAGTAATGTTTCAAGCAAAGTTAAGGATGCGGCTAAGTTCTACGACAAGGTTGATGAACGAGTAAATAAGCTCATTGCCAACAGGACAAAACTTACAGTAGATTATCTTTCGAGTATAGCAAGAGCAGACACATATTGGTTTGCCGATGAAGGCAAAGAAAATGGATTTGTTGATGCTATTATAGGCGAGGATATTGATATAGCAGAGATATTTGGCTTTATGGGGGATATACCTTGTGAGTGTGACCACGACAAGTGCGATTGCAAGAAGTGAGGTGAAGCCTCATGGCAAAGAATAAAAACGCTATGCGAGTTTCGTTCTGTGGGAGTAATGCAACAGAGGTAACGGGAAGTCGCACATTGTTGACCGTAGCTGACAAACAATATCTTTTTGAGTGTGGATTGCACCAGTCCTCTAAGTCAATATGGGAAGAATATAAAATCAACTCAGCTAAGTTTGATTTTAAGGCAAAAGATATTGATGCGGTATTTGTCGGACACGCACATTCAGACCACGTGAATCTATTACCATTGCTTGTAAAACGTGGATTTACTGGTAATATCTATATCCCGAAAGACAATTTTGACCTCATGCGTATTCTTATGGAGGATTGTGCTCATATATGTGACAGAGACGCAGAGTTCTTAAATCGCACAGAACATTCAGTCGAGCCATTATATACAGAAGAAGATGTGCAAGCTACATTAGATAGAATGGTTGAGTTGCCGTTTGGTGAAAAGATTGTTATTGATGACCATGCAACATTACGTTTCACTCATAGTGGGCATATCACAAACTCAGCTCATATAGAGTTATGGGTGACAAACAATAATGTGATGAAGAAAATTTATTACACTTCGGATTTAGGAAACACATCTGTTCCCTGTTATTATGTTCATCCTATAGAACCTGTTTCAAATGCAGATTTGGTAATTGCTGAAGCAACATACGCAAATCCTAAAAGGCAAATTAAGCCAAAAGATAGGCAATGTGATATTGATAAGATTAAAACGGTAGTAGAGCAAACTGTTGAAAAGGGTGGCAAAGTTCTATTCCCTGTTTTTGCAAATCACAGATGTCAAACTATTCTTACGGTTCTATATGAGATATATGGCAACGATGAGAATTTTAATACTCAAATCTATGTGGACAGTCCGATGGCGGTTAAGATATGCAAGCTCATGTGTCACATAGTCAACGAGAAGCAAATGCACGTTTGGGAAAAGGTTATGACTTGGAAGAATGTTCATTTTATTAGTGAATATGCGGACAGCAAGGCGTTGCAGGAAACAAATGAGTCTTGTATCATACTGGCAAGTAGTGGCATGATGTCGGCGGGCAGATCGGTGTCATGGGCGCAGAAACTCTTAGGCAGCACCAAGAATCACTTTGTATTCTGCGGTTACAGTGCCGAAGGTAGTCTTGCCGATAAGATTAGAAATAGTATGCAAAAGACTATTACGATTGATGGTAAGGTTGTACCTAACAAGGCGTATGTCACAACGCTGAATAGTTTTTCAAGTCACATACAGCATAATCAGATGTTAGAGTATTACTCAGATATAGATTGCAACAAGATTGCAATTGTTCATTCCAATTTCAATGATAAGGAAAAGTTTTGCAAAGAATTGCAAGAAGAATATTCAAAGAAATCTAAAAGCACAAAGGTGGTTTGTGTTAATAGTGGAACGGTAATCAGCTTATAAGGTAGCCTGTAGGCGTAGAGATTATAGGGTACTTCCCTGCTCACCTTTCTGCAAAAGCTTGATTATGCAGAAAATCATGCAAATAAAAATCTTGATTTGTGTAAGGAGATAATATGGCAAAAGCAAATGTAATACGCAAGAACTCTCTTGGTATTAAGGGTGTTCTGAATGTAGATAAAGACAGCAATAGCGTTGTTATAGAGATTGAGGACGGCGAGGCTTTAGAGTTGGCAAGTCTGCTTGATGATTTTAACGGCTCGGAAGTCTCGATCTCAGTTGGCGAGTCAATTGACATCGCATAAATTCAGTGAAACGTGATTCAGTAAATCACAATTAGAATTTAAGGAGGAAAAATCAGTTGAAGAAATTCACGACTGAGCAATACTGTCGTATCTTCGAGGTTTGCAATAGTAAGCCAAAGGATAGGACTTGGGACGATGTAGCGATACAACTCAATTCTGAGTTCAATAGTGATGTAAGTTCCAGTGCATATAGGAAGTGTTACCAATATTATACTTTAATGAATAACGCTCTCAAAGCAAAAGGTGATACCTCTGTAGCAACTCGCATACTTAGCATATCGGACACACACGTTCCTTTTGAACTGCCGATAGAGATGTTATCAGCCTATAAAGGCAGAGTTGATATACTTCAACTTAATGGCGACATCTGTGATTGTCAGGCTATTTCAAAATTCAATAAGGTTTATCGTGTGTCCCCTATGGAAGAAATTATTAAGGCTCGTAAATATGTGATTGATATGATTGAATATTTGCAACCCAAGAAAGTGGTTGTAACATACGGCAATCACGATCTGCGCTTTCAGAACTACATAGCTAAAAATCTTGACAATGAAATGGCTGAGCTTATGCCGAGAACAAGTCTTGAATTAATCTTTGTAGACGGTTTCTTTCATTATGATAAAAGAGAAGGGACTAAATCTTGGTATACTCCTATAAAAGAACTGTTCCCCACTATTGAGATTGACTATACCGATGATTGGTGGGTACAGATTGGCGACACAATATTTGCTCATCCGTCAGCATTTTCATCGGGAGTTCTCAAGACTGCGGAAAAAGCGATGTATTTCTTCAGGAATGAAGGTATGCAGTTTATGGAACTCGTAATGGCTCATACTCATAGAGTTGGTGAGTATTACATCGGTAACACAAGAATAATTGAACAGGGTGCGTTTAGTGACGTATCTAAGAACAATTATAATAACGGTCAGCTTTATAATTCTCAGAAAGAGGGTTTTGTGTATCTGTGTCAGGATATAAACGGCAAAACTATGCGTGAGAAAACAGAGTTGGTCGCACTGAATTAAGCAAGATTGGTCTTTCTGTGTGAAAGATAAGTAGAATTACAGGGTTGTCCCCTATCTACGCCTTTCTATTTTAAAGGAAAGAGGATAATATGTCTTGTGGAATTTATTGTATTGAAAACAAAGTGAATGGCAAAAGGTATGTTGGGTTAAGTCGTAATATTGAAATCAGATGGAAATCACATAAAAACAGACTTAATTCAGGAAATCATATTAATACTCATTTACAAGCGGCTTGGAATAAATATGGTGAAAGTAATTTTGATTTTATTATTATAGAATTATGTTCCGATGATGTCATAAAAGATAGGGAAATTTATTATATTTCTTTATACAAAACGCAAGATAATCGTTTCGGATATAATCAAACCGCTGGCGGTGATGGTATAAAAAATTTAAATGAGGATTGTGCAGACAAAATTTCTTTAGGCGAAACACTTTACCCAGTGGTTAAATTAGATTTTGATGGCAACTACATATGCGAATATAGAAATTGTAGATTTGCAGCGGAAGATACTGGATTGTTTACTGAAAATATAAGATATTGTTGCGATAAAAAAGGTAAACGCAAAACTACTGGTGGATATATTTGGATGTATAAATCTGATTATGAACAAAACGGGTGCGATGTAGAATACTATAAAATTTTAAAAAGAGGAACGCCTGTTAGTCAATTTACAAAAGACGGGCAATATATTGCAACATACATATCAATGCATGAAGCGGAAAGACAAACAGGATGTCCATTTAAAAACATATCTGCGGTTTGTAATGGGACAAAACATACTTGCATGGGGTATGTATGGAAATTCGCAGATGAAAGCATACTATTAAATTGAATTAAAAGGAGAGTATCTTAAGTGATTATATCTGAATCTGTTTGCAAGAAATATGATAGATACGAGGATTTTACATCTGAGTTTGTGCGCACCGCTATGGAGAATGGAGTTACGTTCCTCATAGTGAATTGGCAGGATGCGCTTGGCGTGTGTCAGCTGCTTAACGCCTTTACCATTAATGGAAATAGCATTGCTATGCGTGGCGAGTTCACAGATGAGGCTTATGCAGATATTCAGTGTGTTAAAGAATACGATGGCAACACGCTAATAACATTATTTGATAATGGCGAGATGATTTGCGAAAAGGCTCTGAATGATGAAACCGCATATGTGGATGACGCTATGTATTTTGTTGAATACAGTGCAAAAGAAGTAGTTCTGCCTTTACACGCAAAGGTTGTACCTTTCAAGATCGAAACTCAGATTTTTGAGAACGTATTTTGATTATATAGTCGCAAGTCGGCTTATAATTCTCGCCTAAAGCTGTGGCGAGTAACTAAATGACGGAACGGGGCATAGATTAAGCCCCGTATGTGGAAAGCAACTGCAATGATGTTGTAATCTGCACCAAAGCAAATCTCGGAGAACAACTTCACGGTTAAACTGTTGTCGCAAAATCCGAGGTTTTATGTACCTACCACGCCTCTGTTGTAAGCGTACCACGGTGGGTCTTTAAGACAAAGCTCTTTACGAGCACTTATTAGGAAAGAGTTTTCAAGCATCTCTTGCATTGTGGTGTCTGTGCGCACAGGTATCGCTTTGATTTTCGTGCTTGAATGCTGCGCATTATGGGATTTAGAGCACAATCTAAACTTGCGCATTATGGCAGTTTGGTGAAATGGTATCATATAAGGTTCATACCCTTATGTTCCAAGTTCGACTCTTGGGGCTGCAACCAAGCGTATCTTCAACGCTATAAGCATTAAAGGCAGATAGAGAGAACCGATCATTCTCTTGACAAGTGTCACCATTCACTTCTGCCTTTACAAGTTTAAAATGGTGAGATTGGAAATGGTGCATATGAATGTTAGATGTGAGGACACAAGATGTTACGATTATAAGTAATTCTACGGGTGAAGATATTACGGAGCAGTATGCGTTGTTAATGACGCAAGATGAGAAAGAAAGAAAAGATAAACAACAAAAAGAAAGAGATAAAAAGACTTATAAAAGATTATGCCAAAACGAAAGAGGGTATTTTACTATGATGCTCTACGAGATGAAAAAGGCTTTGGAATTAGGTGTTTCTCAACCGAATGTGACACGATTAATGTATCTCGCAACATACATGGATTATGATAATATTTTAAGAGCTGGAAATAATACCTTGATGACTAAAAGAAGTATGCAAAAATGTTTGAGATTAAAAGAAGATACTTTTAGAAACTTTTATAAGGATTGTATAGATGCAAAACTTATTCAATACAAAGAAGATAAGTATTTTTTGAATCAGTCTATTTTCAAGCGTGGTCGTATAACGCAAGAACAAGCTAAGAACGACAACACAATGTTCTTGTATCATAAAGGCATTAGAGAAATTTACGAGAATAGCAAGATTTCAGAGCATAAGATTTTAGGCTATGTATTCTTAGTAATGCCTTATGTTAATCAAACTTTCAACGTCATTTGTAAAAACCCTAAAGAGGAATCATTTCAAGAAATGGAATGTTTAGATTGGAATGATGTTGGAGATATACTTCAAATAAATGCTATTCGTAATTTAAAAATGAAATTCAAAAGATTCACTGTTGGTGGACAATATGTTTTTGTTGACGCATCTACTGATAGTAAATCCTTTATATTTGTGAATCCTCAAATTTATTATACTGGCAAAAATTGGGAACAGGTAGAATGGATAGAAGGGGTTTGTTCTTCGTCTCAGTTGGAACGGAAGGGCGAAATTCACAGCACATAAGCTATACGTTGATATATAGGCAAATACAAAGATTTTTGCAAACCGAAAAAAGTCAACATAATGACATACTTTTTCGGAAAATAATTAACAAAACGAGCGTAAGGAGATGATTGAATGGAAGGCAGATCGACGGTCTATAATAAGATTACAAGTGATGAAAAGATTAAGCAGATCAACCCCGAAAACGCTCAGTTGAGCAAAGACTTTCTTGATTACCTTGCTTCAATTGACAGAAGTCCTAAGACTATTTTTGCATATAATTCTGACCTTGAAATATTCTTTGTTTGGAACTTAGAAGAAAATGCCAACAAGGATTTTATAAAGATTAGTAAACGTGACTTTGCGAGATTTCAGAATCACGCTCTCAATGTGTGGAAATGGAGTCCTCGTAGGATAAGGCGAGTTAAATCTACAATTTCTTCTCTTAGCAACTATATCATGAATATGCTCGACGAAGAAGAAGGGTATGAAGATTATCGCAGTATTATTAAGAAGATTGAATCTCCCGCAAATGAGGCTGTTAGAGAAAAGACTGTGCTTTCTACAGAACAGGTGCAGAGGTTGCTTGATGAACTTGTAAAGCGTGAAGAATACGATAGAGCTGTTTGTATTGCAATTCTCGCTTATTCGGGTATGCGTAAGGCGGAACTGCTTCAAATGAAAATGGAATACTTTAACGCAGACCACTTAGAGTTTGGCTGCCTTTATAAAACAGATAAGGTGAGAGCCAAAGGTTGTGGTGTGCGCGGCAAACAGATAAACAAGTATGTAATGAATAAAGTTGATACCTATATGGATTTATGGCGCAAGAAGCGTGAAGAATTAGGTATTGACAGCGAGTGGGTTCTTGTTATAAAGCGTGGTGACGTTTGGGAGCAGAGAACGGATATTGAGAGTTGGAAAGATGAGTTTACTCAGATTCTCGGTTGCCCGTTCTATTTTCATGCCCTTAGGCACGCATTGTGTACTGAGCTTGTTCAAATGAACATACCGTCAGAAGTTATAAAAGAATTTTTCAAATGGGAGTCTGTAGAAATGATTAGCCATTACAATGATGCTTCTGCGGCTGATGACTTTGGTAAATACTTTAGTGCAGATGGCATTATACAGCAAGAAAATAAGGGTATTGCTGATATAAAATAGAACCCACATTTTATTAGAAATCTACAAATCATATATTCCTCCTTGCCCTCTTTGAGAGGGCTTTTGTGTTGTCTGACTGCGATGATGTTGGACGGCGCACCAATACTATGAAAAGAGGAAAGATATGCCAATATATAATTATGTTTGCCCAAACTGCGATAATAAGTTTGAGACAGACAAGAAAATAAGTGAGTATAATCCTCATGAATTATGCCCTAAATGTGGAGAACCTGCAAATAGGAATATGACCAAGAACTATTGCAATGGCAACTACGTTGTGAAATGCGATGGGTTCTATGGAAAAACATCAAAGTGAATAACAATATATGGGAGTAGCTACCCATATATGAGGGCGGTTTTCTATCCTGCCGCCCTCTGTTATTTATAAATATAAAAGAAGGATAGAGAGAGGATAGAACAATGTTAATTACGACAGAAGTCCAAGTGGTAGTAGCCAGTCGCACTCTATATTTTTATCGTAATCTTGGCTACGATTGTAAGATAGGCGACACAATTACCGTCCCGGTAGAAAAGACTCATAATGGGTGTAACGAGAAGATTTGGTATAAATGTGACATTTGCAATAAGCAAAAACAAGTATCATTAAAATCGTTTAAGGCAACGCGGGGTTTCGATGAACCTATGTATTGCGTAGAATGCGCAAATCTTTTACGGTGTGGCAAGTCAATTGATGATATTCGGGAATATATTAGTTTAAAAGCAAGAGATGGATATAGAATATGCAAAAAATGTAACAGAGAATTACCTCTTGATATAAAATATTTCAATCCCGATGTAATGTGTGCAGACGGTTTACGGTTTGTTTGCAGAGAATGTTCTGGTGATCCATTCAAAACACATGAAGATGATTGGAGTAGAGAGTGGACTGATGATGAATTGTCCTTGCTTAAACAACATTACGCAGATTGCACCACTAAAGAATTACAGGAGAAATTCTTTCCAGATAGAAGCATTCGTGGAATCCGATGTATGGGAAACAAATTGCATATTGCAAAAAGTGAAATAGCTAAAACCAAAAGCAATGAAAGCAGAGCAAATCTATGTCGGGAGGCATTTACTGGTAGAAAATTAAGTGATTCAGCAAAAGAAAAATTGTCTGTTAAAGCAAGGGAAAGGTATGAAAAATATGGGAGTCCATTAAAGGGTAGACCTTTTACTTTGACTCACAAACAAAACATAAGTAAAGGGCTTAAAGAGTCTGGAAGATGGAAGGGCGAAAATAACCCTCGTTATGCTAATCCTTTATGCGGAAAAGACAACCCTAATTGGAAGGGTGGTTTAACGCCATTATATCAAGAATTGAGAAGTGACACGAGAGATTGGTTTGTCGAATCTGGAGAATTGTCGAATTTTAAATGTGTTATAAGCGGATTAAAATTAGACAATGTTCATCACTTGATACCGTTTAAAGATATTGTAAAAGAGGTCTTTGATGTTTTAAATCTTGAATTTAAAGACAGTATTGCTGATTATACCGCCACTGAAGAAAGTCAAATAAGAAATCTTCTAAAAGAACTACATATACAATATGGATTAGGAGTAGGACTGAATAAGGAGGTTCACAAATTATTTCATGATAATTATGGGTATAGCAATGTCACTAAAGAGGATTTTAAATCTTTTTTGATTGGAATACAAAACGGTGTGTATGATGAATATTTTGCGGAACATAATTTGCCTATTATGTTAAACGTGTCTGCGATAGACGTATTATTAAATTAAGGAGGAATGGTGCGATGCCACAAAAGAAGCGAAAGAAAGCTCCTCGTGCAGCGCAAAAGAAAATTTGCACTTGTTGTGGCAAGGAGTTGTCGTTAATTAATTTTTATACGGCATCTAACCCGCTAACATCGAGTGATGGCGAGAGAGTGAACGTTTGCAAAAATTGTGTTAAGAAAGAGTCTTTGAATGAAGATGGCTCATTGAATATGGAAAAATTCAAGCAAATGTTAATGTTAATGGATAAACCACTTGTCCCACAAGCATTAGATTCTGCAATAGCTGAAACTGATAAGGCAAAAGAATTGGGAAAAGGACGCACCGATATAATTGGTGTGTACATGAAAAACATTATTACTCTACCCCAGTATTCAAAATTGTCTTTTATGGAGTCGATGGCTCTCTTAGAAAGTGGGCAGACTGTATCTGCTAATGTGACAACTGCCGAAAGGCGTGTAAGACCAAATCCAAAAGAAGATGTGTATATAAGGCAAGTTGATGATTTTGTAGTCACTGATGAAATACTTGATCGTTTTGGAGAAGGATATTCTAAGAGCGATTATCGCAAAATGCAGAGAAAGTATGATAAGCTAAAGCAAAATTATCAGATTTCGACAAATCTGCACGAAGAAGCTTTGGCTACCTATGTAAGATTTAAGGTTAAAGAGGAACAAGCTACTGCAAATGGAGATGTGGGTGGAGCAGAAAAATGGAATAAGGCAGCTCAAGAAGCTGCGGACAAAGCGAAACTTACCCCTAAGCAATTATCACAAGCGGATTTGCAAGGTGGTATAACTGCCATATCTGAAATCTCAAAGGCTGTTGAAGAAGCGGCTGATATTGTAGAGATATTACCGAGATTTAAATATTCTCCTAATGATGCCCCTGATTTTATTATTTGGTGTTATGTTAATTTTTGCAGAAAACTCAAAGGACTTCCAGAAGTTGATTATAAGGATGTTTATTCATTTTATGATAAAAAGAAAGAAGAATATATTGCTCAATATGGTGATCCTTACAATATTTTTGCAGATGATACCACGGAGAAAAACAGGGGTGCAGTAGAGAAATTCATTAAACTCCCCAAAGATTATAATACTGGTGGTGATGATAATGGCGAGTGAAAGAATCAAGGCGTTAGCTGACGATACAGTGTTTGGTCGAAATATAGCCAACTACCATGACTTCATTAGCTTTTGTCGCTGGTATCCTGATTTGATGTTTGATTTGCTTAAACCATCAAAGGGCGGAATAAATCTACATCTTGACCAAAGAATATTTTTAAGGTGTGATGTAAGATTTTTTAGTATGTATGGCGATTTTAGCCGAGGTTACGGAAAGACCTATGATGAGGTAATGGCGGCTGTTGCGGTTGCGTTATTGTACCCCAATATGTCTCTTGCAATTTCTGCACAGACTAAAGAGAACGCAGCAGATCTCTTAACTGATAAGTGGAATGAATTGACTAAGCACTTCCCTTTGTTGGTTAATGAGCTTTCGGACAAACCAAAGTTTTCGAGGGGTATTGCTGTTATCAAATTCAAAAACGGTTCTGAGATTGATGCTATTGCAAATTCTCAATCAACTAAAGGTCAAAGACGTAGAAGGTTAAAAATTGAGGAATCTGCTTTACTTAATAATGCGTTGTTTGAAGATGCTCTTGCACCTGTTGTTGAAGTGCCACGTTTAACCGCTGGAAGATTAAGTGTTCCTGATCCTTGTGAATTAAATCAGCAAATACACTTCTTCACCACAGCGGGATTTAAAGGTAGCGACGAGCATACAAGAATTGTTACTATGGTTGACGAGATGGAAAACCTTAAAGGTAAGATTGTTCTTGGAGCGAGTTGGATGTTACCTTGTTGGTATGGGCGTGGTTCAAGCAAGAGTCAAATTCTAAACAAGAAGAAAAATATGTCTTTGGTTGCATTTGCACAAAACTATGAACAGGAATGGGTTGGTGCAAGTGACGGTGCGTTAGTGAATATTAATAGGCTTTTAAATTGCCGAGTAATTCCTCATGTTGTCCCAAACTGCAATAATGAAGATGAAGAATATTATATGGGCGTGGACGTTGCTCGTTCTCAAAAGACATCAAACAATCAATCTTCTGTAGTTGTTGGTAGAGTTATACGCAATGCTGATAGATCAAGAATTGTGGCTGTTGATATAGTGAATATTATCAACATACCAAATATCTTAAATTTTTCGGCACAGGCAGTTAAGATAAAACAAATCCAAAAGGCGTATAACGCTAAGATGGTTGTTTGTGACGGAAACGGTCTTGGTGCGGGATTGATAGATTGTTTATTGATGGAGTCAATTGATCCAATCACTGGTGAAAGTTTAGGCTGTTGGGACACTATAAATGATGACAATGCTCCTGAAATACCCAACTCTCCGCAAATTGTATATAACTTAAAAGCACAGTCTTGCCAAAACGAAGTTATCACTACGTTTATCGATTATGTTGATAGCGGGAAACTTAAACTTCTTGAACGTAGACTTGAAAATGATTTCACAGAAAAAGAATGGGAGAATCCAGACGACATGATTCGTCCGTTTGTTGAAACAGATGCTTTTATAGAAGAAGCTGCTAACTTAAAAATGAAACACTTATCTAATGGTGGCATTACTATTGAGAAGGCTGTAAAGAAAATAGATAAAGACCGTGTTTCGGCTTTAATCTATATGCTTTGGTATGTAGAAAAATTTGCAAAGGATTTATCTATTGAGACTGAGTATTCAGTTGGAGTGTATGTAAATTAACAAGAATTTAGCCAGAAATCCCACTGGCTTTAGACGGTGGGTAGTTCACCAAGAAAGGAAGTGAGATAATGTCAGAGAAAAAGGCAAATGAAGAAACTATAAACGAAACTAATGCTTATCATTTCTTTAGGGATGTAACTACTGGAACTATGTTTACGGGGCTGTTGCATGATTATACTGCTGATCCATCACATCTGTTGTGGATTATTCAGCACCCTATGGACTTTAACAAAGAAATCAGGGATATATCAAACCGCCTTTATTCAAGTAATGGTAACTTTAGAAACACAGTAGATTACATGAAGGCACTTCCTACTCTTGATTACGTTGTCACAAATTATATTAAAGACAATGGTTCAAAGGCTCGTAAGGAGATTATAGAGTATGCGCTTGGTAAGATTAAGCATAAAGAGATTATAAGAGATGCCATTCACAAGGGCTGTGTTGACGGCATCGCTTTTTATTATCTTGTTGTTGGAGAGCGCAAACTTAGCAACAAGAAATCAGTGAGTTATTGGGACGTACATGATATTAGTGAGATTAATTCGTTGAAGCCAAAACTTTCAAAGATGAATCTGTCTGTTATTAATCTGCCAGTAGACTATTGTAGAATCATTGGCTTTAAAAACAATTCTTATATTGTGGCATTTGATCTTGAATATTTTAATGAGGGTGAGGAGACAAACGAGAGTAAGCTTCGCAAATACCCCAAAGAAATACAAGAAGCTTACAATAAATGGCACAATGGAAAAGGTCAACAGGAAGTAGTTCTCGACAATACCAAAACTATGGTTTTCAAAATATCATCAAAGAGAGATGAGCCGTGGGGCAGACCACTTGTTTTAGCGGCAATTCTTGATATTCTTTATGGGGATTATTTTACTAATACTAAGCGTAAAACTCTTGATGAAGTTAATAACAAACTGGTGTACGAAACATTCCCAGAAGGTAAAGCTACTGGCACATCTGCCTTGACTGATAAGCAGCAAAAGGAACAGCATGATGCAGTCAAGAGCGTTATTGCTACAAAGAATACAAGAGGTGCGACATCATTTGTATCTGTTGCGGCTGGCACAAAAATAAATGTTATTGATACAAGCACAGATATTTTTGATGATAAATATGAGAGCAAGCTCGACGAAAAGATTGGAACGGATTTAGGATTTGCGGCTACATTGCTTAATGCAAGTGCTTCAAGTTCATATTCTGCGCAGCAAACCAATCTTGAACTTGTTACGGCTCAGATATTCAAGTGGATTGAAGAAATAACTGCGGAGTTAAATAAAGTGTTGAACTTCAATGTTCTTAATCTGAATTATATAGATGTAAAGGTAAACTATTTACCTATTACGCATCTTAATAAACAACAGATGATTGGTTATGTGAAAGACTTATATTTACAAGGCAAAGGTAGCTTGACTCTATGGGCTTCGGCAGTTGGTATTTCGTCAGATGTATTTTATGCAATGCTTGATGAAGAATTAGAAGATGATATTGAGAATAAATATCCTGTCCATCAAACAAGTTATACGCAGTCATCAAAAGATGCTGGCAGACCTACGGTTGATAATCCAACTAACGAAAATACGATTCAAAGCAAAACCAATAATTCAAACGGGCAACCAAAGCCCAATAGTTAAAATCTCTCCGTCGTAATGTCGGGGATTTTTTATATATTACGGAAGAAAGGAGGTAAGCATGAAAAGTTTTGAACTTTCGTCTAAGAAACGAAAAGACGGCAAGAGGAGATTTACTGCGCTTCTTTACAAGTTGCAACCTCCCGAATCCGTAGTCAACAATGTCGGCACAGACGGGCATTGGAATGAAAATGGCATAACTTTTATTGAAGAATATGCCGCACAGAATCTTGAATCTATAAAGGATATGAGTATGACTTGTGATTTTATAGATGCGGATAAAACAGAAGTTTCAGGACATGGGGAAACTGGTGAAATCACAGATGACGGTTTACCTAAGTTTGAAGCGGATATAATTGGTCATTTTACAGAGGGTTTTATTGCAGAGTTTGACGATAATGGAACTACAAGCAAAGCTGTATTTGGCAAGGGTGTTATTGATGAAATGCGCCATGCTGATTTTGTAGCTCAAATTGAAACCAATATGGCAAATGGCATTGCTCCAAGCGGTAGTATTGAAATACTACATCCCGAAGATAGTGATAGCATCATTTATCTTAATGGCAAATTCGAGCAAGGTCGTGTGCCTGTAAAGTATGTTCACAGTGGTTTTTCTTTAGTATCAAATCCTGCGGATAAAGCTTCTAAGATGATTGAACTGAATAATAAACGAGAAAGTGAGGATGAGACAATGGATGAGAAAACAATTAATCTGATTTGTGATTCTGTAAAGAACGCAGTATCAGAAACAAATTCAAAGAATGCCGAGTACGAAGCAACAATCTCTGAACTTAATACTTCTGTTGCCGATAAGGATAATCAGATAGCAGAACTTAACGCTTCTGTTGATTCACTTAAAAAGGCTATTGCAGATATGGAGGTAGAGCGTGACGCTTGGTGGGCTGAAAGAGATTCGCTTCAGAAACAGCTTGGCGAGGCTCTTGCTGCTCAGAGACTTGGTGAACTCAATTCTGCTATTGAAGGTTTTACTGATGAGCAGAAGGCTTTCGCAAAGGATGAGATTGAGGCGTTCAAGGCTGATCCTATGAACGGTGAAATCAATTCTATCACAGATAAGATTTATCGTGAGATAGGCAGAACTGCACTTGAGAGTGCAAAGGTTGTTGAAACAAATTCTGTTGATGACACAACAGATATTTTTGGCGAAATCAATTCAACAAATGCAAACACCGATGGCGAAGATATAGACATTTTCGCAACTGTACTTTAATTGAGAAAGGAAGGGTAATATTATGGTAAGATTTCATTCTGTAGAGGAAATTGAGCACTCTGCTCATAGCGTTCCTAATGTAACTGCACACGCAGATATGCCTAATGGCGCACTCGTTGGTCTGACATATACTAATGCTTCAAAGGTGACAAAAGCACCTGCAACAGCTAACGATCTTTATGTTGTTATTAACACACAGACAGGCGACAATGAGTACATCACAAACTACACAATCAAGCAGGGTGAGTATGTAAACCTCTTTAAGCTTGAGAATTGGGTAGGCAAGGAGCTTGACGTAACTAAGGATAATGTTACAGGTACATATGCAAACATTGCCGCTGGTGATACTCTTACATTCGATGCTACAACATTTAAGTTTAAGGAAGATACACCTGCCGCTGCTGGAGATATCTGCTTCAAGGTTCTTGAACTCGCTCCTTATGGTCTTAGAGTTCTTGTACAGGTATATTCTGCTTAATTATGGGGAAAGGAAGGTAAAACAATATGAGTTACACAGTTGAACTTAATTCTGCTCGTAAGGATGCAGATTTCGTAACAAAGGAGTATAATGCTCACACTGGTGTAGTAGAAGTATTTTCTGCTATGGTAAACGGAAAGTCTCTTGATAAGTTTGGCAAGAATATGGCAGATAAGTCTGTTAATTATATTAAGGAACTTGCAAGCAAGGCTTCAAATGGTGACGGTTCTGCTATTGCCGAGCTTAACACAATTCGTAAGTACACAATTGAGCCTGAACTTCTCAAGGAAATTCAGCTTCTTGGTTTCTTTGGTTCTTATGAGAATGTTGGTTACGGCGAAAGCATTGAGCGTGAAGTAATTGATACTCAAGGCGAGCTTTCAAGAGCACAGGCTGCTAACGGTGATGTTCCTCTCGGATTCCTTGCTTCAAAGAAGTACCCTGTTGCTACACAGAATATTTCTGCTGGCTATCAGATAGACTATCGCAAGCTTCAGTTTGGTGATCTTTCTGCTGAGAACGCTCTCAAGGAAAACATCAAGAGAGATATGAGAAACAAGGCTGCTCGTTATGCTATCAACACAGTTTGGAACTCTATTAAGAACGCTGTTGGCGTTAAGAACTATTCTGAGGCTGCTGGCGTCACAAAGAGTGCTGTTGACAACGCTCTCAAGTTTGCTCGTAGATTTGGTGTTCCCTCAATCGTTGGTGACTACAGCGTAGCTTCACAGGTTAATGATTTTGCACCTTATAATTCTTCTACATTTAGCTTCACAGATATTTCTCCTGAAGCTATGGAAGAAATTCGTAAGACAGGTCTTGTTTCATGGTACAATGGCGCACCTGTTTATGCAATCCAGAACGCATTTGACACCTCAAAGCTTAATGCTGCTGGCACTGGCTTTGATACTGTTGCTCCAGAGGGACTTCTCTTTGTAATTCCTGCTGGCATCGATTCTCCTATTAAGCTTTGGACTCGTGGTGGTCTTACAAGCTTCACAGGCAATGATGTAACTACTGGCAGACAGCTTACAAGATATGACCTTGAGGTTGCTGTTGACGTTGCACAGGGCAGAGAGTATGAGATTGGTCTTATCAGAGACACAAACTTATTCTAATTAATATTTAAGGGGAGTTGAAAAACACTCCCCTACTATTATATTGAAAGGAGACTTAGTAAATGAGTCTTAATATGGACGAGAAAATCACAATTAAGAATCTTTGTGATTTTTACCTCTATTTTAACCGCATAAACGGAGTTGGCGATATTGCAATGCCTCCGAGAACTTCTATGCGTATTGATCGTGGAGAAGTTATTTCTCAGGCGCAAATTAACAACATTATGTTTGTGGGTGAAGATGGTAATGGTAGTCACGCAAGGATTTTTATTGATGATAAAGATACTCGTATCGAGCTTGGCTTTGAAACAGAGGAAACTCCACAGGTTGTTATTAGCGATGACAAGGTGAAATCCGCCTTTGGTGCTAAGACAAAGACTGCGTTCAAGAAAGCTATCGAGGAACTTGCTCACACTTATCCTGAGAAGGTTAGTCTCGTAAAGGCTGTTAAGAAGCTTGGCTTAAATGAGTATGACAAGATTAAATTTATCGAGGAATACACTGGCTTAAAGGTTGAAGATTAAGGATGGTGATGACATTGGGTGAAGCAACAAAGAAAAGCGATGTTATCAGAAGTTTTCATTCTCACCCAATGGCAAAACAGGCTTTGCCAGAGGGCTTAGAAGATGAGTTCTTTCTTTCGGCATTAGCTGAATATGAGCTTGACGTAAAGGAAATTGGCTACGACGATTCAACTTATGAGTTTCAGAATACTCTTGACAGAGCCGTGATATATACTTTGGGACTAATGATGTATTCGGAGTATCTTACTCGTGAGCTTTCAAGACTTGAAAAGTTGCAGGGCTTTTATGGCAAAGACATTCATCTTACAGGAAATGACGCTTCAAAGAATGTAACCTATAAAGATTTAGTTCTTGAACAAGAGCGAGTTCAAATGCTTTTACATAAGCAGAAAAATCATTCGTATAATTGAGGTGATAATATGCAAGAATGGTATGTTATTAATCCTCAGCCTACAATGTTGGACGGTCTTGAAAAAGATGAATGGGATGCTTGGGTTACAGATAGTTTTGACGAGTTAATCACTGAAACGCCTTTAAGAGATGATGTAAAACTTTGTCGTGGACAATTCAACGGAGAAACTGGTGAATTTGAAGTAGAAGTTGAAACTCAGGCTATAATTCAAAATAGAGATTTTGATGCTTATACGCAAGGTTGGAAACGTCAGATCCTTACAAGAATATCTGATAATCTTGCAGAATACAAGTATGTTAAATCTGTAGATACACTTGGCAATACTCAGATTTATCTCATTATGACTATGCCTGAAAGTAATAAGATATATACCAAAGCCGTTTTGCATGAGTGTAACTATACGCTCAAATGGCAGGACAATGATGGTACGATATATTATTACCCCACATATACCGCAGATGCTACGCAATACAATACTGGTGTTGAGAGAAACGGTAATTATCTGGAAACAGGTTATATTCAGTTAATGAGTTGGATATCGCTTGATAATGTAACGAAAGAGTTATATCGTGATAAGCGAATGTTTATTGATTTGGCAGAAGAAAAACCCGACACTTACATTATTACATCAACTTCAAAAGTTCCTTATTCATATAACGAAATGCGTATTATGCGTATAACATTTACAGAATGTGAGTATAATCCCGATACAGACAGAATTGACCTTATGCTTTGCGATTACAAGACAGCTCCTACGCCTACGTCACCTATTCTTATCACTTATAGTGGCAATGCAGAATTACGCATCGGTGGTCGTAAAACCTTTACGGCTGAGACTGCTAATAATGTGGTGTTCACGCTTATATCCGCTTGGGGCGATAAGATAACGATGACTCAGACTGGCAACAAGTGTGTTGTCAAGTGTGCTAATGATTCTGCAATGGTTGGCGCAAGCTTCAAGATTGAAGTCGCAGGTGGCGGTCAGAGAAGTGAATTGCTTGTCAGTATAATCGGTGCTGTGTAAGGAGGTGTTGGGAATTAGCCGTTCAAGTTGTATAAGAGACTGGAAGAATAAAATTGTCTCCGAATTATCGCAAGATGATGAGATTATTAATGCTTTAGGGCTTAATGATGATGAATCATCTGATGACCTTGTTTACAATAGGATATTTCCTTTTCTCTACATTGAAAATACACAGGAAATTGTTAAGACATATATTCTTGTCGAAATCAACATTCCAGAGCGCAGACAGCGTTACGGCAGTAGCAGTAGTTCTATCTGGACGTACCCGGTTATCATATTCAACGTGCTGACTCATCAGGACGATATGCGTATGAATATGACAGGCGAAAGTGGTACTCGCATGGACTATCTGTCGGAGCTTATCGAGGATAAGTACAGTGGCAGACAGGACTTCGGTGTCGGCACTCTGCAACTCAAATCCGATGTGGCAGGTAGTGTGAACAATACGTATCGCTTCAGGGAGCTTATCTTTGAGGCTGTGGACGTAGACGGAGTTTGTGGGTGATTGAATGTTTGCAGTTGATGAGATTAGACTGCTCTCTGGCAAACCATTTGATATTGGCATTGGGATAACCTTGTATCAGCCCACGGTGAGGGAAATTTCGGATTTTGGAGAAAGCGAATATATGAGTTTGGTGAACGCTCTCACTTCAGAACCATTTGATATGCCATATTACTTGGATCAAATGGGAATTGATTTCGAGGAAATTAAGCCGTTTGAACTATTTTGTATTCTTACTTCTGGAATCCCGAAGGAAACATCTAAACTATTGTTGGGGGATTTGGACTTGTCTCAGTTCAAGCCCGCGGAGCAAAACGGAGATTTGGTACTCGTTAATAATCGTGGGATAATTATTGACTCGTTAACGAGGGAGAGACTGGCGGATTGCATACGACGTATGCATTGTTTGCCAAAGAATATCCTTACATCTTGCGAAAACAAGTTTACTCACGATTTAATGATAAGACAACAAAAGAAGAATATTGACAGAGAGCAACGCAAAAAAGAATTGTTTGGCGACCATTCTCAGTACGCTCCACTTATTTCTTCTTTGGCGTGTGAATGGCACGACTATGATAAGGTTTACGATTTAAAAATAGGTCAGTTTTTTGACGCTATTGTCCGTATGGGCTATAGGCAAAATTCAAATAATTTATATCGTGGACTGTATGCAGGAACGGTGTCATTCAAGGATATACATAAAACGGATCTTGATTGGATGCGTCCGATTAAGATTAAAACTTTATAAGAAAGGTGGTAAAATATGGCTATAAATAGTATTGCTATTAAGCAGATTATCGGCGCATGGGCTTTCGACTCAGCAGAAAATGTTAAGTGGATGTGTTCTCAAGTTGAAAATCTGCAAATCACTCAGGACGGTGAGGTTACAGAAAAGCGTGATGCTAATGGTTCTGTTATCTTTACAATTGACAGAAATAAGTCTTGTCAGATAACATTCGATTCATCTGTTTTAGATCTTAGCCTCGTGGCTGCGTTGAATGGTACAGAGAAGTTTACGGCAGACAGTGACCACGCAATGCGTGTTCCTTATATTGACAGATTTGTGTTAAAGGCAGCAGACGTAAGCGCAGGTTATGTTACTCTGACTAAAACTCCTGAAGCAGAGGTTGGCGGTGCATATAAAATTTCATTCCACACTCTGACTGAGGATAACTCTCTTGAGGATAACTATGAACAGGTATCTTCAGCAGCCACATCAACTAAGTTCTACTATGATTCTACAAATCATAGAGTTTACTTCCCTACAGATGCTACAATATTTAAAGCTGGCACAAAGATAGAGATTATTTACGAATACTCTGTAACTGCCGGTGTTAAGGTTGTTAATGCTGCCGATAAGTTCCCTGATGCTGCAAAGGTAAGATTCCTTGTTCTTGCTGTGTCGTTATGTGACCAGTCAAGGGTTAAGGCTTTGTGGATTACCGCTAAAAATTCTAAACCACAGACAGGAAATACTATCGGTTTTAACTTAGACGATACAATTTCGGTAACTTTAGACCTCGCCTACTCATATTGTGATCAGTCTAAGGATTTCTACGAAATCACAGTCGCAGACGAGACTTTCGTTCCTTCTTGGTGATAATATATGAGCAACATGATAAGGTGTTGGGTTTGCGGTAAAGAGCATGAATATTGCCCTACCTGTGGTCAAACTCATGGTTGGAGATTTGTTGCCGACACCGTTGAGCATTATCTCATACATATGACCATTGAAGAATATCGTAGCGGTTCTCTTACTAAGGAACAGGCTGTTGAAAAATTCAAAGAAAAGTGTGATGTAAAGGCAGAAGATGATTTATCGTGGATGCTCCCTAATGTCGAAAAGGGTGTTAGAGAAATAATTGGCGACAAAGCAAAAACAGTAAAAACCACAAAGAAATCTAAATTATTTGAATAAATGAAAGGGGTAAGTAACTTTTACAGAAACTTACCCCTATTTTTTATATTGGAGGAAATATGAAACGAGTTTTGAGCATAGATCAGTCAACTTCCGCAACAGGGGTTGGCTTTTTTGCTAATGGCAAATTAAAAGATTATTGCCTAATAAAACCAAAAATGAGTAAACGAGCTGATGAGATGTGGGTTGAAGAAGAACCGCACTTTGTCAGTATTATTATGCCCGAATCAGAGTATGACACTACCCTACTCCGCATAACGGCAATAACAGATCAACTCGAAAAGCTGATTGAGGAATTTAAGCCAGACGAGATATGGTTTGAAGAAATATTTGAAAATGCGAATCCGAAAGGGTTTAGGTCACTTGCGAGACTGCAAGGATTCATAGCACACATTGCCCACAAACATGGCATTAAGTATACCATTGTGGAGGAAACAAAGTGGATAACAGCGTGGGGCAAGTATGGCAGAGGTGTAAAACGTGCAGAACGCAAACAAGATATAAAACAGAAAGTAAATGATTATTATAATCTTGATATAAAGGTAGATGACATATCCGACGCTATTGCCATTGGGCGATATGCGGTCGAGTCTCAAATCGACTAATCGTGCTTATATCATTACGGGCATAAGCACGAAAGTCGCAATTCTAATTATAAAGGAGATTTAATTATGGCAAACATTATTGAAATCACTGACAAGAACCCACTCGTCAATAAGACGGTGCGAATCGGCAAAGTGGCAGTAACAGTAAAAAGCTATCTCAGTGCAGATATCTACGCTGAAATAGCCAATACAATTGCAAATTCTTCGTTTGATGAGACAGGAGCATATCGTCCCGAATACCGTGAAATCGCCCGTCGCTATGTTGTGCTGAAGTACATGACAGACCTCGACTTGGGTGAGATGGACACAAGTGAGATATTCAAAGTTACACAGTCTGGAACATGGTACAACACTATTATTAACGAGGTGAACAAGCTCCCCGTATGGGCAGAACTTGAGCAGTCCGTGGACGAAATCATCAACTATAAGTTGCTCACTCGCAAGACATCATTTGATGACCTGTGTGAAACTCTCTCCGCATTTGCAGAGAAAATGAGTGACACAAAGTCGCTTGATGAGATTGCTGAAAAACTCACAAACCTTGATGATAAGGCTGTGGTTGAAACTATTGTAAACAAGTAAGCGTTTCTAAAACATCTCCAAAGATGAGATTGAGTCCTTTCTTTTGTAAAGCAACAACTTTCTTGGCTTTGGAGATTAACTTTTTGCGATCCTTGTGAGGTATCTGTACGGGTGTTCCGTCACCGAGATATTCGTTCTTGATATATTTGTCTGTTGCCGGACACATATTTTGAAGGAGAACAGCCTTTCTGTGACCGAGAACATCACAGAAATCTATGGTATCGCACTTGCCGTATCTTGCAATCTTTTGGTTGTAGATACGCTCAAATTTTTCTACGTGAGAAGAAATTGGTATAAGCCAAAATGCGCTACCGTCTGTAAAAGCGCAGAAGTAGGGACGATTGTGATTCTCATCCTTATGGGCGTTCATAAAATGCGGATTAGGGAAATCTTTAGCGTATTGGTCATTGAGAAAATAGAAGTGTCCGATAGTCATGGTATTCTCCTTATAAAGAAAGCCTCGCTGATTAGAGCAAGGCTTAAATTTGAGCCGATATATTTATGCGACGCTTATCGGTAGCGACAAACATATAAAGCCGACATATTTAAGTCGCTTGTCGGTGGCGACAATAAGCAATAATATAGGTTTCCCTATGATTGTATTATATCACAATGAAACGAATTTGTCAAGTATTTTTTTGAAAGGTGGTGGAGAGTATGGCAGATAGCATAAAAACGCAGTTGGCACGTATAATGGCTGGTAAGACAAAAATGGGTAACGGATTAACCATAAGACAAAATCTTGAAAAAGCAGTAGATTATCTCTATGACTGTGTGGACAACTTTATACAGGAATATTATCTGTCATATACTCCTAAAATATATCAACGCACAAATGATTTTCAAGATTCTCTTTATGCAGAGGATTTTATTCATGCAAGAGTAAACGGAAACAGGATTGAACTTAGTGTATCATTTAGACCGTCAATGGCGTATCATAAGAATTTGTTTGGTGACCATATGTCCTACGTTCCACTTCTTATTAATAACGGATGGCATAGTAAAAAACTGGAAGATAGAATTGGAGAAGTGCCACGTTTTACCAGATATGAGGGCTATCATTTTTTAGAAAAAGCGGTTCAGATGTTCAACCGTACAAATCCTTATGGTGTCTACATTTCTCCTAACGACATAGAAGCTCAATGGGAAGGTCGAGACATTGAATTTAGTTGGTAAAAAGAAAGGAGTGATATGATGGCAAATGATAGTAAGATAGTAATAACTGCGGGATTGCAAATACCTGAAACAGTCAGCACCGTTGAAAAAGAATTAAAAGTTGTCGGGGAAAAGGTATCAGCAGATCGTGCATTAAAGATAGTAGCGAATGTGGATTTGAGCAAGACTACTCAGCGTATTCAGTCACAGTTAACTACTCTTAGTAAAAATCTTAAGCTTGATATTAATACTGTAAATGTTAATGCTCATGGAATCAATGGTGTTCAACAGAACATACAGCAAACATCCGCATCAATTGATGATGCTAACAAAAGAGTTCAGCAATTGAATAATAGCCTTGCTGATTTAAAAGACTCATATTCACAACCAATCAAAGCAGTTTTAGATAAGCAAGGTTTTGTAAAAGCATCTGAAACGATGCAGGAACTCAAAAAGCAACTTGCCGATCTTGGTACGGTTTCGGTTCAAGGCGTTTATGGAGACACTAACGGAACAAACAAACTTGAAAAAATGATTGCCACTGTTAAATCGGCTTATGGAGAATTAAGAACTCTAACCTTTGAGCTTGGAGATAACGATTTCTTTAGATTTGTTAGTGGTAAGTTTGATAATGATGGTATTCGTAAGCAAACTGAAGAAATAACCAAGTTTGTAGACCAGTACACATCAAAACTCAATTCTTTAAAGGCAAAAGTCGGAGAGAACTTTGCCCCTAATATATCTGCAACCATTGGCGAAGATATTGACAAGACAATTGTCACATTTGACAGTTTTGAAAAGAAGTTAGCAGAATTGAAAAGTGGCAAAGGGAGCATTGAGGAGCTTCGTGCTGAGTTTGTTGCTCTCGATGGAACTGTATCAAATTTAGGTTCTCTGTTGCGTGGCGGTGATTCGTCACTCAATCAGTTTACTAATGCTACTATTAAAGCAAGAAACTTTGCTAATGACTTAAAGGCTTTAGAGGTTGAATTTGAGAATCTTAGTGCAGTTACTCAAAACGACAAACTGTTTAGTTCTCTTGCAGAGGCAGAACAAAAACTTGTGGCTTTGCAGAATGTTCAGAAGAATGAGGGCTACACCGAAAATTGGATAAAACAATACCAAGAATTAAGTGTTGCCATCAAACAGGCTACGGAAGATGTCAAGTTAGCAAAGAAACTTGAACAGCAAGATGCATCGTCTGCTACCAAAAAGCAAGCCGACGCATTAAGAGAGGTTGCTTCTGCATACAAAGAGATTAATCAGTATACAAAAACTCTTTACTCTACTTCTGCAACCGATGTTGAAAAGGGACTTGTGGGTGCTCATCGTGGAGATCAATACGCTCTTATTGAGCAGATCAAACAACGCCTTGAATCAGAAGGACTTCTTGACGATGTATTAAAACAGGAAATCCAGAATTATGAGGCTATAGCCAAAGAAATTGAATTAATTGCCAAGTCAAGGAGAGATGCGACACAAGCTCACAGAGAAGAAGTTGAAGCAGAAAAGGCAGAAAAACAAAATCTGCAAGATGTCAACAGACTAATTAACGACAACATTAAATCTCTTGAAAAGTTCAACAATAGCACTGTCGCAAAGAATAACGCAAGTAACTCAGCAGTTGCAAGTCAAACTGGATTAAATGCGGATTTGATTAATCAATTGCGTGGCTTACAGGAGTCTTTGGCAAATGACAAATCTCCTGAGAATATCGCAAGAATTACTGCACGTTTGAATGAACTTGGCGGTTCTTTGAAAGACGCAACTGCTCGGAGCGCAGAGTTAAATCAGAGTTTAAAAGACAATGATGCGTCTGCCAAATTCAGTGCAAAACTCAATCAGCTCAAAAATCAGGTTGATGTATTTGCCAACACAAACCGCAGAGCGACAGAATCTTTGCGTTTAATGCGTGATGGTCAGACAACATTTGCACAGGGTTTTCAGAATATCAGAGATGCTTTAAGTAGAGGAAATCTTGATGCTGCTGGTTTGCAACGATTAACTGAACAGTTCCGCAACTTCCGTGGCGAGGCAGATGCGGCAGGAATGACGGTAAGCCGTTTCTTCCAGAGTATGCAGTCTCAGCTTCGCATGGTGCTTCAGCGTTGGATAAGTCTGTATGCTGTAATTGGATATATCCGCAAGATGATAGATAATGTCAAGGAACTTGACAATGCTATGATAAACCTGCGGAGAGTTACTGACGAAACCGATGCTGGTTATCAGAGATTTTTAGAAGATGCTAATAAGTTGGCACGACAGATGAAAACCACAACGGCAAGTCTTGTGGAAATGAGCTACCAGTGGAGTAAGCTCGGCTTTGAAATGAACGAGGCGTTAGAGTTGTCGAAAGCGTCTACTATCTTTATGCGAGTTGCTGACGTTGGACAGGATCAGGCTTTGAGCAACCTTGTTACATCTTTAAAGGCATTTAGACTTGAAGCAAGTCAAACTATGGATGTAGTTGACAAACTTGATAAACTGAATAACGAGTATGCTGTAAGCGCATCTGGTTTGGGTCAGGGTCTTGAGCGTTCTGCTTCGGCTATGGCAATGACAGGAAACAGTCTTGAAGAAACTCTTGCAATGTTGACTGGCGCTGGCGAAATAACTCAGAATCTTGAAAATACGGGAAATGCCCTTCGTGTAATTTCGCTCAGACTTCAAAATATGAAAGGTAAATTAGAGGAGTTAGGTGAGCCAGTAGACGACCTTATGGAAGTCAGCAAGGTTCAAACTCAAATTCTCAATCTCACTCATAATCAAGTTGACATTATAGACCAAAGTACGGGGGAATTTAGAAGTACATATCAGATACTACAAGATATCGCAAAGGTGTGGGATTCTCTAAACTCGCAAAGCCGTAGTTCATTGTTGGAAATTATAGCTGGTAAGAACAGAGCCAATATCGGTTCTGCGCTCATACAGGCATTTCAGTCTGGACAAATTCAATCTGCCTTTGATGCTGCTAAAAATGCCGCAGGAACGGCAACTGAAGAATATGGCAAAATGATGCAGGGTATTCAAGCTCAGTTCGATGCGTTTAAAGGTGCGTTCCAAGAGTTCTCAAATGCATTCGTCAATTCGGATTTGCTTAAAGGATTAGTAAAATTCGGAACTCAGTTCATTAAGTTCCTTACTGCCGTCACTGATAAGGTTGGTGGGCTGATTGTTGTGCTTACACCAATTTTGATGTATTTTGGAGGTAAAACTGGCACTAATATTTTTTCAGTTATCATTAATGGACTTAAAGGATTGGTTGCAGCGGAGACAGGTGCTATAACTGCAACTGGTGCATTAACAACCGCTTTAAAGACTATGGGAGGCGCACTTTCAGGTCTTGCGATAGGACTTGCAATCGGTGCTATCTCAGCCATTGTAGATAAACTTGTTGTTACATCGGCTGAAACAGAGGCATCTATCAAAGATATTACAAGTGCAGTTGGCGATTTAGCCAATGCGACAGAAGAACTCGAAAAATCTCAAACAGATATAGAGAACATTGCACAGAGCTATTCTAAAATTGCGACTACAGTCGGTGATGTAAATGAGCGTAAAACTCAATTGCTCGAATTACAGAATCAGTTGTCAGATAAATTTAAAGATGAGGCGGATGGAATTGACCTTGTAAACGGCAAGTATTCTGACCAAATTAAGAAAATAAAAGAACTTGCTGAAGAACAGCGTAGACAGTATGAAATTGAAAATGCTGATAAAATTGCAAAAGCAAGAAGGTTAGCTAATTTAAGAGTTGAAGAACCAAGTTATGTGTCTGCTGGGGATAACTTAACATCTCCTAATGGCTATTACGACCGAATTGATGATAAAAAAGGAGATAGGGCGTTATTCACATTAAAAGGGTTGAATAAAGAAGCTATGATTGCCGCCACTAATATAGAGGGGGTTTATAGAGCAAGTGATTTTGCAGGAGTTTATCTCAGCGGAACTCTTGAAGATGCACGAAATCAACTCAAACAAATTATTGACAATTATAGCAAACTTAGAGATGTCGATTCTGAAACACTCGAAAAACTCACGGCTCGTTATAAAGAACTTAATGATGCGTTGAATGATATAAAAGAAGTAACGCCTTATATTGAAGATATTGAGTTTAAACCTGTTTTTACTGGCATATTTGATGGATTTTCTGATGCTGTTAATCAAGCGGTTTCAGATGTAACAATGCAACCATTTTATGACAAACTTGATGAAGCGCAAGACAAGTTAAGGCAACTTGCAAACCCAAGCGATCTCACCATTGCCGAATATGACACTCTTTATAAAGATGTGCAGAAACTCGAAGGCGAGTTATATAAAATAGCTGGTGATAGTGAGGATTCAAAGAGAGCCGTAGCCGATTTGTTTAATGGCTTTAAACAAGGCACATCAGAAAACGGCGACCACTTAGAGCAGTTCGTGGAACAGTTTAATACTACTCTTGAAGATTCGTTCAAGAAGGTTGCTGAGACTGTAACTGGTGTGCAGGACGCTATAAACAAATTAGCAGAAGGTAAAGGTCTTAGCCATTCCGAAGCATGGAAATTGCTCAAAGAAGATACAGATGGTTATTTGCAGTCTATTAAACTTGTTAATGGTGAATACTACTTATCACAAGAAGAATTAATTAAGTTTAAGGACGCTAAGATAAAAGCGTCAATAGATGAATTAAAGGCTTCTAACGAGCAGTATGTACAAGAAAGAGAAAATTTAATAAAGCAGTTGGGTTTATTAAAGGAAGATCTCAAGGTACAGTTGAAAATATATAATCTTAAAGTGAAGCAAAGATCGGCAACGCAAACTGATCTTAGAGAAATCGAGAAAATTAAAATTGATATTTCTGAGACTGAGGGTTCAATCAAGAGATGTAACGATTTGTGGACACGCAACAATTATCTCATTGAAGAACTCAATCAAAATCTTGGCGATACTCGTATACTTTCGCTTGCAACAGAAACGGAATTAAATAATGCTATCAAATCGTTTGAGAATGAAATCAAATCAATAGAGGATTCAGTTGATGTTCTCAATGACCGCAAAGACGCTCTTGAATCTGAGAAAGACCTTTTGCAAGATCAGCTTGATATCCTCAATGAGCAGAAAGAAACTATTGAGGACACAATCAAAAAATATGATGCTGTTGCTGATGCTGTAAGTGGTTATGCAAAGGCTCAGACTGATGCTATTCAAGAACAGATTGATGCAATGGAAGAAGCTGCTGAGTCTATCAAAAAGGATTATGATGACCAGATTAGTGAGCTTGAAGAACAAAACGAAGAACGTGACGATGCCATTAAAAAGGAAAAAGCACTTGCCGACCTTCAAAATGCGCAGAATCAGAAAAAGCGTGTGTTCTCTGCTGAACGTGGCTGGGAATATCAATCCTCAAAGGAAGATATACTTACGGCTCAAAAAGAACTTGCTGACATTGAAACCGAGCAAAGGATTAAGTCTCTTGAAAAAGAACGTGATACTAAACTTGCCGAGATTGATAACCATAAAGAAGTTTATGAGTTGCAAATTAAGGCTTATGAGGACTACGCTAAGAAATATTCAGACATCTCATCTAACATCAAACAAACAGAAAACGAATTATTAGCAGATCAAATACTTGGTGCTGATTGGCGTGAGAAGATAACAGAAGAAGCACAAAGTAGTATCGAAACTCTGTTTGGCAATTGGGGTACATTTGGTGGCTTAGACATTGCTTTTACGCCTGTGCTAAAGACATCTAATAACTCAACAGAAGTTCTTGATTCTCAAACCATATCCGATTATATCAATGCCATAGTTCAAAAAGCAGGTGGCGATTTAAGTGCAGCCAATATTCTCAAGCTTGATTCTACGGGTCTTGATATTGGTGGTAAAACGATTAAAAATATCATAGCTGATGTAGGTACTACGGCAGAACAGACAAGCAAGATTATTCGTTATATTGGCAAAAACGGAGTTTACAATCTCGTATCAGAACAGATTGGTAATGTTACGTCTACTCTTGATATAGGCATTGACAAAGTTCACGAAACTAATGAAGCACTTCTTGGTAATACAGAAATGCTTAATAGGTTTGAGAGCGAATATAAAGAATATAATAATCAACTCAATAATCTTATTAACAACGAAATTAAGAACTTGCAAGACAGTATTGATATGAAACAGTCCGAGATAGATAAGATTGATGACGAAATCAAGGCTTACAACAAATATAAATCTGCTGTCCAAAGCAATTTGAACGATGCAAAAGATGCACTTGAAAGCTACAAGAACACCGTAAATACGGTCAAGACAGATACAATTAATTATATGAATGAAATGTCTGGCACTGTTGGCGGTGCTTGTGGAGCGATCGGCGCTGCTATTGCAGGAATGGAAAATTCTATCTGGAACAATCATAATAAGATATTAGATTGGTTTAGGGACATAGGCAACGCCGCAAGAGAGATGTATGATGAAGTTGGACAAGGCGCAACAGGTGCAGGATTTTTAGGCTTAAAACTTGCAGGATTTTCAAAGGGCGGTGTCAATGACTACACTGGACTTGCTATGCTTCACGGTACAAAACAGAATCCAGAGACAATCTTCAATGCTAATGATTCTAAGAAACTGTACGATCTTGTGCATAATACTCCAAACTTGATAGATAGCATTGTAAAACGGGCTGGACAAATCAGTAGTTTTACTCCAACAACTATCAACAACAGAAACGATACAAATTCAAGCAATATAAGTGTAAATATCGGTCAAGTTGTGGCTAATAACCCGCAAGAATTGACACGTAATCTCGACACGCATCTTGACAGCTATTTTAGACGTAAGCTGACAATGGGATATGTACAATAATAAACTATCTCCCCTATTAATTTAGGGGAGAATTATTTTTAAGGAGGTGAGTCAATGTTACAGTACCCGACAAACCTATATCCAGACGGTGCAACATTTGACCCGTCTGTGCTTGATGAAAAAAATAAGATATCTTTCACCTTTAATGGCGATTTGCTCACAGGCGTTGCTTTTAAAGTTTATGACTATGATACAGGTGAAATTATATACATAAATGACAAACCATATCCTCAACCCGACATATATCAAGATTATCATCCTATAAAATATAATGAGGAAGAATACCAAACACCAACTGGCTATCTTAGCAGATTACAGGCTGGAAAAGATTACGGCTTACAATTAGAACTCGTACAATATACGGCAGATGGTACGAGTCCTTTATGTGATATGTTTGTTTTAAGAGGACTTACACAAGAGGATTATACTCCACAAGCTCAGAATGACTATATTGTCATAAAAAGTAATATTGATAATATCTACGAGTGGGACACAAATCCAGAAAACGAGGGTGTGCGCACAAGAAAAACGACTGAATACGGCGCAATATTAGACCAGATGGAGATTGTCATTAATGGTGAAAGAAAAGCGTTTTGGGGATATAACACTATTGCTGGTTATATACTTCTTTTGGACTCATTTTCTGAGCCAATACCAGCAGGAACGCCATTTCAGATATATTGCAACTATAAAGTATCACCATTATATTTCTTTAAGTGCAGAAGCAACCCAACAGCGACAGCAACGCTCACAGTTATTAATAATGGTGGAAGAAACGATGCTTCTCTTGGCTTTCATGTGGATGGGACATATCTTCAAGACGAAGGTAGTTTTATAAATTATTATACTATTAGTCTATATTGGTGTTGGAAAGATGATGGCACTGTCCCGTGGAGATTTCTTGACAAAACAGATAAAATATATTCTCAGAATATAGAATATACATTTTATGACGATTTTGTTCTTAGATATAAAAAACGTGTTCATGGCGTTGTTGTTGATGTTTCTGCTGATGAAGCAACGGATATGTACTATAAGGCTGTTGTTGATATAGTAACTGCGGATGGAGCAACCATCTCTGTTTCTTCTGACTCAATTAACAGAGGCGGGACTAATGCCGACTTCCCTTATGCTGATATACAAAACTTTATCATTCATAATAGTGACATAGCCGATTTATATTATCCAGATAGTATTGATGCCCCGATTAATGAATTATCATCAAATTATAAACATTGGATTCATATTGTTGGTGGAGGTATTCATAGGCAAGATTTGCCAGAAGGAACAAAGTTTACTTACTATCGAGAAAACCTACAAACAGGCGAATTAAAGATGATTGAAACCGCCGATGATATTACTGTGCCAACTAAGGGGAAATTTAGATATTATGAAGTTCCACGTAATTCTTCGGGACGAGCCTATTTGAAAGGAATAGCATATCGAGATATTGAATTAGGATCTGATAATATGAACGGATATACAATTTCAGAACTCATTCCAGAAAACGATGAAGGCACAAGAAAAACATATCGCTTAGGGCAACAGTGGAAATTCGTTGGAGATATTAATGACACAACATATACTCAGAATTTAGATAAATATGTTCATGTGGGATATAATTCTTATCCAAGTGTAACTTCAACACAAACAAAATATTTGTCAGGAACATTATCTGCGATGATGGGATATGCAGATTGTACTACTATTAAATTTATGGATGAGATTGATAAAGTACGTGCGTGGAGAGATTTTATTACAAGGCAATCTATTTATATGCTAAAATCTCAAAAAGGCGACGTACTTATTATCGCTATATCAAATAATCCTACTACATCTTATAGTGAAATGTCACAAGAATTACTCACAACATTTTCATTTGATTGGGTTGAAGTATGTAATGTAAATGATATCAAAGTCTATATAGATATTGGATATGACCCAAATCGTGATTATTAAGGGGGCGTATATTAATGGAGTATTTTAATAATTATACCCCTGAATATGAAAAAGCATTAAAAAACAATTCAGTTATAAGATGCTTACTGAAAATCGAGTTATTATCCTCAAATGAGAGCGTAATTGGCGAAATTACTAAAGACCTCACTTATGATACACAAGGGCAAATCAATATAAATTACAATCAGTTAGTGCGCAGATCGTGCAGTTTAACGGTTGCAAATGTGGATAACAAGTATATCCCCTCCCCTAACAATCCTATTTGGTATAATAGGAAATTCAAGTTATGGGTGGGGGTTCTTGATGATAAAGGCGATGTTTACTGGTGGTCGCAAGGAGTTTATTATAGTCGTTCTGTAACAGCAAACGCCCATACAATTTCTATTGAAGCCGTTGACAAAGGCGGCGCATTAGATGGTACTCTAAAAACAAATCTTGCCGATGCGCAATACATTATAGAGGCAGGAACAGCCATTAGTGACGCTGTTAAGGAAACATTGGCTCTTAATATTGGTGCTAATATCAAAATGAATAATTCTGATAGTTATGCGGGAATAAGTATGCCAATAGACCCAGTAAAGCCTTTAGTTGATTTAAGTTATAACAATAAGATACTTCAAGCCGATGTGTCGGTTGATACTAACGGCTATATAGGCGAATTGCTTACGTCCCTTGCAGATAGTTATGGTGCAGACGTTTATTATGATACGGAGGGACGTTTGCGCTTTACAGGCATAGCAGATATTTTCTTCATTGATGGCTACCGTTGTATGGCTCATCAATGGGATTTTATCAATTTGTCGGCAGGTTTCGCAAATCCAAATTATGAGTATAGTTTTGATGGTATTAATGCTGTTACAGTGTATACAAATCTTAGTTCTGATGCACAAGCTTTGGCAAATGCGCAGACGGAAGCAAAGACTGGCGATGTGCCTCAAGACGAATCAGAAAAGGTTCAAAATATATCGTATACAGCCTATAATGTCAATCCTCGATCCCCTTTACGTGTAGGTGCTATTGGTCTTAGACAAATGGCGAGTCAGGAAATTGAGTACATAGACACAACTCAAAGCGATATGGAAACACGCTGTCAGCAATATGCGGTATCTTTACTCCAAAAGGAAAGTTTGAAAGGAATGAGTTTGAGTTTTGAATGTCCGCTCATTCCGCATCTTGATGTAAACAAAACAATAGGAATTACCGACGAGTTTCAGAATATCAATGCTGGAACTTTTATTATTCAGTCTATAACAATACCGCTTGGTGCAAACTCAATGAAAATTTCGGCAACAAATGTAAACTGGATGCCAGTAGATTCAAATATTGAAGGAATGGGGGCGAGGTAATGGCAGATGTATTAGAAGAATATGTGACACAAGTCATTGATAAAAAAATGCAGAATAGCGATTATCTCATTGCTATTCCTTCAAAAGTTATGCAAGTTTTATCAAATGGAATGTATGTGGTACAACTTATCTCAAACGGTTCAGAATATTGCGTTCCGAATTGGAGTGGCGCTGACCTTGAAGTCGGAGATAATGTTCATCTTTATTATAAAGGCAAAATATTGTCAGATAGAACTGCATACATTGGCGCAGCATTTCATCAAAACAATCATCTTGAATTTATTGTTGGTAATTCGCAGACAGGCAGAATTGTACCTGATTCTGCTCCTGCGACTTTTGCAACTATTAATTTCACCGCAACAATCAAGACAAATATTTTTGTGTGTTTCAATGCAAATCTCATAACTAATTCTATGGGTTCAAATACTGTGACGGTTTATTTAGATAATGTTCCGCACACATATCAACATGATCTCAATTTATCAAGAGGTTGGAAGTATACACAGAACTTCACGCTTCCGTTTGAAGCTGATGCAGGTGAACACACGGTTTTAGTCAAGATAAATGGTAGTGGAGATGTGACTTATGCGGCAGTTTATGCATATGTTTTCGGTCAAGGAATAAAGGAGGTGGAGAATGGATAAGTTTTTTATAAGAGAAATTGCTGCGGTTTGGGCGTTTGATAAGCAGAATGAAGCTGTGTGGAAATGCACCAATATTGGCAAATTGAAGATTACTCAGGACGGTGAAACAATCCGCAAAAAAGATTCTCAGGGCGCAACAATTTTTAAAATGGACACGGCAAAAAGTGCAAGTATAAGTTTTGAGGTGAATTACTGGGACTTCAATATTTTATCAATGATTTCGGGAGCAGATAAACGCACTCTTGATGGCACTGATAATCCGTATATAGTAGAACCTATAAATGTTCCTTATGCACAGGACATCGTACTCACTGTTGAAGATATTGAAAACGGATATGTGGAACTCGATGAAACACCACGCAGAAACGAATATGGAGTATGTGAGATGTCTATGTTTCGCACTGGTAAGGGAGATACAATATTGCAAAATTATAAACAGGGATTATTCGCTGACGAAACTCATTTTGCCGTTGAAGGGAATAAACTTATGTTTCCTACTTCTCTATCGGACGAGGATAGATTTGAAATAGTTTATGAATTTAATTCTGCGGTTGGCGTGGAGTTGATTAATTCTGCTGATAAAGTCCCTGAAACATGGAAGGTCAGAATCCTTATGCTTGTATCTCCGATTTGCAATACAGACATTGTATCTGCGGTATGGCTAACGGCTAACAACGCAACTCCTGATATGAGCGTTTCGCTTGATTTAGGCACAGAGGATAATATTCCTGTGAGCCTTGAATTGGGTTACAGCATTTGTGACGACAAGAAGGAATTGTATAAAATCGTTTCCGCATATGCTGTCAGCGATGAAAGCTATGGTATACCGTTGCGCACAAATGACAGAAATACAGTATATACTTACGATCAAGATCCGGTAAGGACGATATCGTAAGAGAAAGGAGAAATAGATGGGAAAATTAAGTAGAAACTATCCCACATCTGAAGCGGTTGAAGCTGCGTTAAACAGAGCCAATAAAGCTGAAGCTGATATAAACAACTTACAGGCACAAATAGATGAGATAGTTATTTCATCTTCTGCTGAAGCTATTGTTGCGCCTGAAGTTGCACAAGCAAGAGTCGGTGAAGATGGTACTGAATATACAACTCTGAAAGATAGATTGGATTCCGAAGTCAAATTGATTCGTGATGATTTACTCAGCACAGTTGTTGAAGATATTTATGTGTTGGGCGACATTACAGACGGAGAATATTATGACATTGATGGAGAAGTTCAGAGTAGTCAATATTGGAGCACCTGCACAATTAATGTGTTACCATATAAGAGAATAATTTATTCGGGTGTTACACATACCAGCGACAATTTGCGTTCAGTATTCATAAACAAGAACAATCGTGTTATCGCTACATTCCCAATGGAAACAGGGCAAAATGTCATAGACGTACCGAAAGATGCGAGTGTAGTTGTGTTTTCTATTCACACGGCTGAAAAAGATGATTTTGTAAGTCTGGGAATTAATCGCAATGTCTTTATTGATGATTCCCAAATTGTTGAACACAATAATTATCTTGATTTATCAAATTATTCGGGCAATGGAATTACCATAGTAAGGAATGAAGATGACACATTAACGATTAATGGAGCGGCATCTCTTGTAACAGATGTGACAATTTGCACATTACAGGCAGGAACATATACGGCTCTTTACAAATTTGTAAGTGGCTCAACAACTTCTACTTCAGATATTTCTGTTAGAGTTAATGATGAAAGATGGGTAAATAACCATACAAAAGTGTCAACCGTATCTCTTACTGGCATTACAGAAGTTAAATTGCGTATCTCAGGTGGGGCAGTTTTAAATAATGCCAAGGTTGAAGTTGTTATTAACAAGGGAACAGAGGTTGATGAAGAAGCAAACTGGAGGTATACGGCATTGGATCAAAAAGCGAGAGAGATGTCAACAAAAAACGCAAGTGACATTTCTGATAATAGCGATCTCATATCCATTATATCTGAAGAATCTTCAAATATGTTCTACGTGACAACAGTTCCTCAAACGCTTGGTGGTATTACAATTACGACCGACACTAAAGGAAGAATTGTGATTAACGGTACAAGTTCTGGAAGTGTTAAGATACCGTTAATGGGCGCAGTAAGTGCAAGTAACACGAATTTGCCAGCGGGAACATATACAGCAAAGATAGAGAGAGTTTCAGGTACGATTTCAACAGCAGGAAATATTAGTCTGAGATATGGTGATGTAAGTTCTGGTTCAGGTACAAGATGGGTAATTAGCACAACGCCAATCGAAACAGATACTTTTGAGAGTGACCAAAGCGTAATTTTGTATATTTCACCTAATACGGAATTTCATGATGCAACTTATGAGTTGCAAATTGAACAAGGAGAAACGGTTGGTAATTTCTATCCTTATGGGTTTATTACAGGCTATGACAAAATTGCAAGAGACAAAATCGCTGAAATAGAAGCCGAAATAACAGACGTTCCAGAATTGAGTCTTACCGATTTTGAGTATGAACTTATAGGCGGAGGCTTAAATGCTCTTAACTCTCTTTATGATGTGACAGGCAAATTATTTAATGTGAGCTATGTTACAGACACCCATATCGACATTTATCAGAATACACGACACGGGGAAGATTCTTTTAAATTATTCAATTCAATAACAAACTACTGTGATATCTCTGTGCATATGGGTGATGTTGTACAATCAACAGGACGTACACGTGCTGAGGCTTTGCATAATTTTGAGGTTGCAGATTATCTTATGAGAGATGCTAAAAGTTGTGTGATTTGTAGAGGTAATCACGATACCAACGTAAGAGCGGGATATCCAATAAATACAGCAGTCTTTAACACAATGGAAATGCGCAGACGACCTGCTAATTTTATATCAAATCCAAATGATACTAATAAAATGTACGGATATATGGATTTTGCAGAGTATAAGTTGCGTGTGTATTTCTTAGACCCATACGATGATCTCACTCTTGCGCATTCAGGTTCTTCTTCTGCTCCGTATAATGACGTTGCCATAATAACCGAAAACCAACTTGACTGGCTTTTTGTGCAAAATGCCGTTACGGACACAACATGGACTGCCCTCATATTCTCTCATAACTCAACAGCTTCTACTTTAAAATACCAAGAAGCCGACTCGAAGAATAGCTCGTTTAGAACCAAACTGGCTACAATGATAGGCAATGGAATCCCCGTTGTCCTTTGTCATGGCAACAATCATAAAGATGCATGGCAATCTGTTGTTTGCGGAAATTCGGTTGGTAATATTTTAGATATTACATTTGAAAATGGTTTCTACAACTTTAATGATTCAGATGATATCGCAAAAGGATATTATTTTGATGGACAAGGAAATCTGATCCCTAAAGATTTATATTGCGTAGGCTTTATTAGTATTGATACAACAAATCACATAATTTACGATACCAGAATTGGTAGAGGCAGTAGTAGAACTTGGCACTACGGATTATCCGATTCGGATATTTATGAAATTTCAAACTAAACAGAAAGGAAGATGAACTATGGCTAACAAATATACGGTTGTAAGTGATGAGCTTTATGCAAACGGGGTTGCCAAAGAGGTTAAAATATATAATCTTACTGGCTCTGACCTCCGCATTAAGGCTACTGGCACTGGTTCTTGTCAGGTGGTTGGAAAGCTGACTGCTAATGACGATTGGAAAGTGTTGTCCCTTGTAAAGCTTAAAGGCTTTGACGTTGTGGACACGATTACAGATAATGAAATTTATGCTGCCGATGTGAGTGGTATCTATGCTATTTCTGTGCAGAATGCCTCTGGCTTTTCTAAAGTCTGGGCTACGGTTCTTGCGTAAGGAGGTGTAGCATATGGATGTTGTAACATTAGGTGCTGCTCTTAATGGCAGTAAAACATATACAGATAATGCAGTTGCCGCCCTTGTGGGCGGTGTGCATTACAAGGGTAGTGTCAACTATTATGCTGACCTACCAAACAATGCAAGTGAAGGCGATGCTTACACGGTAAAATATTTAGGTACAAGTGGAACTGATATTGACGGTGGAGAGTATGTCTGGGGATATGACGACGATTTAAGCGACTACGCATGGATTAGCTTTTCTAAAAGCTGTTATACAAAAAGCGAAGCTGATACTCTATTAGATGGGAAAGCAGATTGCGGTAATGATTATTTGGAACTCCCCAACGGTAAAAGATTATATATATCATCAACTGCGCCTACTGGCAATATCCCCGATGGCTCAATCGGTGTCGGTTGGTAAGGCGGTGAATAAAGCATGAATTTTAAGAGATACGTAGAGAGTAGCGGCACATGGGTTGACTCTCACTATATTCGTGGAACATCAACCGACACGATAACTCTACCAACAACCATATACGGCGACGGCACAAATGCAAGTTTGACTATCAAGGGTAACACCGTCCAGAACGGAACGCCGTCACCGAGTAATCCTGTATCAGTGGACGGAGTGGGAGAATTAGAAACATCGGGAGAACACGCAGGAGATTATAAAATCCCGATTTTAAACGGACAGACCACAACGCCTGTATATTTGGGAAGTGTGGAGAGTGAGAGGAAGATTAAGAAGTTAGTCTTTGATGGCACTGAAGGTTGGACAAAAAGCAGAAACGATGATACTGCATTTTTTAAATTGCAGTTGTCAGATTATAAGCTTCAAACCGTTGCGTTTTGTTCTCATTTTGAATATGCAAATGTTACGCAAAGCGGAACAACATTAGGGTTTTATATTGTGCTTGGTTCAGGCATGATAAGAATACGTCCAGAAAATGTTGCAACAACAAGCCTTGAATCATTTTTATCATTCCTTTCAACGCAGTATTCTAATGGCACAGCTGTAACAATTTATTACGTATTGGACACGCCCGAAACTATAATCTCTAATGAGCCTTTATATAAAATTGATAACTATTCTGATTCCATCTCGACTTCAATCCCCACGACAGACGAAGCAAACACACTCTCAGTTGGCACTACGGTACAGCCGAGTGAGGTAACTGTCACCTTTAAAGGGTGGCATCCTGTTGCGGATGTCCATGAACACACAAACGGTGCATGGACATAACTGAATAAAAAAAAGGTAATTTCAACTAAGGCGTGGTCATTAATTTGGTCACGCCTCTAATTATGAAAGGAAGTATGCCGATGCACGAAATATTCAAGAAATTATCAAATCATATGGTTGGTGCTATGATGATTCACACTCAGCTTACGGAATTGTTTAATTTCATTGACCTTGAAGCTGACGCTAAACGACAGAAGAAGCAACTGCACGAAGAATCGGACGGTCTTTTGAAGTTAGAGAAGTATGCTACACAGCATCATCACATACTGATAACGTCAGATAATCCTCCACAGGTAGACATATTGAATCTTGATATATTAGAACGTCCAAACGATAAATTATCGCCAGATGATAAAATTCATCTCATTCAGTACGCCCTTAAAGAGTGGATTGAGTGGGAAAAGAAAAGCAAAGTAATATATGAGGACTCCTATCACAACCTTGTGGATATGTCAGAAATAGCCGCCGCAGACTTTGTTTTGCAATACGTCAAGGACGTTGACAAAGAACTGAGAGATGCAGAACTGCTTTACAGAGTTAGGGATGCTATTGATTGGGACTTGGCAACTATTTACGATGAACAAGCAAGAAAGACGTAAGGAGATTTTATGTATGTAAACTTCAATGAAAACCCTCGTGGAAACTACTACGCTGGCGACTGTGTGATAAGAGCCATTAATATTGTCACAGGAATATCGTGGGACGAAATCTACACTACTCTTTGTGCTGAAGGTTTTTACTTAGGTGATTGGGGCAATACAAACGCATCGTGGGACTGGTATCTTAGAAGTTTGGGCTTTAAGAGATATATCTGCCCTAATGACTGTCCGTTTTGCTATTCACTTGTAGATTTTGCAAACGATCACCCGACTGGCAAATACATAGTGGCGACTGGCACTCATGCCGTAGCAGTAGTTAATGGTGATTACTATGACGCTTTCGACAGTGGTCATGTAACACCGATATATTATTACACGAAAGAAGGTGAGTAAATGGCTTATGGTTATATCCCAAACAATTACAACCTTTATGGGCAACAATTTCAGTCTGCGCAGCAATATATGCAACCGCAAACTAACAACATAGTTCACGTTCAAAATGAGCAACAGGCTCGTGCGTGGACGGTTGCTCCAAACAGTTCTGTGATGTTCATTGATGATAGTAGCCCACATTGTTATACAAAGACAATGGGAATGTCACAATTAGAGCCCCCCGTATTCAAGTGCTTCAAACTTGTAGAGGTGGAGACTTCACAGCAACAGGTTCAAGAACCGCAACAAAATGCTGATTTATCTGCCTTTATGACAAAAGAAGAATTTGAGCCATATAAGGCGATAATAGAAGAAATGCAGAAAATAGCAAAGGAGCTGAATGGAAATGAGTAATCCTTTGAATGTAGGGAGACAGCAACAGCCTGATATGAACGCATTATATCAGCAGTTTGCGCAGAATCCTATGCAATATCTTACGGGAATGAATATCCCAAAGGAGCTTACAACTCCACAACAAATTGTACAATACTTAGCCGATAATGGCAAAATCCCACCAATGCTTCAACAGCGTGTAAACGCAATGCTTGGCAGGAAGTGAGTTATAGTGTAAAGCTATGGCTCACAATGAGTTATAGTCTTTACCTTTCTAATGGTATTAAGGCAATTCCGCCTTGATATATAACGCACCGTTCACACATAAGGATGTGAACGCTCACCCCTAAAAGTTATGGGGAGAAAGGAGGGCTTTATGGCTCTTACAGAAAACGGAATGGACACAACAATGCTTGTATCTCCTACTGGTGGCTACGGCGGTGGCAACGGACTCTTTGGTGGCGGAGACTCATGGCTCGGCATACTGTTCCTCATCGCACTCTGTAACGGTGGCTTTGGCTTTGGCGGCTTTGGCGGCGGTTATGGCGCAATGATGGGAATGGGCATGGCAGATGGCTTCGGTCTTTATCCGTGGCTCAACAACAGCCAGAACATCAACGATGGATTCCGTGACCAGATGCTTAACTCCACAGTACAGGGCATCCAGAACTCTATCACAAGCGGATTTGGTGACGTACAGCTTGGCATTGCAGGTGTAAATCAGAACATCTGTCAGACTGGCAACGGCATTACAAGTGCAATCAATCAGGGATTTGCAAGCACAAATCTCGGTATGTGTCAGGGCTTCAATGGCGTGAATAATTCTATCTTTGGAGCACAGACTGCAATTTCTCAGCAGCTTAATGGTAATGAGATAGCAAATCTTGAAAGAAGTTTTGCTTCACAGACAGCTAATTCTCAGGGCTTAAACGCTATTCAGTCACAGCTTGCTAACTGCTGTTGTGAGAATCGTGCAGCTACCGCTGACGTAAAGTACACACTCGCACAGGAAGGATGTGCTACAAGAACCGCTGACGCTCAGAATACCAATGCGCTTCTCACAGCCTTTAATAGTGGTATTCAGAGCATTAAGGATCAGCTTTGCTCAGACAAGATTGAGAGCAAGAACGACATCATTGCACAGCTTCGCTCAGAGCTTATGTTCGCTCGTGGACAGGCTTCACAGGATGTTCAGACAGGGGTTATCCAGCTTGGTCAGAGAAATCTCGCTAACGAAATAGAGCAGTATGTTGCTCCAAAGGCTATCCCCGCTTACATGGTACAGAACCCTAATTGCTGTGCCAACGCTTGCGGTTGCAACGGCTCATTTTAATGATGGGCGGTGATAACTATGGCAGCAGAATACAGCAGTAATGCTACACAGGTAGTACAGGCTACCGCACCTGTAATCTTTACGGAATCCCCCGTTCCTTGCAACGCAGGACTTGTATTCCATAGAGATGAAAGCGGAATCTTCTTACTCGCAAACAATGCACCTACTTTTAAAGGTTGCTATGAGTGCAGACGAGTATATGAAACACTTTACAACGTGGAGTTCCACGGCAATATCAGTTTGCCCGAAGAACCCGCAGGAACAGTTGAACCTATCAGCCTTGCAATTGCAATAGGCGGTGAAACTGATCCGAGTTCCATTATGACAGTAACCGTACCTCTGGTTTCAGACGTATCGGGCGATAATGTCGGAGCTTCAATAATCGTGGCAGTACCAAGTCTTTGTGGCTGTCAGAGTGTTTCAGTACGCAACATAAGCACACAGGCAATTAATGTGATGAACGCTAATATTATCTTTGAATATATTGGCACTCGCAGGATTAGATGAAAGGTAGGTAGAACATGGATAAGAAGTTAGATACCCTGTATGACCTTTGCGAAACAGTGTCAAAGGAACTTGAAAGTGCAAACGAGAAGATTAATGGTGCAGGTGGTGAACTGAGTGCTGGCGATTTGGAATACCTTGACAAACTCACCCACACAATGAAGTCTCTCAAGACCACTATCGCTATGATAGAGGCAGAGGACGGACACAGTGGCTATTATATGGGCGGCAGATATTACTACGACAATGATATGTCTATGGAAGGCAGAGGCGGTCGTTCTAACGCTCGTGGTGGTCGTAGTTCTTATGCAAGACGAGGCTCATACGCTCGTGGCTACAGCAGAGATGATGCGAAAGAGGACTTCATCGACGAGATAGAAGAACTCGTGGAGAAAGCTCCTGATGAGCGTACTCGCAAGAAATTTGAAAGATTCCTTTCCGAAATGAAGTAAGCTAAGGCTCTTTCGGGTGGTGGTGTAACAGCCATCACCCCTCAAATATGGAAATTCAGGTGGCAAGATAATGTCGCCTTTAATATATAAAAACTAAATGAAAGGAGTGATCGCATGAAATTAATACTCCAAAAATTAGCAAAACTCATTGATGTAAAAACGTTTGTGACTTTCTCACTAACGGCAACATTTGTGTATCTATGTGTGTTAGACAAAGTTGAACCTCAAATATTTTTGACAATCTACAGTTCAGTATTGGGTTTTTATTTTGGCACACAGCATGAAAAAAAGAATAGTGATGGAAAGGAGTGAAAGAATGGCAGGTAAAGCACAAGATTTAACTGGGTTAGTGTTTGGGAGATGGAAAGTGTTGGAAAGAGCTGAAAATCGTTATTATTCAAATGGTAGGCAAGCCGTATATTGGAAATGCCAGTGTCAATGTAGCAACGGAACAATAAGAGATGTATTGGCTACAACATTAAAAACCGGCAAGTCAGTTTCGTGTGGCTGTTATCAAAAGGAAATCGCAACACAAACAATAGCCGAAGTCCGCAAAAAATATAATGCTTATGTTGTTCATGATGATTATGTCATTTTATATACTTATAAAAATGAACCATTTTTCGTAGACATAGAAGATTTTGGACGGATTCATAAATACTGCTGGCATAAAAATGATAACGGATACTTGGTTACAACAATCAATCATACTACAGTTTACTTGCATAGAATGATTATGAATGCTCCACCTAATATTGATGTTGACCATGAACACGGCTCAAGCACAAAGCATGACAATCGCAAAAGTAATCTTCGCCTTGCAACGATATCTCAAAATGGCATGAATAAAGAAAAACAATCCAATAATACATCGGGTTATGTTGGTGTTTCATGGAGTAAAAAATCTAATAAATGGAGATCGCGCATCTGTATCAATAAAAAGGAAATATTTTTAGGGGAATATGTCAATATCCAAGATGCTATTGATGCGAGGCGCAAGGCAGAAGAAAAATATTTTGGCGAATTTGGGTATAAACAAAGCAGAGGAAAAGGACGAGAGGAGTGAAAACATATGGCATTTTTAAACCCCGATAAAACTTATGACGCAAACGGTGTCACGGTAAAAGAGTATTTACTTACCAATCACAATCCAAACGGAATTGCGATGCCTACGGCGGCATTACCCACAAAGCCCATAGGCATTACAGTTCATAATACTGATTGGATTGCAACGGCAAATGGAACTCACCCATCAGAACAATATTCTCGTGCTACCGTGAATGGCAACATGAATGATGTACGTGTGCATTACTATGTGGATAATGTATGCGCTTGGCAGATGTTGCCTCTCACTCTTTCAGGTTGGCACGCGGCAGACGGTGGCGGAGATGGTAACCGTAAAACAATATCAATAGAGTGCATTATGTCGTCTGCTTATAATGACACCGATAAGAAGTCTGAGGATAACTGTGCAAAGTTAGTAGCCTATCTTTTGCACAAATATGGTCTTAATGTAGACGATCATCTTTATACGCATACTCACTGGCTGAATGTAAGGGATGGCATCAAAGGTTCAAATGATTATCTTAATACTCGCAAACATCCTTATAAGTGGTGTCCTTTATATATACTCCCTCACTGGGCTGCATTTAAAGAAAAAGTTAGGACATATCTTAATGCTCTCAATGGGGCAAGCACCTCACCCGCTGGCTACACTAAGACTCTTGATAAAGGAACACCAATCTATAAAGTTATAGGCGAGAATAAAACCGGTGAAATCACAACGACCACAAAATACACTATTGTTGAAGAAAAGATTGTAGGGAATATTAAATACGGCAAATTAAAATCTGGTGCTGGCTGGGTTGAACTTGAAAAGATTGAACGCAAATTTGACATTAACAATTCTAATGATGTAAAAGAGCTACAAACAGCCCTTAACGAGCATGGCTTCAATTGTGGCGATATAGACGGTATTTTAGGTTCAAAGTCTTACAACGCTATGTTTCAAGCTTTGTGTAAGTTATGGCTTGTAGAGTAAATATCATTAAGAAAGGAGGCATTTCATGTTGACTCAGGAAGATTACGCTTTACTGGATAATCGCTACGTGCGAAAAGACGACTGTAATGAGAGACATACCATTGAGACAAACAAGATTACTGAATTAACTGTGTCACAGGCTAAGATGAACACACAATTGGGACTTCTTATTAAAATCAGCTCCGTAACTCTTGGCACAATCATTACAGCTATTATTGGCGCAGTAATGGGAATGATACTGAAGTAGAAGGTGATTTCTCATGGATTGTAGACAATGTGAAGATAGAAATTGGAGAAATCATTATATAGTAGCACAAGAAAGGTTTGACAAAGTAGTAGCAAGACTAACAATTGGCACAATAATTGCTTTCACAATTGCAGTCCTATGTCTCTTTGCCACTATTATAACAATATGGCGAGTGCAGAAATTTATCAACGAATTTGAATATGTAGAAGAAACTGAGATACAAATAGAACAGGATTGTAGAGGTGAAAACACCGTTATATTAAGCGATGATTCGGAGGTAAGAAATGGGGCAGAAGTACACAGAGAAAAAGAAGAGTTATTGGCGGAAGAAAGCAACAACAAAAACAACACCATTACTGTCTACAAATGAGAATGAAAAAGAAAGTTTATGGCAGAAGATAAAGAAGATATTCACCAAAAAATAATTATAGGGTGCATATTAGGTCTAATTGACTTGGTATGCACCCTATTTTTTTGTCTATAAATAATCACTCGTGACTTCTTCAAGTGTCTATTTATAGGCAAAAGCTACCACCAGCCGTTTCATTTTGTACGGTTCGGAGAAGCGGAGCGTACAACTTTACACGCGCCACACGATTTCGATATGGTCTTGAAAAACCAAAATTTTGTCGATTAATAGGTCTATAACAGCTTTTTTGTCATCAAAAGAAAGCTCGCTCCATTTGCTTACTGCGTTTGATATTCGTGACTGATTTAACTGTTTTGTTTCTTGTTCTGACTGGATAGTTTGTATCTCGGATTCGATCTTTCGTTTCTGAGAATCCAAGTCGGCTATCTTCTTTTCTATATAACTTATGGCTACTTGATTAGATGTGGCTGCGAGAGTGTTTACTATGTTTTCAATCTCTGTCGAAATTTTTTCTCTTTGTAGGTTTAGGCTATCAATTCTGCTATCCACAAGAGTTGTCTTTTCGCATCTTTTAATTGTTAATGAATCTAACTTGTTTTTGATATGCTCTACGATATCGGCTTCAAATTCATTAGCTTTTAAAGATGGGAGTTTTACGGGGCAACAATGCATGAAAGAATATCCAGAATCTACAAAGTAACGCACATCTTCACTTCTGCGTCTTTGTGAAATTCTGACTACAAAGGCGTAGCCACAATGTCCGCATTTTACTTTGCCAGCAAGGAATGAGTTCTTGGCTTTACAGGTTTTGATTTGATGATTTGCCAAGAGTTTCTTGCGGCAGATGAGCCATGTTGTTGAATCTATTATGGGTTGATGTGGTGCTACAACAATATTGTGATTTGATAAATCCCATGTTTTCCGATTATGGTTTTCGCCTTGAAAAAGATATAAGCTTGTCTCTCCTGTAAAATCGTCAATTGGGTTGATTATGTTGCAACCTTGAGTTTTAAAGAAATTATATGTATCTCTGTTCGCATAAGTATAAATCGGATTGCGCATTACCTCTGAGATTCGAGATGTTTGCCATGTGTAACCGTCGCGTTTGGTATTAAGCCCTCTTTTGGTTAGTTCTCTTAATACGTCGCCCAAAGTGACTGATGGCTTTGAGTAAAGTTCATAAATAAATCTTATAACCTCTGCTTCTTCAGGCTGTTGCTCGTACATTGATGTTTTGACACCGTTTATTATTATAGGCACTTTTATATAGCCATATGGTATCTTGCCACCCATATAGAAGCCTTTCTTGCTTCGGCTTGCATAAGCATCTGCCACACGTTGTTGTATTGTTTCGCGTTCAAGCTGCGCAAATACAATGCAGATATTTAGCATTGCTCTGCCCATAGGCGATGATGTGTCAAAGTGCTCGGTTGCCGACACAAAGGCGACATTCATCTTTTGAAACAAGTCCATCATTCGGGAAAAATCAAGGATTGAACGGCTTATACGGTCAAGCTTGTAGACAATAACCTTGTTAATCTTTTTGCTCTTAATGTCCTCTATCATGCGCTGATATTCTGGGCGATCTGTATTCTTGCCTGAGAAGCCGTTATCGGAGTAAACGATACTTTCTTCACCTTTGGCTTCGTACTGACAATGTTCGATTTGAGACTCAATTGAGATAGAGTCCTCTCTAAAAACAGATTTTCTTGCATATATTGCAATCATATCATACCTCCTATATAATAAGAGGCTGATGGTAGCCTTTATATTATAGCACACCATCAGCCATTAGTCAACAATACTTTATAAAGATGTTGTAGAGCTGTTCTTCTACTGTCTCCTTATCGGCGGGATTGTTGGCGACAATCTCTTTTATCTCCATAGTATCTCCTTACGGGATTAGTTGATAGTATCGTTTTGATAATATCAGTTAATCCCTATTTTTTTATTTTGTGGTGCTACCCATGCCACCATTACGCACACCATCAGCATCGTCATCATCTGTCTTAAAGAACTGCTGAATGATACCCTGACACATTGCTTCGCCTTGCTTTATAGTAATTGTCTTACCATCTGGACTGTCGTTGTAGAACTTTACCCACATATGTCCCTCATTGTCTGAGCCGCTATAATCTGTATCTATTACCGGAATAGTATTCCACATCTGCATCTTATACTTAAAGCCAAGCCCCGATCTCGGATATATTGCAAGGAACTTATCATCATCAAGAATTGCCCTTATGCCCGTGGGCACTTTGACTGTTCCTTTAGGTGGAATAGTGATATTGTATGGGGCAAAAATATCGTAACCTGCCGAGCCTGTTGTTGCTCTCTTTGGTAGCTTAATCATGTTGTAGATTGCTCTACCGTCCCTTACATCTAAGCACTCCTCATCAAGATACTCGGCAAAGTCAATGAAGAACTGTCTTTCGCTTATCTTCTCGAATTTATTCATTCTCATTCTCCTTTATAAAGGTTTCTATTGTTTTTATTCTGTCGTAAATTCCCCACCAACTATATGCTCTCAGCAAATTCGGGATATTGCCCTCTGTCTGATTCCACGGGTAATCAAGTACAATGCCCACATACTTCCTATCCGGGTGCAATAGATGCCCCAAACAGTCATCAATAAGGACATCTACGTCCAGCAGACTTTTATCTTGTAAATTAATGGTGTGTCTCCATACAAAATCTTTCGGCAGAAATGGTAAATTGCGAGATAGATGGTTTATCTTTTTACGCAGGTTTTCGGGCAAACTACTTGTAGCAAACCAAATGCTGTTACCTTCTCTGTAAAGGCGTTCTATGGTTTCGGCTGCTTGTGGTATCATAGCGACTTTCTTCCAAAACAAAGCATCTCTAAATCCATTTTCAACTACCCATTGGAAAGGCTTGGGTAAAGCATCTTCTATGCGATATGTTTTTATATTGTTGATTTCTAAATGAATTGGCAATCTTTCATTGATATATTCTATCATTGCAAATGGTGTGTTTACTACCACTCCATCCAAATCAATCGCTATTTTCATATTCCAGTCTCCTTTGGCATTATATTTTCTGACTTGAGTCATATGACCATTTACCAAAATATTTTTCTTCCGCTTGTTTTCTTACTTGTATTGCATCTTCAAAAGAATCAAATGTGCCGAGGTGAACGTTTTGACCATTAACTCCAATAAAGGCTCTCCATTTATTTGAAGCCTTATGCCAATTAACCCCAGTAACACCTGTTGTATTATGTTTTGCAGTTTGATGATTCATACAATTTTCTTGGGTTGTGGCAAGCCTCAAATTATATTTACGGTTGTCATTTCTTGATGACTCTCCGTGTGCATGATCGACAAGCATATTCTCAGGTGCATTCATGATAAAACGATGCAACAAGACGTTTCTTTTGTTTACATGACCAGTTATATATCCATATTCATTTTTGTGCCAACAGATATCTTTTACTTTCCAAAAATCTTCTAAGTCCACAAAGAACGGCTCACCTTTAGTGGTGTACATAATCACGTAATCTTCTTGAACTTCGTAGTCATTATATTTTTTACATTGCTGATAGCTAACTTCTTTTCTTAAACATCCGCAAGACTTAGTATCTCCTTGTTGCAACTGACTTGTAGGAACAGTGCATTTGTTTCCACATTCACATAAACAATCCCAACGTGACTTACATTCTTTGTTCCGATTAAGAACCAATAGCTTCCCGAATTTTAGTCCAGTTAAGTCATTTCGTTCATATCTCATGCAACCACAAGATTTGACAGTTCCGTTTTTTTAATATTTACCTATTGTTTTCCTTGAACAGCCACACTCACATCTACATAACCATTGTACTCGTGTTTCGCCATTTGAAAAAATATAATCTTCTATTCTTTCTACAACAGTTAATTTACCGAATTTTTGACCAGTCAAATCTTCAAACTTCATATTAGTCACCCCAAAACGGAAAGATGTTGTCAAACAGCTTGGTCACATCCTTAGCTCTGCCGATGTAGATGCCGAGTGTATCATTATACTTCTTGTTGTACTCTGTCACGGCATTCTGGATGTTCTGCAAGTCATTCTGCTTTTCTTCTCTTGCCTTGCGTTTCAGTTCTTCTTGCTCTGCCTGTTCCTGTTCTCTGAGATCAGCAAGTTCCTGTTCAAGTTTCTTAATCTGTTCTGCTGTTGTTTCCATTTTTACTCTCCTTATTTGATATATTTATTTAAGTCGAGAGGATTATCGCTCGACCATTTTGTTTTCTTTGACCCCTTCCAGAGTTGATATTCGTTGCGGAAGATATCACTCACCACATAATAGGTAGCTTCACTCTCTCCTTTGATAGTCACCCATAAAATGAGACTTTTATCGAACTGGAATTGGCTATATACCGTTGTTTCAAGCATCGGTTTTTACCTTACAGTACGCCCCACAATGACATTCGCCCTCTGTAGTCTGCTCACGGAACTCTAAGCAGGGGCATTTAGTCGAAGGTGTCCTTTCGAGACGACACGGACAGTAGCCATCATTAGCCTTTACCTCTGCAATCACAGATTTAAAGGTTTCTTCATCAGGATTCTTGATTATCTTTAACATCAATAATCTACTCCTTTCTTGTAAATATGTTGATTAGCAGAAGCAAGAACCACACCATATTCGACATGATTGGCTGTTTTTAGTTCTTCTTCATATCTTCCACATTTAATATAGTCAAACAAATCAGATAGTATAATTGTCCCCATTAATCGCCCTTTAAAATCATTGCCAGTGTACAGCATTGTCTGCAACCCCTGTCGCTTTGCTTCTTTTGCAAGAGACAAGCATTCATTTAGTTGTAATGTCCATTCGAGTCCTGCGAATATTATACCTTTGTTGAATGGATCTGCTTTGACTTCAGCTATTATGTCATCGCAACTCTTTGCTATTGTAGGCAACTCCTTTATGTGCTGATTAAAACAGTTTGGACAATTAAACTTGCAGTCGCAAGCCGCTATGAGAGCACCCACAAAGGGTGCATCTTCACAACGCTCATGCTCTATAGTTTTATAATTAATCATCTTCGGGACTAAGCTGTTTTCTTTCATAGAACTCTGCCTTTTTACCATCGTTATAATTATCTACGCAGCGAAGGTAGCCTGTTATTCTCTGATACATTTTAAGATTTGAGTTGCATATAGGGCATTTATCAACCTTGTCTGCAATGTAGCCATGTTCAGGGCAATATCTGTTCAGAGGGGAAATGCTTACATACGGAACTTTATATTCGTGACACACGGTATCAATAATATTCTTTGCTGTTTCGCCACTAATAGCACCAGAGGTAAATATGTGGATCACCGTTCCGCCCGTAAAGAGTATCTGTAAATCTTCTTGATTGTCAAACGTGTTCTTTATGCTTGTTATCTTGTTTACAGGTATGTGGCAGCTATTTGTGTAATAAGGTGCTTTCGCTGTTCCTCTTGTGATGATGTCAGGAAACTCCTCTTTGTCCTTCTTAGCAAGGCGATAAGATGTCGATTCTGCGGGAGTGGCTTCAAAATTATAGAGGTTGCCTGTCTCTTTCTGGAAATCTAACAGTTTATTCCTAATGTGTTCTCCGACTTCAACAGCAAACTGCTTGCCCTCATCCGTAAGAATGTCTCTACCTTCTCCAAAGAAATTCTCACACATTTCATTCATAGACACGATGCCGATGGTCGAAAAATGATTTCTCATTGTTCCAACATAGGTGTCAAAAGCAGGGATAAGTCTTGTGTCAATAACATTCTTCTGAAGCCACGCTCTCTTAATTTCAAGGGAGTCCTTTGCAATATTAAGAACGCGGTCGAGTTCTGTAAAGAACGCATCCTTGTCCCCTTTTGTCTTATAGGCTATACGAGGAAGATTAATTGTTACAACGCCAATTGAACCCGTGCTATCTCCACTACCAAAAAGACCACCATTACGTTTCTGAAGCTCGGTTAAATCCAGTCGTAAGCGACAATTATGTGTTACAATACCATTGGCGAGCATAAATTCTTCTGGCGCATCGTCATCTAAAACTTCTAAGCAGTAAGAACAAGAAGCTGAATTGTGCGGAGTATAGGCAACATTCTGAATCTTAAACCAAATATAATTGTCATCTATAATATATACATCTTTCTGTTTTGTTTTCAAGCCATGGGTGTAGTATCTTACGCAATAACAAGTATTTTTGCCAAGTCTACCATCTCGATTATCTTCATTTATTCTTACGCCCATACCAAGAGTAGCAAATAAGAGAGTTAAATCCTCTACCATATTCTTGCTACTTGTGTATATACGATTTGAGTTACCACCATCGGTTTCATAAAGTCCGTCTACAATACCTTTTCTAAACTCCTCACTTGTACTTATTATATCAGCAGAAAGCGACTTGTTAAGTGCATTATCTCCCGAAATAAACTGATTAATAAGCCCAGTAAGAGACTTAGATGCAACTCTGATATTTGTACAACTTGTTTTGCCACTGATTTCTGATGTACAATCATATTCGCTAATCTTGGCATTATAATAATTAACTGCATAATCATACAGAAAATCTATCAAATGTTGCTTAGTAGAACGATTTAAACTAAATATAATCGTTCCATCACTTTGCTGGCTGCCGTCACCAATATACATTCCTACCAGTTTACCTTGCTCATATGTCATTGCATTAGATACATTTGTAGGTCTTTTGTATACGGGCAAATAGTCATCTGTTGTTAAATCTTTGGTCTGAATATAGTCTTTGCCATATACTTTATTTAAATGGTTTGCTGTGGTTCTAAGAGAGAGTCCATTGCATAGACTTATTGTATAATCAGCAGGGATGTTAAACTTGTTAATCCTACAATTTATTATTTTGCCATTTGCAATAGTCTTGATAACAGCTTCGTTGTGATCTCTCATATGGTTTTGATATACTTCTTTAACACTTAATTTGTGCCATTTTTGGAGTCGATTGCTATAATATAATATTTGAGTATCACCTTTTAAAGGGCACATACTTCTTGCATCTTCTGGTTTCATATCGCTGTTGAGGAAATTTGCAAAATAGGGATAGCCATACTTGCCAGCCATTTCCCAAAGGAGCTTGTTGTTAGGATTGTCCCAATCAAAACGCTCGTGAATATTATAGGTTGGAATAGGATATGCAAACGGTCTGCCATTACTATCACCTGCTATCATAAGTTCGCAAAAAGCTCTATTAAACATATCCATTTCACGCTGACATTCCTTATAGGTGAAATCTGCAAGTCCATCGCCTATCATGGCGTACTCATTGAGTAAATCCTTTGGTGGCGTGAGGTCAAGGGTAATGTTTGAGAACGCTGGTTCTGCGCCACCTCTGCTATTTGAATTTATACTAAAGATAAAGTTCTGCAAAGCCTGTTTTACTTCGCTATACTTTAACTCATCTTTCTTTATAAAGGGGGCGAGCAATGTATCTACCGAGCTAAAAGCAACAGCACCCATAATTTCATTTTGATATACTGTTACCATATTTGAAATCTGATTTAAGATTGAATCAAAATGTTTCGCGGGTGATGATGTCGGAATATTTGGAACGCCTTTAACACCAGTGGTTATGAGTTTTGAGAGAGAATAACCGCAGCAATAAAGGGTAAGACCGCCAAGATCGTGAATGTGTATTGAACCATCTAAATACTCTTTGGCAATATATTCAGGATAAACTTCTCTAAGCCAATAATCCTTTGATACTTCTGCTATCATGTGTTTGCCAAGACCGCCGTAGGAATAAGGAGAATTTGAGTTCTCCTTAACTCGCCAGTCCTGCTTTTTTAAATATCCTTCTACTATATTCTTGCTACTTTTCATTGCTTAACCCCTTTCGTTTATCCAGTTTATTGCTTCAGAGTAATTCATAATTTGACCATCTACTTCTAATACAGGCATAAAGTCAAATCCTTTATGCTCCATCTCATCTCTGTCTCTGCACACTTCATATTGAATACTTCTCTGTTCAAGTGTTTTTTCAAGCCTTTTACATTTTGGACAGTCAATTGTATACAACGTTATCATTCTATCACCCTTTCTTTCAAATATCTTTTTGCCTTTTTATAATTAAGCTCCTTACCATCAAGCACCAACAACGGCAGACGTTTGCCTTCTGCCTCGCACTTGTACCGGATTTCGTACTCGACATCTGTTTTATCAAGCCACTCGATAAGTTCAGAACTTTCGTGTCGATCATCTACATACAAAATATTAGCCATTATAATACCTCATCAGCATATCTATAAACTCACAAATATCATTGCAACGGTCTTGATTGGAGTTGTCGCACACAAAATTGCAGTCATCCTTTGCACCCTTAAAGGCTTCGCTGTCATGCTGTAATCTTTTCATAATGGCTTCGTTATCATCACCTCTACGTTCCATTCTCTCAGCGGCAATCGAACTATCTACGTCAAGAAAAATGCTGATAACTGATTTGTTTTTATAATTTCTTCTTAAATCTTTAATCCCCTTAACATCAACAACATATATGTCTGCATTATCAAGCTGTTCTTCGGTAACAAAATAAAAATTATTTGCAAACCAACTTGAACATACTATCTGTTCTTTCATTTGTTCAGCTTCTTCAAGGGTACAGAATGTATGACTGCTTAAATCTGATTCATCATTTTCTCTTGGTAGTCTGGTTGTATAAGACTTTAATACAGTCATACCATATTTCTTACTTACCTTATTAGCAAGAGAAGTCTTTCCACTACCACTGATTCCTGTTAGTGTAATTAAAGGTTTCACTTTAAATATTCCTCCTTTACAATTTCACATAATCTCTTATGTCTACCGCAAGTTTTCTTTTCGCTCTCTGTGCAATATGGGATTTCATGTGCTTCACACTTTGGTACACAATAGTTTTTAGCATGAGGACACTTCTCGATAACCAGTTTTGCCATTTCTTTTGCGATATCTCTTATTTCCTTTTGAGCGTTAAAACAAAGTCTCTCGTTAAGGAAGTGGAAAAAATTACGGAAATCCATTGTTATATAAATCTCTGTCTCACAAGCATTTGGTAAAAGATATCTTGCATCTTCTGCTTTAACTCCCATATCAAGAAGCCATTTATAATTAGCCTGTATATTGTGGATAACTTGATTATATATTTCAAGAGCCTGTCTATCGTTAGCAATAGAATCTGGAATATAATAATCAAAGCCATCTTCCTTACAATAACGCTGAGAACGCTGTGTAAACTTGCCTGTTCTATGTCTTACAAGCTGATGCGAACACGCTCTTGAACAAGTTATCTTAAATGTTACATCCGAATGTTCTGCAACTGACATATGACCTGACTTCATGCAACCATGAAAGATACGATAATTTTCTGTTGGTTCACTATCATAGCAAACAGAAGCAATCTTTTCTATCTTTTCAATAGCATCAGGTGTGATATAAACTAATTCAACCTTATTCATATCTCAATCTCCTTTATATAATTATAATTTCCATTCTCAAAAATTTCTTTCTTTTCTTTATCGGTAAGCTGTCTTGTTTTAACTACTGCGTTTTCATTTTCTTCTTCTGCACGTTTTATATTTCTCTTTGTTTCTTCTGTAAATCGTGCTTTCCACATTGCCGCTGAATTAACTGGAATTGTCATTTATCAATTTTACCCTCCCCTCTTAATTAATGACTGTAATAGTTATTGGAACTCGACCTGCCTGTGATAAATCATAAGGCACTTCTGAATTGTCATAAAAATAAAAATCAATTGTATTATAGTTTCCAACACCGCAATCATCTACACGGAATGTACCGCTTATATAATCTGATTCAATGTATAACAATGTACCATAATCAAAGTAATCACTGGCTACTGAATATCCTGATATAAGCTGATTGCCACTCGCACCGCAAGGTGGAGTAGTGTGACCGAGGGCGGTGGCACTGTAATAAGTTGCGTCCCAATACCCACTTAAAGGCTCTGTGTGGCAGATGTCTCCACCACACGTTGTCTCTGTTTCAATCACTACATCTGCAACTTCTGCCTCAGTCTCGGTCAATGTACTCGTCGTCGTTGTCTCTGTAGCCGTCGTCCTCGATTCCGTTGTTGCCGTGGTAGTGGTTGTCGTTGTCTTGCTCGCCGCTGCTGTGGTGCATTGGCTATCACTCCTTGTGTTGATATGTTTTGCCTTTGGAACTGTTCTACATGATGTAGTTGCCATTCCTATTACAACCGCCATTGCAGAAATCATCAATTTGTTTCTTAAAGACATTGGTCTGTTCCTTTCTTTCACTCATTTATTGTCTTGTCATGGGAAAACAAGATAGCAGTATCTCTGCTACAATTATATTATATCACTAATTTCATATTTTGTCAAGAGTTTTTTAGAAATTTTTTCAAGAAATTTTTACATCTGCCTCCTGATACTTCTTTGCTACAATGACGGTAGCTTCTGAACTATCGCTATCACATTTATAGGCAAAAACTATAGTATCACCACTTGATCTGAAAGAATACTCTGTGTCGTTGTCGAGATTATCAAGACACTCTTTAATCCACTCATTAATCTCATAGTCTTTTACACCCTTGCCATTATATGTATAAAAGTCTTTAGGGTACTGGATTGTATCTATTGTTGGAATACTATCTATGTCAATATCGCTGCAACAACATGGACAAACTACATATGCTCCTTCATATTTTTCTCTCAAATCGGCATCATAGTATGTGAGTTTTGAACTACAATATGGGCAAACAACATCATGTTCTACATTGTTTTTATTTCCTGTATAATTATTCTCAATTACTCTCATAAATCCTCCTTAATCGCAGCAAGTTGATGTGCTGTAGCTCACGATGTATGTGTTCTCGTCCGTGAACGCATTGTATCTCTTACAGGCTATCGGACTGAGCACTCCGTAGCCACACAGGTCAGATGTGCTGAATATTTCTTGTAGATCAGCTTCAGTCACGTAGCCGTTGTTAAGTTGTGCTCTTTCGTATTGCTCTTTTGTTATGGGTTTCTCGGCTCTTACAATCATTTCTTCACTCCTCATTAAATGTTTCTTCTATGGCATAAAAGCAGAAATTTATCATTTTCTTGTGTTCCTTGTAATATCATCAAGTTGAAGGCTGATTATAATTAATAGCACAACAACAACTATTTTGAATATCATTTACTCACCTCATAAAACATAGGTTTAAAGTTGTTGCGAATTAGCACCAATGAGTTCCAAAAAATCCTCGTCAGTGTAAATACCAAATAAGTCAATATACTCCTCACCTTCCCACCAATCAGTCTCCCAAATAAGATCAATACAATTACATTGCCATTCAAGAACTTGTAATTCGTAAGGGGATTCCAACATTTCTTTCTCTGTATAACCCTTTTTTAGTACAACAAAGAAATCTGATGCCCAAGTATGGCTCATTGCAAAATCATCCACCATCTTATCAAGCTCGTCGTATGTAACTCTCATCTGCTCACCTCACTTAAAACGAATCTTTTATTGCCTTTTTAATGCTTATTTGTGGCTGTTTTGCGTACCACTATTTTAGGTTCTCTTTGTCCACCTTGCATTGTAGTGAGTGAAGGAGAAATACCCCCCCACTGTAACAACGCTTGATAACATCCATGCCTTTAATCGGCAGATTTGCTATCACTTTTATCTCGTTCTTCATGTTTGCTCCTT